GGATCTTCAGGAAGCTCGGGATCTTCTGGAACTTCAGGATCTTCTGGAACTTCAGGATCTTCTGGAACTTCAGGATCTAGTGGTTTATCTGGTCTAGACGGAACAGCAGGATCTTCTGGAACATCAGGTAGCACAGGATCTAGTGGATCTTCAGGAAGCTCGGGATCTTCTGGAACTTCAGGATCTTCTGGAACCTCAGGTAGCACAGGATCTAGTGGATCTTCAGGAAGCTCCGGTTCTTCAGGAAGCTCAGGAACATCGGGTTCTTCGGGAACATCTGGAGTTAATGGTTCTTCAGGAACCTCCGGAAGCTCAGGCTCTTCTGGAACATCAGGTAGCTCAGGATCTAGTGGATCTTCGGGAAGCTCTGGTTCCTCAGGATCAGCGGGAACAAGCGGTCAGAGTGTTTCTGCTAGCTTTATGAGAGGATCTAGATCTACACAGCAAACTACAGGATTAACTGCCAACAGTTTGGTTGTATTTACTCAAACTGATGTTTCAGCTGGATCTGATATCTCATTAAACACAGGTACTGGTCAGATTACCCTTGCTGCCAATAAGACTTATAGAATTTTGGGACAAGTTCCTAACATAGTTTCCAGCGGAGGAAGCATGGCACTTTGTTGGTATAATGAAACTTCTGGTGCTTATATAGGTAGTCTATCATCGACATACTCACCCTCTAATAGTGCTGCTTATGCAACTTTTAGTGGTCTATCCGAAGTAATATTGACCACATCTGTATCTACAGTAATATCTTATAGAATAACAAACAACAGTTCAGTAACAGCACTAGGTGGAAACACAGATTTTGCAACTGCAGGATCTTATCCCTGGTTTGATATAGAAGTTATATCAGGATATTCTCCGCTTTTAAATGGATCTTCAGGAACTTCTGGATCTAATGGTTCTTCCGGAACATCAGGATCTAATGGTTCTTCAGGAACATCAGGTAGCACAGGATCTAGTGGATCTTCAGGAAGCTCAGGGTCTAGTGGTTCATCAGGAACTTCAGGATCTAATGGTTCTTCAGGAACCTCGGGTGTGAATGGCTCGTCTGGAACCTCAGGATCTAGCGGTTCGTCAGGAACCTCTGGTGTGAATGGTTCTTCAGGAACCTCGGGTGTGAATGGCTCGTCTGGAACCTCAGGATCTAGCGGTTCGTCAGGAACCTCTGGTGTGAATGGTTCATCAGGAACCTCGGGTGTGAATGGCTCGTCTGGAACCTCAGGATCTAGTGGATCTTCTGGAACTAGAGGTTCGTCAGGATCTAGTGGTTCGTCAGGAACCTCAGGATCTAGTGGATCTTCGGGTTCTTCAGGAAGCTCTGGGTCTTCAGGAACATCCGGAGTTAATGGATCATCAGGAACATCCGGAGTTAATGGATCATCAGGAACATCTGGAGTTAATGGATCGTCAGGAACGTCCGGAACAAGTGGGGGTTTAGTTGCATCTGATTATGTTGCAAAAGGTGTGAAAGGTGGTTCTTCTCAAACTATACCAAATGGTTCTGACACGGTGGTGACATTTGTTGATGACTTCGATCCCCAAGGTTGGCTAACATCTAATAAATTTCAACCAACAATTGCAGGATATTATAATATTCAAGCTGCGGTATGGTGGGATGCTGGTTCAGTAACAAACAATCAATCTAATGTTCAGATTAGAAAAAATGGAACTACACAAGTTGCAATTCAACAAACTCAAATAGTTACAGGTGCGGGATATGGTCAAGAAATTGATATTATAGTATATTTCAACGGTTCTACAGATTACATTGAAGTAACAGCATTTACAGGCAATACGACATCCCAAAATATAAATGGCTCTAGTTCTGGTACTTGGATTACGGGGTCATTGATTCTCGGAGGCGGTGCAGCGGGATCTTCAGGAACATCGGGTCAAAGTATGTCTATCGGAGGAAGTATTACAAGTGCTACCGCTGGTAGTATTCTATTTGCGGGAACAGGTGGGGTATTAGCTCAAAATAATGCTAACCTATTTTGGGATAATACAAACTCAAAATTAGGTCTTGGTCAATCTACACCTACATCAGAATTACATCTTAATTTTAATCAAAATAGTGTAACCCAATCGGATGCTAATGGTATTCTGTTAGCTAATTCTACAGCAGCTATTGCAGGTACACAATCTATATCTCCCCCTATGGTCTGGCAGGGTAATGGTTGGAAAACAACTGCTACAGCAGGTTCTCAAGATGTTAGATTTAGAGCAGATGTATTACCTGTTCAAGGTACTACCACCCCGAATGCAACTTGGAGATTGTCATCAAATATTAATAATGGCGGATATACAGATTATTTAACAGTAAGTACAGCACAATCACAGGGATCAACAGGAACGATAACAGCACCTGGTGAATTAATTGTAAATGGTAAATTCTCGGTTCCGTCACCAGTTCAAAGTGCTTTTTGTCTCCCAGCTTCCACATTTTATCAATACCGAACAACCGATGCAGGCTCAAATGTTAGTAGTATATTTGTAATAGGCAATGGAAGCACTGTATCAGGTGCTGGAAATTTATCAATAAATATAGATACTACCAATCAATTAGTTTTTGCAGCAGGTAATGGAACAAGGTCTATAGCAAGAGCCTCTATTAGCATAGCTTCACTAACAAATACTGCTGGCGCAGAATCGGGAGATTTAGCATTTCTTACTCAAACAGGAGGGGCAGCAATGTCTGAGAGGATGAGGATCTATGGAAGTGGTAATGTAACTATTGGTACTATTACGGATGGAAGTTATAAATTATATGTTAATGCAGGAGCAGCTGGACTTCCTGCCCTCAGAGTTAACGGAGTAACTTTTACAACTGGTTTATTAAATGTTGGGGGTCAACTTACAGCAGGAATTGCAGATGGTGGAACTATATCCTATAAAACAACAAATGCAGGTGGTACTGTAAATGTAAAATTTGCGTGTCTTGTAACAAGTAATTCAACAGCAGGAAGTACCTCTATTTCTTGGGATAGTACAAACCAGTTTGTATTTTCAGCAGGAAACGGGTCAAGTGCTATTGCAAGAGCTGGTATACAAATAACTAATCTTGTTAATACAGCAGGTTCAGAAAGTGGAGATATTATATTCCTTACCCAAAGTGGCGGTACAGCAATGAGTGAGAAGATGAGAATTACAAGCGGAGGGGGAATAACATATAATGCAACAAATACCGCTTCTGGAACAACTGGAAATCAGACAATAAACAAGCCATCAGGAACAGTTAACATAGCATCAGCGGGAACAACAGTAACAGTAACTAATTCCCTTGTAACTGCTAACTCAATAGTATTTGCCGTTATAAGAACAAATGATTCTACTGCGGTTATTAAGAACGTAGTACCCGGAGCAGGTTCATTCACAATAAATTTAAACGCAGCAACAACTGCTGAAACATCAATCGGATTTTTCGTTATAAATTAATAATAAAACAATGAAACAAATTCAACCCGTTACAATTTGGAACGAAGGCGTAAATACTCAAGCTAATTATTTAAGCGTGATATCTATTTACGATAATTTTTTAAATACCGCCAAGTTTTATTACCAGCTTTTTAGCTGCGTAACTATAGAAGAAGAGCAAATATTCACACAAGTAACTGAAGGAAATTTAACCATTGTAGGAGCCGACTATGCTTCGTGGGGAAAAAATACAGATGTTAATGAAGATGCTTATATTATTGCAGCAAATAAATTGAATTTGGTATATGTAGATTAATCGTACATTTTTCACTTAAAAATCAATAAACATGGAAATTAAATTACAAGAAAGATTAGAACTTTTGTTAAACTGGCCTTCTAAAGGAACCCCTCTAAAACTTATAATTTTAGATGAGATTAAATCTATGATTAATATCACCAAAGAAGAAAGAGAAGAATATGAAATCGTCGAATCAGTTAATGAAAACGGAGATGTGAATATTACTTGGAATGCAAAGGGTGTTGCTGAATCTAAAGAGTTTAATTTTTCTGCTGACCAAAAGGCAACTTTAAAAGAAACTTTAGATAAAATGGGTGAAGAATTCCCCGTATCTCTTTTAGATTTATACAAGAAATTATAATAATCATTTTTATAGCTTCAACAAATAGCATAATTGGTATATTTTAACCCGATATATACAGCATGAAGAATCTCAAAAAATTTAAGGACTATGATCCGGCTGATGAGTACAGAGAGGATAGCCGCAGGGATCTAGATCTTGACTATTTGAGAAACACCATAGACTACGAGAGAGTCATAAAAATGGGATTTAAAGAGGACACTTCACATCAGCAGGAATTAAATAACACAATCAAATTCGTTAGAACTAGACATAAACAAAAGGAGAGAGGACACGGCGAAGTTTTTTATACCATACATCCATCCGGAACAGTTCGCAGATATAATCCTATAAAGGGTGATGAAGTTCCTGAGGGAAGTGGCAACGATATTAAAAAATTCGACCGTCCCTTCAGAAGCGCTGGGGATTACCGAAAAGCTCTTAGGTACCTTTGGCAGTATCTTTCAAGAAAAGAGCAAAAAGGAGATTTTAGATAATTATGTCAGAAGACTGCGGATGCGGACAAAGAAGAGAAGAGATCATCTATACGGACCACTATAAAAAGGAGGAGAGTCTGATAGATAACAAATGGATCTTGGATAATCTGGATAGGAAGTTACTTGTTAATGGTCCTATCCACGATATATATGGAGATATAATCGGGTACATCACCAAAAATTTAGAAGGTAATGTTATCCGTATATTCAAAAAGAATGTCAAACAAATTTTAGATTAAAGATATGTTTTACCCATCAGGAGAAACCCCAAAAGGCAGATTGGTTATCTGCATGGAAGATTCAAAACCAGAAATAGACGAGGCTACTGCTAATTGTCAGGACTATTGCATCGTAGAGTGCCTAACAGAATGGCTTCATGAAAACGAATGCTGTGTTGAAGACTGGCAGATGAAAGAGTACCTCAAAAACAAAGGAGTTGGAGAGGACCAAATGAACGAGGACATGGCAGCAGGCGCAGGAGCAGCTCCAGCCCCAGGACTAGCCACTTTAAACACAACGGCGGGCATGGGAAATCCTCAAGCACCTATGAACGGGGGAACAAACGCTGGTTTCTATAACAGCTCTTTAGATGGATCTGGAGATAAATTCCCATCTTTAAATGTCGGAACAAACGCAGCAGGTTCATCCAGAAGGAAAAAAGGAGAAAGACTGGTTGGCAGCTATCTCGATTTTCTCAAGAAGAAGAATAAATTAAGCAACTAAAAAACTATAACTCTAAAGCCCGTGACAAACGGGCTTTTTAGTGCGTAATTGTATGCCATTTTGTCGAAAATGTTTTCAAAGTTATGACATTATGTCTAAAAAATCCAATCGGAACCGTTTTTGCACTAAGTATTATAAAAAAATAATATCTTATGAACACATCACATTTCAGAAGTCTATTCCCTAACATCGTTACGGATAGCATCGCAAACGACCTCTATCTGGATAGAGTATTCGAAAAACTCAACTCATTCCCAGAGAACGTAGCTAAGGTTGAAAAACACAAAATCACCACCGATGAGAATCTCTGGAAAATTGAGATCCCTCTTCCTGGCGCATCCAAGGAGGATGTTAAAATCTCCCTCAAGAACACAGATAAGCTGGTTGTAGAGGTTATCAACGAGGATTCTTGGAGCAAGGATGAAAAAAGAGAATTTAAGCTTCCAACTTCAGCAGATGCTGACTCCATCACGGCGGAGATGAAAAACGGGCTCTTAACTATGACCATCTCAAAGAAGAAGTCCTTCCAGGACAAGGTTGTAAAGGTTAAATAAGCCAACTCGATCAAAATTCACAAGCCGGGTCTAAAACACCCGGCTTTATTTTTTTATTTCGCAAGGATTCATTAGTTTTGCTGAATGGATAGAGAAATACTCATACAGGAGGAATACGTCCAAGACCCTTGGAAGATGCTTGTTTGCTGCATACTGCTAAACCAGACAAACAACAAGCAAGTAAGACCCGTTTTAAGCCCCGTATTTGAGCTTATCCCCGATCCCATATCTGCTATTGGGTGTGATCCTGAAATGCTGGCAGCGGTCATAAAAACAACCGGATTTCAAAATATAAAGGCTAAAAGAATCAGGGATCTAAGCTCCAAATGGGTTGATGGATTTAATGACCCTATAGATCTTCCCGGAATAGGTCAATATGGAAGAGATTCATGGGAGATATTCATCAAAAAAAATCTGTCGGTTAGTCCGACAGATAAGAAGTTAATAGCTTATTTAGAGGCTATATAAGACCACCAAGAGAGGGGTTCACTTTTATTTTTTAGTCTTTTTATCAGAAAAAGAGTTCTTTAAGTATTCGGTAATCTGGGATCCAGATCTTTTCTTCTTATCTAAGAATTTATTGAATTCCTCTGACTTTCCTTCATTATCCAAAAAATCCGTAAAATAAGATGATTCGAACATTGCATCAACAACCTCTGGTAGGGGCTGATTTGCCGGCGTATAGTTTCTGGAATTAACCTTAACTTCGTAATCCTGACCTGGAACATCCACGCTTCCTGGCGAATCGATTCCTTCTTTTAAAAATATCTTGAAATTTTTTATCATAATTGAATAAAAGCTCTATACTTTTATATATCTCACCGGAACTTAATTATAGGTTATCGTTATAACAATCAAAAGAAGGGGAATGATCATAGACATTGAAAATCAAGGCACACAATTAAGGGTTTCGCATTTTACAGAGGAAGGTGATTTAGCTTTTTTAAACGTCCCTATCCCAGAGAGCGAAAGATTCATTTGGGAAAAGTGCAGTCCTAGCAATCCCGGAAAAGACAAAGAATGGAAAACGTGGACAGGAGAACCAGTTAGAAAAGTAAAGACTGAAAAATACGACAAATACAGAATAGCTCAGATATTAGAAGAGGCACCTAAAGAACTCACTGCACCTCTATGGGAGTTTCAGAATCCCAAGAAATACTTCGTCGATATTGAGGTTGAGATAACTGAGGACATGGGAGCTGCACTAGACACGGAGAATGCTAGAAATAGAGTTCTCTCAATCGGTATTGCAACAGATAAGTGCAAGCTAATTATTTTAGGATTAGATCCTCTAACTCAAGAACAACAGGTTTCAATTCACAATAAGGTAAACGAGTATCTCAAAAAAACAGGAGACGAGTGGACGTTCAAGTACAAACAGTTCGAAACCGAGTTTGATATGATGTACACTTTCTTTAAAGAGCTCGCACCTAAAATGCCTCTTATTACAGGTTGGAACTGGATGGGATACGACTGGCCGTATTTGATAAACAGAGCAAAGAGATTAGGAATAGAGCCAAAGATCATATCTCCCGGAGGTTATTTAATAGGAAAGAATCAATTACCGGTTCATTTGTTAATGGTCGATTATCTGGAGATCTATAAAAAATGGGATCGAGTTATCAAGATCAAAGAAAGTAATAGATTGGATTACGTAGCGGATAAAGCAATAGGACTTAAAAAGATAGAATATAACGGAACACTTCGGGATCTATATCAATCAAACTTTGAAGACTTCATCTACTATAACGCTGTTGACTGTGCTCTAGTTCATTACATAGATCAGAAATTAAAAACCATGCAGACCTTCTTTAAGATCGCACAAATTGCTGGTGTTGAAATCAATAGGTCTCTATCACCGGTTTGGTCTACAGAGATTATGATGCTTAGAAAATTTCTAGAAAGAAAACAAGTTTTTACATCCGAAAGGAAAGATGAAGTCCACGTTAAATTTGCGGGTGGATATGTTAAGGAACCTATAACGGGACTTCACGAATGGATAGCTTGTTATGACTTCGCATCTCTTTATCCTAACACGATGGTTCAGTGGAACATTTCACCTGAAGCATATCATGGAAAAAATACTGTCAATCCGGATCCAAAATGGGTAAAAACTGCATCTGGAGCTTATTTTGGCTCTGATGATGAGGATCCAATTCTTAAAAATTTAATTAAAGGTTTATACGCAAAAAGAAGAAAAACAAAGGATAGAATGTTGGAGCTTCAAATTGAGATAGACCAATTACAAAAAAGTTTAGCAAAAGTAAAAAATTATTAACATCGATGTTTCTGTTGACCTGGGTCCACTTGATATATAAAAAACCCAGGTGACAGAGACAGACAAAAAACCTAGTCAAAAATCACAAATATGGCAAATACAGACAATCAATGCAAAGACTTACCCGTTGAAAATGACTACGTAAGGTCCACGCATCACCTGGAAAAATTAATGACCTTGCAGAAAAACACTCAAGAAAAGGTCTATGGGTACGACTTTGGAAATCTAACTCTAGGGGAGATTAAAGACTTCTGGCTTTGGAACACCAGAGCTATAGATGACGAAATCTCTGAGGCCTATGACGCCTTGGGTGGGGTATCTAACGACGGCGTAAACTCGATAGGAAACGCTGTTTGGAAACCTTGGAAATCGAATCATAAGAAAGCTTATAGTATGAAAATATCGGACTTATCTCCTGAGGACGTAAAGGAACTCAAGATGGAGCTAGTCGATATTCAGCACTTCATCTTCAATATGATGATCTCCGTTGGTATGACTGCGGATGAATTGTATAATTATTATTTAAGTAAGAACAAAGAAAACATAGCCCGTCAAAATAGAGGATATTAATTTTCACTATTTCTTCTAGTGTAGATGATATATAATATAAAAATCTACATTATGCAAATATATTTGACTATCAATAAATCTAATGGTAAAATGTACATAGGAAAGGACACAAAGTCAAGGGAGGATTATCTGGGTAGCGGCATTCTACTTAAAAAAGCTATAGAAAAATACGGTAGGGAATCATTCGTAAAAATAATATTAGCTGACGGAATAGAATGCCCAAAAAAACTAGCAGAAGAGGAATCCAAATTTATAAAAATTTTTAATGCCGATACTAGTAATAATTTTTATAACATATCTTCTGGAACCGAATCAATAGGAGATGAAAGAAAGAGAGAAATCTATCAGTTTTTTTCTGATGGTAATTTTATTAAAAGGTATGAATCCCTGGAATCTGTATATTTAGAATTTGGCGGGTCTAAAGGTAACTTATCTTCTGCAGCAGCAGGTAGGAGGAATTTCTGGAAAGGTTACAGATGGTCATATTCAAGGATTCCTAATGAGATGATCGAAACCAGAAAGGGTAGAAGAAGGGGATCCAAAAATTCCTATAAGATAAGTAGGAACCACTCTAACATAAGAAATGTAAAAGTTATTTGTTACGAAGAGGGTGTCTTATTTAGAACTTTCGAAAGTAGAAAAGATGCTGCCAAATATTTCGGTACTACCACCGGATCTATAAATCAATACATTATTTCAGGAAGGACATATCGTAAAAAATACACCTTTGAAAAAGGTAATGAAATTAAAAAAACAATATATAAAAATTAAATATGGAAGAATTATATCCTTTACCTGAGCACATTTTGCAAGAAAATCCTAACCGATTTGTTATTTTCCCGATAGAGCACAAAGATATCTGGGATATGTATAAAACACAAGAAGCATGTATCTGGACTGCTGAAGAAGTTGATCTAGCTCAGGACCTTAATGACTGGAGAAACAAGTTGAATGACGATGAGAGATATTTCATTAAAAATGTATTAGCATTCTTTGCTGCTTCTGATGGGATTGTTAACGAAAACCTAGCTCAGAACTTCGTTTCAGAAGTGCAATACACAGAGGCTAAATTCTTTTACGGATTTCAAATTATGATGGAGAACATACATTCTGAAATGTATTCTCTTCTAATAGACACTTACATTCAAGATCCGGAGGAAAAAGACAGGCTTTTCAGAGCTATCGAAACGATCGATGCTGTTAAGAAAAAAGCAGAGTGGGCTTTGAAGTGGGTTTCTTCGCCACACTTCCAAGAGAGACTGGTTGCATTTGCTGCAGTGGAGGGAATTTTCTTCAGTGGATCTTTCTGCTCTATATTCTGGCTTAAGAAAAGAGGTCTAATGCCAGGACTATCATTCTCAAACGAATTGATTTCAAGAGACGAAGGAATGCACACAGATTTTGCCGTGATGTTACATAACAACCATTTGGTAAATAAAGTACCAGAGCAAAGAATAAAAGAGATTATAACCAGCGCACTGGAGATTGAAAAAGAATTCATCACCGAATCTCTACCCGTTAGATTGATTGGTATGAATTCTGATCTCATGAAGCAATATTTGGAATTTGTTGCCGATAGACTCCTTCTTGATTTAGGATGTTCTAAGGTTTACAATTCGGACAATCCTTTTGAATTTATGGAAAATATTGCTCTACAGGGTAAAACAAACTTTTTTGAAAAAAGAGTTGGGGAGTACCAGAAAGCAGGAGTCAAAAATAAATCAGAAGATTCCTTCAGCTTCGAAGAAGATTTTTAAAAAAAATTACCTAATATAAAAATGCAAGTACTAAAGAGAGATGGTTCTAGAGAACCCGTGAAATTTGAAAAAATATCTAACAGAATCAGAAGAATGACATATGGTCTTAACTCAGACTATATAGACGCAATAGGAATAGCTCAAAAGGTTATTGCGGGAATATATGATGGTATTTCAACCGAAGAATTAGATAATCTAGCCGCAGAAACTGCTGCTACATTAATACCAAGGCATCCAGATTATTCAATCCTAGCTTCTAGAATTGCAGTGTCTAGACTTCATAAAACAACGAAGAAGAAATTCTCTGAGACCATTCAAGATCTTTATAATTACATCGATCCTGAAACTAATCAACCAGCAGGTTTGATAAACCAGGAAACTTATGATTCTGTTATGAAGAATAAACAGAAATTTGATGGAGCAATTATTCATGAAAGAGATTTTGACTTTGAATACTTTGGATTCAAAACTCTAGAGAAGAGTTATCTTCTTAAAATGTACGGCAAGCCGTTCGAAAGTCCTCAGCACATGTATATGAGAGTTGCTGTTGGTATTTGGGGTGATGACGTAAAGAATGCGATTAAAACATACGAGTTGTTATCCACCCACGTGATGACACATGCTACTCCTACTTTGTTTAATGCAGGAACTAAAAAACCACAATTATCCTCTTGTTTCCTTTTAACAATGGCAGAGGATTCAATTTCAGGAATCTACAAAACACTTTCTGATGTTGCTGTGATTTCTCAAAATGCAGGAGGTATAGGTTTAGCTATTCATAACATTAGAAGCACTGGATCTTACATCAAGGGAACCAATGGATCTTCAAATGGAATCGTACCAATGCTTAAGGTGTTTAACGAAACTGCTAGATATGTTGATCAAGGAGGCGGAAAGAGAAAGGGATCTTTTGCAATCTATCTAGAACCTTGGCATGCAGACATCGAAGATTTTTTGGATCTTAGAAAGAATACAGGTAAGGAAGAGCTTAGAGCTAGAGATCTTTTCTTAGCTTTATGGACACCAGATCTTTTTATGAAAAGAGTTAAAGCGGATAAAGAATGGTCTTTATTTTCTCCCTCAGACGTACAAGGAATTTGGGAATTATACGGAGATGAATTTGAGAAGGCTTACGAAGCTGCAGAAGCTTCAGGTAAGGCTAGAAAGGTTATAAAAGCTAGAGATCTTTGGACTAGAATAATTGAATCTCAAGTTGAGACTGGAACTCCTTATATTCTATATAAAGATTCGGCCAATAAGAAATCAAATCAGAAAAATCTAGGAACGATCAAGAGTTCTAATCTTTGTACAGAAATTCTTGAATACACCAGTAAAGACGAACAGGCAGTTTGTAACTTAGCATCCATTGCTGTTAACAAATTCCTGAAATCAACAGATGCTAGAACAGCAAAAATACACAGAGGAAGATGTGACGTAGATCATAAAGCATTATACGATGTTGCATATCAAACGACGATTAATTTAAACAAAGTTATTGACGTAAACTACTATCCAACTCCTGAGACTAAAAAGTCTAACATGAGACATAGACCAATAGGAATTGGTATTCAAGGACTAGCAGATCTTTTTGCTATTATGGGGATTCCTTTTACCTCTCCGGAAGCAAGAAAAGTAAACGAGGATGTTTTTGAAACAATTTACTTTGCTGCTATGACTGCCTCTTTAGATCTAGCTAAGAAGGATGGATCTTATGAAACTTTTAAAGGATCTCCTTTAAGCGAGGGCAAATTTCAATTCAATCTTTGGGGATTTGAAGAAGGACAGCTTTCCGGTAGATGGGATTGGGAAAAATTAAGAAAAGAGGTAACAAAGAACGGAGTTAGAAACTCGCTTCTCTTAGCCCCAATGCCTACAGCTTCAACTGCACAGATCATGGGTAATAACGAAGCTTTTGAACCTTTCACCTCTAACATCTACACAAGAAGAACATTAAGCGGTGAATTTATCCTGATAAATAAACATCTTGTTAGAGACCTTATTGCTTTAGATCTTTGGAATGAGGATATGAAAAATTTAATCGTTCTCAATAAAGGCTCGGTTCTAAATATTCCTCAGATACCTCAGGACATCAGAGACACCTATAAAACAGTTTGGGAAATCAAACAAAAGGATCTTATAGAGATGTCAGCAGATAGAGGCAAATTCATTTGTCAATCTCAATCTCTAAATCTTTTTATAGAGGGAGTAAATTCTGCTAAATTAACATCAGCTCATTTTTACTCTTGGGAGCTTGGTCTTAAAACAGGTATGTATTATCTAAGAACTAAGGCTGCTGTTGATGCAATTGCAGGATTAGGGATAGATATGGAAAAGGCTAAAAAAGCTCTTAAAGCTAATGAAAAGAAATTGGAATCTGCTGAGATAAAAGTTGATCTTGGGGGTATGACAAGCGAGGAGCTAGCACAGACAGTCGATGAGATGTCCTCTGGAATTGTGTGCAGCTTAGATTCCGGCCCTGATGGTTGTGTTTCCTGTGGTAGCTAATTTTTAAAGTTCCGTGGATATATAAAATAAAAATTATATCCATGGAACATTATGTTTATGTATATTTTGATCCTATCATTAATTGTGATGATATTATGAAATTGGGTATTTTTAAGCAACCAATTTATATAGGTAAGGGTAAAGACGGTAGATTTGATCATCATTGGAATCAAATAAGATCACATAGAAAGTTAACCAATCCTCTGTTTACTTCGAGGTTAGAATTAATTAGGGATTCAGGAAACGAGCCTATAATTTTAAAAATTAGTGAAAATTTAACCGATGGTGAAGCTAAAATTCTTGAGAAGAAATTAATATCTGAAATAGGAAGGAAGATTCATAATAAAGGACCGCTCTTAAATATATCTGAAGGTGGAGATGGTGGCATCACTTGGGTTGGGGAAAATCCAAAAAAAGGAAAAAGTCTAGAAACTCTTTATGGCTATGTCGAATCGGAAAGACTTAAAAAAATACTCAGTGAATCTGCAAAAAGTAGAACAGGTGATAAAAATCCAATGTTTGGAAAGACCGGAGAAAATTCACCATTGTACGGATTTAAAAGTGACGAATCTACTCGTAATAAAATAAGCACTTCTCTTAAAAAATTCTTTAATTCATGTGATCCTGAGTATATCAGTTTAATGGTTAATAAGATGAATCTAGCTAGAGAAAACGTAGATCCGGTAATAAAGGAAACTTGGTATGCAAAACAATCTGAGATTATGAAGAAGAAATACGAATCCGGTGAAATTTTTACAGAGTCTCATAGAATCAATCTTAGCAAAAATAATTACAGAAAAAATAATTCGGGCTCTTATGTTTTAAATCATTCAGAAGAAACAAAAAGGAAGATTTCAAAATCACTAAAAAACGTAAAATTGTCAGAATCTCATAGAAATAATCTTAAGACCTTTGATATATCTTATGATGATTTAAAGAAACTTATTTCTGATGTCGGTCTTAAAAGTAAAATAGAATATAGAGAATATATAAAATCTAATAACATAAAAGCACCTATTAGTCCAGGAAAGAAAATATATGGTGAAAAATGGGAAGGCTGGAAAAAATTTCTAAATAAACGATGAAAGAAAGAATAAAAAATTTTATAGATTTCACTCTTAATGAAAGAGAACTTCCGGATAGCCAGGGTGAAATCCTGGTTATTCTTGGAGCTCCAGGTTCAGGTAAAGGAACTCTTTCTAAGGAGTTAAAGAAGGATTATGAATTTGTACACATCTCCACAGGAGACGTTATTAGAAATTCTGAAGATCCTGAATTAAAGAAAATCATAGACGGTGGTAATCTAGTGCCTGATGAAATGATGATCAAGATTCTAAGAAAAGAACTTAAAAAATTAAATCCCGAAGATAATGTTATTTTAGACGGATTTCCAAGAACAATTAAACAAGCTAGAAAGCTAGACTCAATGCTTGGTAAAATGGGATTAGGATTAAATCACGCACTATACCTATCTCTTCCTGATGATATAGCTAAAGAAAGAATAAGAGGAAGAGCTAAAAAAGAAGGCAGAAAAGACGATGCCAGCGAAGATATTATCGAAAATCGTTTTAAAGAGTATAAAGAAAAAACATTTCCTCTTGTTGACTTCTATAAGAAAAGCAGAAAGCTAATCACAGTTAATGCAGAAGACGGTAAAGATGATGTGCTGGGTCAGGTAGTTAAAAAATTTGATTTAAAAAAGAAATCTAAATAATCTGTTCATGAGCGGTGCTTCTGAGATTTTTGTGAAGGGACTCAAAAACAAACTAATAGATGAAAAAATCCAGGACGAGTTTAAAAGAAACTTGCTTCAGGATGCCTTAGAGTATATCTTAGAGATTTTTAAAAAATCTGATAACATAGAGGTAAGAACTATAAGAGATTTTGAGACCAAGGATGTTTGTCTTTTCCTGGACCTTCATTCAAAGATTCCCATAGAGGATTCTTTTTCAGAGTGTTTTTCCCAGCATAATATAGAACACAAAAAAATCCACCTTGATGATTATAAGTGGGTATTCCAAATAGATCTGGAGGATAAAATAATATCTTCAGGAAATCCACATAATCTTTTCTTTGTAGAGATTCATTCCAAAAGGGGAAATTCACAGAAAGTGAAGTTCTCAATCTTCAACAAAGATTTTAATTTTTCAATTTTCGATAAGGCTTATAACCATTGCAAATTTTGGGTTTTCTCAGATAAGAATTTCGAAAAGTATGAACTCTCTCTGAGATCAATAGATAGGGGTAAGAGAAAACAGAAGTTAGACACCCCAGATAATAAGTACACCGCATCTTTCCACCTTAATGATTTAGGAGAAATAAATTTAATAGAAATATCCAAGAAAAGAGGAGGAAAATCTAAATTCAATACTATAACAGATAAAATTAGAACTAATGTCTAAAAACAAAAAGAGCAAAAAGAAATCCATACCGATGCCTGTAAAAAAGGTTTCACAAGGTCAGGTTCCTGTGGGAGTTCCTGTTGCAAATCCTGCAAACAACAAGCAAATAATTAGTCTTTGTTTGGTTATGATCGTTAAGGATGAAGAAGATACGATCGCTAAATGTTTAAAAGCTGTTGCCCCGTACATTTCACATTGGGTTATAGTTGATACTGGTTCTAAGGATAAAACCATAGATGTTATCAACCAGACGATGGCTGAACTAAATATACCAGGTGAACTTCACGAAAGACCTTGGGTTAACTTTGAGGTTAACAGAACTGAAAGCCTTGAACTAGCTAAAGGTAAATGTGATTATAGATGGATCATAGACGCGGATGATACTTTCTATCCTGCTAATCCAAATATTAATCCTTTTGCTGGGCTCGATGATAAACCAGACGGATACCAGATCATGTACAGATTAAGTTCTTTACAATATCATAGAGTACAATTAGTTAAATCAACTCAGGATTGGAAGTATAAGGGAGTTCTTCATGAGTATCTCACCTTAGATAAACCTGAAATTTTACAAGGTACAGTTCCAAACTGTTATGTCATTGCAGACATCTCTCCACTTAAAAGAGCTTCAAGTCTAGAGGAGAAATACGCAAATGACGCTAAGATTCTTGAGGATGCTTTGGTTAACGAACCGGATAACACAAGATACATGTTCTACCTAGCACAGAGTTATAGAGATTCTAGCCAATTCGAGAAAGCTTTGGAGGCTTACGAGAAAAGAGCTAGTATGGGACAATGGGAGGAAGAGGTTTATTATTCCATGTACATGGTGGCTAAAATTAAAGAGAGACTAGGAAAAGGTCCAGAAGAGGTTGGTGATCTTTATTGCAAGGCTTGGGAATATAGACCTGCTCGATTAGAGTGCGCATTCCACGCTATGAGAAAACTTAGAGAACAAAAAAGAAATCTATTGGCTTTCGCTATCGGCGATGTTGCAATAAAAACAAGAGGAACCACAGACATTCTTTTCGTTGAACCTGAAATCTGGCAATGGAGATTGCTGGACGAGTATTCTTTGGCTGCTTTTTATATAGGAAACCCTGAAATAGCCCTAGAGAAAACCCAAGCAATAGTTCAGGCCCCATTCTTTAAGGACATAGCTCAACCTGAAAAAGATCGCTTGCTTAAAAACCTTGATTTCTATCAAAAAGGAGCGGATCAGAAATCTAGACAGATTAAACAGGCCCAATCGGCTCCGCAGTCTAAGTAAAAAATCTGATATATACTAATAAAATAGAAATATTAGATGAAGCATTTATTTGAATTTGATTCTTTTGGGACAGAAAACATCAAAGAATCATCAATCCCAGTCTACAATGACGCTCTTTTCAATAAAGATCCAAAGGCCGCTAAGGTAGACAGTATCCAAACGGTCGATGTTCCTGCGATGGTAAGAGAGCTATTAGACAAGGTTAAAGCGGGAGAACTTGAAAAAGTAACTGTTGTTGCCGATATACCTATGCAGGGAAAAAATGCTCCAGAGTATGTTAAGGAACTTGTAGACGAGGAAAGAAAAAGAATAGCAAAAAGAAAATACGCAATCTACGGTAGCAGAATAGAAGCTCAGGATAGACCAGAAGAGGAAAGACATAAAGGTGAGGTTAATATTTTCATAGACTCTGAGCACTTAGCAACAGGGGTAGAAAATATAAATGGACAAGAATACATTTTAGGAGTCCCTAACAGCTTCATAAGGAAAGTTGAAGCAAATCCAGAACTAGCAGGGAAATACACTGTTAAAATCAGTCCTAAGCAAGTTTTAGAACTGTCCTTTGATCCCGCAAAATAATTCAACCCAATCCAAACATCAGCCCCAATAATAAATATTGGGGCTTTTTATTGGAATCTTCTTTAGATCCCGACGTATAACATTTAACCTAATTGGTAAATAAAAAAGTAGAAAGATGAATAAAGTTAACAAAACAATTGAAGTATTAACTGATTTTGAGCACATAATTAAAAGACCCACTATTTACGTTGGGAGCGTTAAGAGAACTGAAGAGGTTCTTCCCGTTGTTGAAAATGGAATTATAAAAAGTGTTTCTAAGGAGCACTCAGTAGGTATGTACAAACTATTTGATGAGGTTTTTTCTAATTCAGTGGACGAAGCAAAGAGAATGTCCGCTCCAATGAAAAAAATCACAGTAGAGGTAAGCACTAAAGATAATAGTGTAGCCATAACAGATACTGGAGATGGATTTACAAACGGATCTGCTATTAATAAAAAGAGTGGACTCAGTAATATTGAAACAGCAGTTTCCATGCTAAGAGCGGGGTCTAACTTCGATAATGACAACATCTCGGAAACACTAGTTGGTACAAACGGTATGGGGGTGAGTCTAGTAAATGCACTTTCAGATCTTTTTGAGATTGAGACTGCAAACGAGAGTGAGGTTTATCAGCAATCTTGGGAATCGTTTAAAGCAACCACAGCAAAAGTTTCTAAGAGAGCAAAATCAAAAGCAAAAGGAACCACAGTAAGCTTTATTCCCAATGGTAATGTCTTCGATAATACAAAATGGGATTATAGAACAATCAAGTCTTATCTTTGCCTAAAGAAAAGAGTGCTTGAGACAGAGACTAAAACAGCAAGTCTTAAAATAGATTTTATTTGGGATGGTAAGAATGAATCGATAACAAATTCTCTAAATCCTGAATGGACTGCTAAAACACCAATAGGAGAAATTTTGATCTGGGAGAAACAATCGGAATCCGGATCTTTCTCTTTTGTAAACAGTGCTCTATGTACAGGTATACACCAGAAGATAGTTTTGGATAGAATAAATGCACAGCTGGAGGATTCGTTAGGACACCATTTCTATGACATGCTTCTTATTCTGAATCTTTCTCCTGGTATAGTTAGATTTGGAGATCAGAATAAAACCAAATTTGTTTCAAAAAGAGAAGAAGTTGAACCCACAATAGCTAAGCATTTTGATCAAGTTCTTGCTAAATTTTTTAAAAGCGAAACTTTTAAGAGCATCAAGAAACTAGTGGATGCTAGAAAGAAGGAAGTCGAGTTAAAGAAAATCAGAAGAGATAAAAAATCTATTAGAGTAAAGCACTCAAATAAATATTTCCCTCCCGCAACAGCCCGTGCAGAAAATCTATTTATAGTGGAAGGACTTAGTGCGATGGGATCTATATTACAGAAGAGAGATCCTAGAAAAGATGGAGTTTATGCTCTCAAGGGTAAGATTAAAAATGCTAGGAGTCTCTCAGATCTTTCGCAGAATAGAGAGATCTTAGAGCTTATGCAGATACTGAATTTAGATCCGGAGGAACACCATCTTCAGTGTCCATTTGAAAGAGTGGTTATCTCAACAGATCAGGATCCCGATGGGGCTCACATTACTTCTCTTTTAATAAACCTTTTCTATTCTTGGTTCCCGTGGATGATTAAGCAGGGGAGAATCCAGATATTAGAAACCCCGCTTGTTAGCGTTGGAGATAAGTCAAAGAAATACTACTATTCTCTAGATGAGTTTAAAAGAGTTTCTAGTAAATCAGAAAGAAGTAACGTAAGGTACTTAAAGGGACTAGGTTCATTGTCATTGGATGACTGGGATCACGTTATGAAAAACAAGAGAATTATATCCCTGGTAGAAGACAAGAAAACTAAATACCACCTGGACATGGCTTTTGGTAAATCCTCAAGTGAAAGAAAAAAGTGGCTTAGCTCTTAAAATTATTTTTTTAATTCGAAATTATTTCTTAATTTTACCTCATGGAAAGAAGATATGGTTACTGCTGCATAAATCTCAGCTTAGCAAAGGATAAAATATCCACCAATAGGGGTATGGTTAAGAAGACATTTCTAGAGAGGGGTTTACCCTACGCCTCGGAACTTGCACTTCAGAACGTAAAGGATCTCTATAAAATAATTCAATGGAATTATGAAAACGGAATTCGAATGTATCGTATGTCAAGTGACATTTTTCCTTGGTGCTCGGAGTATGAAATATCAGATCTCCCAGACTACGCTGAGATTAGTAAAATCCTATTAGAATGCGGAAATCTTGCCAAAGAGAAAGATCAAAGAATAACTTTTCACCCTTCACCTTATGGGGTTCTAGCTTCTGAAAATCCGGATGTTGTAAAAAAAGCAATAAAAGAACTCAATCAACATGGTGAGATTTTTGACATGATGGGATTGGATAAGAATCACTTTTATCCAATTAACATTCACGTCAACACAACCAAGCCATCGAAAGAGGAAGCAGCTGCTAGATTCTGTAAGAATTTTCACGCCCTATCAGAATCCACTAAATCTAGATTAGTCGTTGAAGTGGACGATAAGAAATCTCAATATAATGCTATCGATCTTTTCTACATGGTTCATAAGGTCATTGGTATACCAGTAACTTTTGATTATTTACACAATAAATGCAATCCGTCAAATTACAACGAAGAGGAAGCACTTAGCTTCTGTCTCACTACATGGCCTGATGACATTCCCGCAATCACTCACTATTCAGATTCTAAGAAAATCTATGAGGATAACTCAGCAAAAGAGGTTGCACACACTGATTGGGTATGGGGAAATGTGGAAACATACGGTCTGAACTTCGATATAGAATTTGAAGTGAAGATGAAGGATCTAGCCCTTCTAAAATATATAAAATCTAAAACATTTGTTTAAAATGGAAGAAAATCTATCTGAAGAACAAAACAATCAAATCGAGGAATTTGAAAAGAATATACTAGATCCCGATAAAACTGGTGGGATTAAATACTCTATAGATAGGGATATAGAGGCATCCGTTAAATATGATTTTCTAAAAGAGATTTACGGAACTACTCAAGTGGAGCTTGCACTACACGAAGAAGGTAAATCCCTTTTGGATCTTTCCGATTTGGATACTTTCAAAAAGATATCAGAAATACTTGGCCGAGGTATATAATATATGGGACAGGATAACAAACACTTCTTTCTATCATTCAATTCTCAAGGCGAGGATCATCCCCAGATGGAGATACTTAAAATTCATATAGAGCGAGCTGTTCAGGATTTATTCCTAGATTCACTGAGAACACAAGCTCCTGAGCTACTGTATGTTTTTTCGAGCGAGGATCAGATAGACGGATTTGTTAAGAAGGTTCTTACCTACTGGGAAGAGCTTGAAAACTACGAGGTCTGTCAGGAAGTAGTTAGCCTTGCAAAAGGGTTTAAAGAGAAATGGAGAAACAGAGATTTGGACGAATCCTCCGTTGGTCTATTAAGAATTAAAGATTTGTTCAAATCGTCGCCACAGGGCTAAATTTATTAAATGAAGAATTACTATTCAATTTTAGGAGTATCCAAGGATTCATCCACTGAGGATATAAAAAAGGCTTACCGAAAACTTGCGATGGAATATCACCCGGATAAAAATCCAGGCAACAGCGCAGCGGAAGAAAAATTTAAGGAGATTAAAGAAGCCTATGAGACTTTATCCGATTCCGACAAAAGAGCAAGATACGATAACCCTAATCCGTTTCAAGGATTTGGAAACGGATCTGGAAATTTCTGGGAGAATAATCCATTTCAAACTGGTAATTTTTCATCGTTCTTTGGAGGAAGAGAAAAGCAACAAGCTAAGGGTAAAAATATAAACACGATAATAACTTTATCCCTTGATGAAATCCTAACTGGGGTAACCAAAAGGATTAGAGTTGTTAGAAGAGCACAATGTGAACCTTGTAAAGGAACAGGAGCAGAAAACGCTGAAACCATAACATGTCCAACATGTGGAGGTATTGGAAGAATCAACAAGACCGTTCACCACCCATTTGGTGAAATGGTAGTTCAAGAAGCTTGTAAAGCATGTATGGGAAGTGGAAGTTACTCTAAGAAAGCATGCTCAACTTGTCAAGGACACGGAACGTACCGAAAAGAGGAAGAAATGGATATCAGCGTTCCTAGAGGATCTGTTTCAGGGGTATCTTTTCTTCTAGCAGGAAGAGGAGATTGGGCAAAAGCACCTTCGAACCCTGGAGATCTTGTTGTAGCTATTGAAGAATATCTACATCCTGTTTATAAAAGAGATGGTCTTAATCTCGTTTGTGAAAAGACTCTGTCCTTTAAAGACGTTTGTCTTGGAACGGATGTCGAATTTCCTAATTTGAAAGGTGCAGCATTCAAGATAAAAATTCCACCCGGAACTAACCCAGGGAAGATTTTTAGACTACAAGGAAAGGGAATACCCGATTTCAATGGATTCGGACAGGGTGATATTTTAGTAAAAATAAACATGGAAGTGCCTAAGGAGCTTACACCCGAGCAAGAAAAGGCATTAGAATACTTTTAAACTATGAGTCAAATAAACTTATTAATGATCTTTACCGGATGGTGTATCACCACCATAATTGTAAATGGATCAATCTTCGAAGGGATGAGAAATTACCTAATCGTTAAAAGCCCATTTTTCGGGAAATTGGTTTCATGTATCATGTGTTTAGGACTCTGGGTAGGTGTTATCCTTCACTGGCCTCTGATGAGATTTGGGGTGGCTCCAATGATAATTACAGGAAAGGCATTCTGGTTAAGCTACGTTTTCATCCCCTTTATTCAAAGTGGCTCTGGTGTTCTTATAGAATCTGCCATTATTTTCTTAATTAAGAAAGCTCCTAGATCGGATATATAAAAGAAAAAAATCCTCAGGATGCCTAGAATTAACAATTTTAGTGAATTTGAAAAGATTTACGAGAACGAGAAAAGAATGTGCATTTTGCACGAGTCTAACTCTAGCGAAGAGCACTTGGACGAAGGTCTAGGTGATTGGTTCATTTCAAATGTTTGGGACCCAATTAAAAGCGGTGCCTCTAAGGCATGGAACTGGGTAACTGGCAAAAGCGGTGAAGAAACTAAGAAAGCTGCACCAGGTCAAACTCAAGCAAAAACTAACGCACCAAACGCTCCCACAAACAAAACGGGTTCAAAAAGTCCAGCAGGATCCACTGACTATACCCTCGGAGATGCAGAAGAAGCTGGTAGCCAAAGAGCTGCCGGAGTTGGTGACATCATAATGGATAAATTACATAAGAGTTTAAGAGGTGGAGAAGGAACTGGTATGATAATCGGAGGTAAGCTAGCTTTCGATTTCTTTTCTGTTGATAAAAAATCATACAAACAACTGGGATCAAGCATGCCTGCTCCTGCACCATCAACACTTAATAAAGCTATTTCAACAACAAAGGGACTTGAGATAAAAGAAGATCCTTTTGCTATGACAAAAGCTGCAATGGAGAAAGAAGGCAAAAAAGTTGAACCCCCAGATTATGCTAAATTAACAGGTTCAGAATATTATCTTTCTGCCTGGGATGATCTTTTAGATATGAGTTGGAATGGAATCTACAAAGCATTAAAGTCTAGAGGACATGATGACATAGACACAAAGAAATACAACCTAGTTGCATTCAGAAATAAGAAAGATATAAAATCAACATCGTCTAATAGATTTGTTGATCTTTTCGTAGTTTTAGGTCCTAAGAAAGATGGAATGGTTGAAAAATTCTTAGGCACAACCACGCCATCACCGGTTTATTTATACGAGCCATATAGAAACTATCTTATAGCAGCTGGCGTTAAATGGCTGGGTAATTCTAAAGGATCAACGATCCTAAATACTGGCAAATACAAATTTACGATTGACAAATTTCACGAGATGAATAGAGATTGTTTAATTCAAGAATCTGAAGTTTCAATAAGTGAAATACCTCCTGTCAAAACACTAACAGCTGCTAAGGAGTTTAAAACTTACGAGCCAGGAACACCTAAGACAGGAAACTTTAAGCTGAGAATATATTCCACCGGTAAATCATCTCAAACCACCATGGACAACATTTCAAACGGTTCCATGGTTATGGTGGGTCCCGGTTCTATAGAAAGAATCAAAGGCTTCTGTCAGGATAAAACTAACGAGGGAAAGATTGATTTTATTTTAGTCGATCTCTAAAAAGTGCTTTTACCAGGAAACCTTTAGACGTTCTTTCGATAGAACTTTTAAAGTATAAATGAATGGCTAATTCGACACTAAGCATTTCCGATCAAATCAACACCCAGTATAGATCTTATGCGATCTACGTTTTACAAGGAAGAGGTATTCCTAATTTCTATGATGCACTAACTCCAGTGCAAAGATTAATCCTAGAAAATTCACCAATCAGGTTCAACAAGACAGTTGGACTAGTAGGCGAGGTTATTAAAACGGGACTTTATCACCACGGGGATTCTTCTTTGGCCGGTGCTATTTCCAAATTGGCTAGACCGTTTGGATGCTCCTATGGAATTCTAGACGGTGATGGATTTTTTGGTTCTCCTGTTAATCCAAGTCCTTCAGCCCCGAGATACACCTCTGTTAAGATAAACCAAAAGGTAAAGGATCTCATCATTAAGAATTCAGATCTGAATGAGAAAAACGAAGAAGGAGGACATGATTGGCTTCACACAGAAGTTCCTATAGGCCTTTTAAGTCACGTAGTAGGTATTGCAGTAGGATATAGAAGTAATATCCTTCCTAGAAAATTTGAAGACGTTGTTGAGTACCTAAATGGTTCTTCAAAGCTATTAAAACCTTACTTTAAGGATTTCTCAGGAAAGATAACAAGATTCAATAATGAGGAAAGCACCTGGCTATTAGAAAGCGGATTTGATGTAGACAATTCTAAGAAAACTGTTCACATCTATGATTTGCCTCCCGTTATGAGATATGACAGCTTTATTAATAAGCTAGATTCTAAGCTCGAAAATTCAGGTGCTGAGTATAGAATAGAGAATAGATCTCAGAGTAAATGCGATCTTATAGTAGCCATAAGAGGGGTAGATCAAACGAGATTCAATGAGATAGTAGCAACTATGTCTAAGATGTGCAAGATCATAGTAAAGGAAGATGTTATCTTTGTTAAGGATGGTGGGGTTATGGAATTCACATCGGTTAAAGAATATCTGGATAATTTTAAGGGACATCTGGAATTAGTTAGACTTAAAAGATTGGTTAAGGATTCCAATGACTATTCTAAGGAATTGATATTTCTTGAAGCCAAATTAAAGTTCTTAAACTTTATGATCCTTAAGAAAAGAGCAAATAAAGAGATCATAGATTTTCTATCCGGCTTTGAGGGATGGGTATCAAATAGACTTCAAAAGATAGAGATCATTAAATTGAATTCTGATCACATCAAGCAGACAGAGATTGACATCAAGGAATTAAAATCCAAAATAGCAGAGGTTAAGAAGAAAGTAAAGGAGCAAGAGAAAAAGCACAAGGATGTTATGGCTTCAATTACAAAGCTAGGAAAAATAAAGGTTAATAAAAGTGCTAGTCTAAATCTCTTTGAATCCACTCAGATAGATGGTATAGAGATTTTCCAAGTAGAGGAAGAAGATGAAGATAATGAGGAAGAAATTCAGGAAGAGGACGAAATTTAATTAGAAACAGTCATAAAACTATAAATACAATTAAAAGATGAAATTAAGAATTACAAGTATCCCGAACTTAATTGCTTTTTTAAAAAAGCTTAAAACGGTTGATAAAAGTGTTATTTTGGAAATCACAAAGGATAAAGTCTTTTCCAAAGTCCACACCCCCGATAAATCGGTTATGAAATACGCAAGCGTCGCTCTTCAGGATGTTCTAGAAGGTGATGTTGATTGGAAAAAGATAAAGGGTGAAAGAATTAAAATTGGTATTATAGATGCTACAAGACTAATGGAAGCATTTAAACACTTCAGACCAGAAGAAGATGTTTACATGGAAATTAGCGTGGACACTGTAGACGACCAATCGGTTTCTACCGAGTTAAAGCTCACCTCAGCTTCTTTGAATATCAAATTGAGATGTGCAGATCTTTCCCTTCTATCTTATGTGGAGGATAATATTTTGTCTATGGTTCATTCTAAAGATGATTCAGTAGCAAACTTCAAGATCTACCAATCTGACTTTACAACCATACTTTCACTATGCGGTCTAGAAACAAATTCTGAGGAAATCCTGGTGTTTGACATCACAACAAAGAATGTTCACGCCAAAGGGGATTCTTTCAGTTATAAGCTAAACTTAGGACCTTCAGAGATCAACATGGATGAAGATTCTTCGGCTTCCAATATTTATAAAAATCAGCTCTCTTACATGGAACCTGAAACTTGCCAAGTTTTTGTACATGGCAATAGATTAGTTTTAGTTTCAGAACAATCAACAACATCCATCGCAATTGGATTAGTTGAAAAATAAAATATTAAATGACATCCGAAGAAATAAAAGAAATAGAAGAGAAGATAGAGAGGCTCACTTCCCTTAAGAATGAATTAAAGAACGAAGAGCAGGCTGTTAAATTAACAATGAATTCCATATACGGAGCGATTGGTAATAACTGGTTTGTTTGCTTCAACCCGGATGTTGCTGAAGCGGTTACGCTACAGGGACAGGATTTGATTAAATATTCGGAGAAGATTGTATTTAGATATTTTAGTGAATTCTGGCATAAAGACACTGATCTTCATGAAAAATTAGGATTAACCTCTGTAAGAAAGATAAGTAGCCCTATGACCATATACGGAGACACCGATTCCAATTATGTTACATTCCAAGAGGTCGTTTCCTCTTGCGATTGGAAAGGAGAAGGAAAGGATCTCATTCTTAAAATTAACGAATATAGATTAAAGGGATATCTTAGAAATTGCTTTGATATCTATTCTAAGAAATGGGGAACAGAGAATTATCAGGATTTTGAGTTAGAGAACATAGCATGCAATGCGATATTCTTAGGTAAGAAAAAATATGTGGCTAATCTTGTTTACGAGGATGGTGTTCACATAGATCCTTTAAAGAGGATGAAGATTGTAGGTGTTGAAATGATTAAAGGGGGAACCCCTCCTTTCGTAAGACAGAAATTGGAATATCTAACAAAGTTCATCTTCTCCAAAGGTAAAAGCTTTGATATCAGAGAGTTTGTAAAAGAACTCAAGGACATCAAGAAAGAATTTAAGTTACAAGAGCCTAGAAACATATCTGCTTCTGTAAATGTCAATAACTATGAGAAATTTATTCTCAATGATGTAACTGCTCTTGAAGTTGGTAAGGCATGTCCTATACATGTTAGAGCTTCTGCTTATCATAACTATCTTCTAAACAACTCCAAATATAAAGACAAATATCCTTTACTTAGAAGTGGAGATAAGGTTAACTACTACTTTGTTAAAGTTAAATCCATAGCTGATAATAACGTTTTTGCGTATACTCAGGGAACATATCCATATGAATTTGCTCCTCCTGTGGATCACGACGAGCAGTTTACTAAGACAATTCTAGATCCAATTAACCGATTTATAGAGGTTATGGGCTATAATCCAATCAGTCCTAATCTTTTCATGATTAATGCTTTATTTTAATGGGATTCAATAAAAGATATTTACCGGAGTTGGAAGATCTAAAGGAACTTCATCAAAAAATTGGGAACGATCAAGATTTCATAAAGCATGTTGTTGGAAAGTCCGATTGCTTATTAGGTCCTAGCGAATCACACCTGTATCTGGAGATGGTTTACGAAAAGGTTAAAAATTCGAAAATTTCAGAAAAAAATGACTAAGATCTTCGACCTGGACGGAAGCTATGAGGAATATAGAATTCTAATGTTAATCGAAGCGGAGGAGATTTTAGGGGATAAGAAAAGATTTATCAGCCAAGACCCCACCCCTATGGAGATCAAATCTATTAAAATTCAGGATCTACTGAATTTTTTCTATGTTGAGGAGGAGCATGAGATCTATAATGAGCTTTATTCTATCTATAGGGCCATATACATTAAGAATATCCTCCACATTTAGCTCTTTCCAAGGGATATATACATAAAAAAACAGAGATTAATTAAATGTCATCGAATAAAGTTTTAAATTTCTGGTCTTTTCTCAATGAGGCTAAGACTGAATCCGTAAAAGTTGTGGTTTTAACAGGAACTGTAGAGGGAAGTAAAACAGCAAAGTCTTTTGCCGAAGAGTGCAAAAAAAGAGGTGCAGAATGCCACGTAGTTGATGTAAATACGGTGGTTCTAGAGAAGGTTTACAATGGACATCTTCTAAAGACAGAAGAGGATGATATTTTGATAGATCCAACCTCAACTGTTATAGTTCCTAGAAGAGGTGTTATCGACAACTCTTACACTAAGAAGATAATGAACCAGTTGGAGGCAGCTAGATACTTTACTGTCAACACGCTTGAATCTATAGAGATTTGCGAAAACAAGTTCGTTACCTCACAGGTTTTAGAAGATGCGGGTCTACCCGTACCTAAATATGCTTTAGTGCCAAGCGAGGAAGCTTTAGATTCTGCTTTAGAAGCAATAGGAGGTAAATTTCCTATAGTTATGAAACTCCTTTCAGGGACTCAAGGAATTGGTGTATCTATAGTTGATTCGTATGCTTCTTATAAATCCGTTTATCAAACGATCAGAAAACTCGACGAGGATAGCGAGATTCTTATCCAAGAGAAAATAGATTCAAATTACGATTTAAGAATCCAAGTTATAGTTAAAAAGTTCGATCCGCTAAATCAGAAGAAAGACAACTGTATTATTCTGGGATCTATGAAAAGAGAAGCGGTTAAGAAAGACTTCAGAACAAACTATTCATTAGGTGGAGAGGTTTCTAAATATGATATTGATGAGAAACTAACAGAGATAGCTTGTAAAGCTGCTAATGCAGTTGGTTGTCACTGGTGTGGAGTTGATATTATGATAGATTCTAAAACGGAAGAACCCTATATTCTAGAAGTTAACTCTTCTCCAGGAACGGAGGGTATATCTAAAGCGATAGGAAGACCTATTGTAGATGATGTACTAAATTACATTCTGGATAAAAAAGAATGGAGCTATTCAACATTAGAATGCGGATATTTAGAAAAGATCGCAGTTCCTGGTCTTGGTAGCTTTATAGCTAAATTCGACACAGGTAATGGTGCTAAATCTTGTAGCATTCATGCAGATGAGATAGAGGAAAAAGGAAATAAGCTTATCTGGAAATGCGGGGACAAGAAATTTGTTAGCGAAATAATCGGTTACTCAGATGCTGAGGTTGGAAGAGATACTCACACAAGACCAATCATTGAAATGGACATCGTGTTTAATGATATTCTAATCCCAAAGGTTAAGATATCACCGGTTGATAGAACAGGAAAGAGCACTCCATTCTTAGCGAACAGAACTCTTATGAAAAAGTTGGGTCTTATAGTTAATCCAAATAAAGCTTTCGTGGTAACTGAAAATCCAGATTTAAAATATACCCCTATGGAAGCTAAGGGTGAAGAGCACGCAGGAATTTACTTTGAAAAATAAATAATAAATAAAAATGAGCACTCAATCAGAAAAAACTGAAAAAATCCAGGTTCTCCTATCAGAAGAGGATCTTACAGATCTCACTAGAAAAATCGCAAAGAAAGCTCTTTCAAAAGGAGAGGCACCGGTTTCTATTTCACAATATGTGAGAAATATTATTAGAAGAGATCTCGGTAAGACTACTGAGAACGATTAAAATAATCTGAAAATTTTAACACCCTGTTGGATGATTCCTGCGGGGTGTTTTTTTGTTCCTCCCTATCTAGAATCTCATTTTTGGCATCGTCATCTATGTCTATTTCATGGGGTTCCTCCTGGTCGTCTCCATAGGTAGAAGGCTTATCCAGATCCATTTCTTCGGGCTCGTAAACTTCATCCCATGAAGGATTTCCCTCGGATCTTTCAATTTCTTGGTTTAATCCACTTGACTGCAAGTTTTGATCTATAACATTTTCTTGATCCATAAATAATGTGGTTTAGATGAATATATATTCCATGAAAAAACTATTAGAAATGGACGACCTCGACAGCTTAGACCTCAATGATGCTGAGAGAGCGGAGATCAAAAACTGGGTCAAAAAATATGAGAAGTTTTATAATTTCCATGATAGTGGGAATTTCTTAGATTCTGTTGATTCCCTTACGGATGATTGTTTAAATCAACTAGACATAGACAAAACTAAAAGAGATGAGGTTAAAGATTATCTACAAAGTCTATATGACCTATCCGACGGTCTTTCCGTTGTAATGGCACCAGACCCACAATTTCAATATAATAACATCGACCAAGTTCAAAGATTTCAATACTAGGTCGAAACTTTTTTCCCGAAATTCATATAATTCCTAAATAATCGGAAATTATTATGAATTTAGTTAGCGCTTTAATGCAGGAAGATACCCGTACAGAGAATGGAATGAAAACCAATTCAAGCTCTCTTAATAACAGCTTGGATTTATTCTTCAAAATAGGAGCTTCGAGAGCAGCCGAACACCAAGACATCATAAGATACTTTTCATCAGCTTTTGCTGAATCACCGCTAGAAGCCCTCAAGATATTATTCTGGGGCAGAGACGTTAGAGGCGGAGCAGGAGAAAGAAGATTCTTTAGAATCTGTCTAAACTACCTAGCAGAGCACAATCCCCAAGCCCTTGTAAAAAATATACACCTTATTCCCGAATATGGAAGATGGGACGATCTACTTTCACTAGAAGGAACCAAAGTTGAAAGGGAGGCATTTGGTTTAATAAGTGCCGCTTTATCTCACGGAGATAGACTTTGCGCTAAGTGGATGCCTAGGAAAGGACCAATGGCTAATAGTCTCAGAAAGAGCTTTGGACTAACCCCTAAAGAATACAGGAAACTTATTGTCAACTCAACTGATGTTGTTGAACAGAAGATGTGTGCTAAGAATTTTTCTGAAATTGATTATTCTAAGGTTCCTTCCTTAGCAGCAGCTAGGTATCAGATCTCATTTAGAAAAAATGATGCTGAAAGATATAACGCATATCTGGTGGAATTGCAGAAACCAAAAGAGGAGAGAAAGGTAAAAATCAATGCTGAGGCTGTTTACCCTTACGACATTGTTAAATCCCTAAATAGAGGTGTTTGGGAAGTTGCGGTTGAGCAATGGAAATCCCTACCCGATTTCTTAGAGGGATCTAATGATATGATTCTCCCCGTCGTAGACGTTTCTGGTTCAATGGAAACCCCAGCAAGTAGAACAGGAAGTCTTACTTGTATGGACGTTTCAGTATCTCTAGGTCTTTATATCTCCGAAAGAAACAAAGGACCTTTTCAGGATTGTTTTATCACATTCTCTGAATCACCTAGCCTTCAAAAGCTTTCTGGTAATCTTAAGGAGAGATACGAACAACTTAAAAGGTCAGAATGGGGAATGAGTACTGATTTGGTTGAGGTTTTTAATCTGATATTAAGACAGGCTACTAAGCACAATGTTCCTCAGGAGGAAATGCCATCAAAGATCTTGATTTTATCCGATATGGAGTTTAATAGAGCAGTAAACGAAGACGATACAGCAATTGAAGCCATCAGAAAGAAGTATGAATCCTACGGATATGAAATGCCAGCTGTTATTTTCTGGAATATTCAGAGCAGAATCGGAGGAAGCAACATTCCGGTTAGATTTGATGAGAATGGAACGGCTCTTGTTTCTGGATTTTCTCCTTCGATCATGAAGTCTATTCTCGGAGGTAAAAGCATTACCCCTATAGATATAATGAAAGAAACTATAAACGTTCCAAGATATGAAATGATCTCTATTTAGTAGAATATTTTGAAACTTTTTAGATAAATAATCATATAAAATACAAATAAAGAATCGATACAGCAAATCAAAAAATTCATACATGCAACGCGGCTGGCTTCAAGCCATCTGTAAAAACCCCGATTCTGAAAAAATTAAAGGATTGTTACAGCACGAACAAAAACAATTATAAACGCTAATTATTAATTCCGAAACACAATCCTGCTAAAATTAAAATCTCCAGATAATTCTGGAGATTTTTTTTGATAAAATGAATCTTTTCGAGTCCTTTGCAATATAAAAAAAATATGAAACCAACAAAGGCTGTTTATGTTGATTGGCATGCTCCGAGAAAAATGAGGGGACAGATTTCTCCGGTTAAGAAATCTTGGGAGATAGCATTAATAGTAAGAACAACATACTTTTCTAAGAAATATAATTATCTGAATCCTGTTTTATACTGCGACGAAGAAACATTTGAATATTATAAAGAAATTGGAATAGACAAGTGTTTTGACGAGGTTTATCCTATACTTCCAACTAAACCAGATTTTGATGCTAGTCTTTTCTGGGCAGCCGGTAAATTTTTAGCTATTCAGCACGTCAACGAAAACTTCATTATGATAGATCTGGATGCGGAGGTTAGATTTGAGATAGACTTTAATGATTTTGATGTTTACTGCTCCCATGTTGAAGTTGTCGATAAACACGATTTGCTGTACTATCCAGAACCTGAATATTTAGATCCCTCTAATTATCTAGGCAACAAATACAATTTCAAATGGAGCGATCGTGCTTACAACACAGCTCTTCTTTATTTTAAGGATCTTAGAATGGCAAAGGAGTATGCAGACTCCGCTATGGAATTTATAAGATCCCTAAGTTTTATAAACCCAGCATTCTCAGTTGCCTATATTCTTCTTGCAGAGCAGAGATTTTTATATGATTTTTGTAAAGCTAAAGGTCTTAAGGTTAAAACACTTATTACAGGATTATACAGACTTAAAAATCAAATAACAAAAGAGGATGCTTACTTTGAAGACTCCAATGTAAAGGAAGTTGGTAACATGGGATTTCTTCACGTTTGGGGGTTAAAGGATGAATTTAAAGACGATAATCTTAAAGGAATGGATCTTTATAAATCATTGCTTTGGTCTCGTCCAGAATTGACGGAACAAATCAAATCGGCTACATCTATAAATGATGCAATAAAGCAAGATCAAAAAGTGATCTGAAGCTAGATAAATACAAATGGGCCTAACTGGAATTGATCCGCAGGCGTAGTTCTTTGAATGCAGGCAGAGTTAGTATTGGAAACTCTTTAATCACCTATACAAAGCTTTAAACGGCAACAAAAACGTTTGGGATGCTATCAACGCGTTTGGTACTCCTGCAACTGAGATAGAGTTAGCTTACGCTGCCTAATCTCCGAGGTCTCACTTACCTCGATTAAAAAAATGTGAAAGCAAATCCAGGTGGCTCCCTTAATAGTCTTGGCTGACCAAGAGCATCTGATCGTAGAGGCGATCTATACAGGGGGTGAAAGAGTAGGGGTTTCAGGGCGGCGCCACTATAAAGTAAGTCCGCGACCAGGTTATTTGGAAGTTTTGGTTCCCACATACATCAAACTTCATATTTTGTTGATTTAGAAAAACCAACTAAGCCTGTGAAAGAATTCATTGAGTTAACTGATGGAGACGAGGGTTCGAATCCCTCTAGGTCCACGCGCGCAATTTCGTACCTTTATTTAGAAATTTCTAAATAAAGGTTACGAATATGCCAAGGAAAAAACCCAAGTATAGGTAAGATCCTCCGAAACTTTTCTAGAAAAAGATATATAATTTCTATAAAAAATAAATTAAAACAATGACACTTACTATCGTAATTTTAGGTATTGCTGCTTTGGCTATCATCCTAGTAGCTTTTAAATCTCGTTCAAAAACAAAGGAAACTGAAGAACCAACAATATCTCCAGCACCTACTTATCCATCTTGGACGACAAGTTCATCTTCATTTGTAGGATCTGTTGAAAAGGTTCAAGCTCCTGAAGCCAAAATTGAGACTGCTCCAGTAGAAGCTCCAGTAGAAGCTCCAGTAGAAGCTCCAGTAGTTAAAGAAGCAAAGGTTAAAGAACCTAAAGCTCCTAAGACTCCTAAAGCTCCTAAGACTCCTAAAGCTTCTAAAAAAGAAGGTCCTAAAAAAGGAAAGAAACCTGGAAAGAAGGACGATCTTTTACTTAGCTAAAATTCCAACGATTTATATAAATGAAAATCTGCTAAATGTTTAGCAGATTTTTTTTTGAAAATTTTTTTTATCCCGAGATCTTTTCTTATTTTTGCTATATAATTTAAAAATAGCCCTATGGTATTTAATATCCTAAGAATAAGAAGAATCGTAAAGGTCAAAATAGCCAAAGTGAAAAGAGCGATTAAGCAAGTAATTTACAATTCTAAAACACCTAAAAACAGTTCCGATAGACTAATAGTAAAGATCATAAAAACATTCCTCGATAGAAACGATACCAAGGTCCAGTTTTCTCCAATCTCAGATAAGATCTACATATACACAAAGGACAGAAGAGTTTTTATAGTATTTAATGCTTACGAGATACACATTGCTTATAACAAATTCTTTTTCTATTCATCACTTAAAGATTCCGTTTCTGAGGAGATCACAAAATACGCTAAGGAAAGAATTGAATCTGAGATGAGATCTATAGAGTCAGAGGTCTCAAAAAATCAAAAAGAATTATTAAACGATTTATACGAAAGTTTTTCTAAGACTAAAACAAAACACGAAAAAAGAAATGAAGAATTCCAGCAAGCACAGGAGAATCGCAATAATAGCACACGATGGGAAGAAGGCACAAATGGTGTCATTCGTAATGCACCATCTAGAATTTTTCCAGAGATTGGACTTGGAGATCTGGGCAACTGGAACAACAGGTAAACATGTGGAGGAAGCCGGTCTAAAGGTTAACAAGGTTTTATCTGGACCCATGGGTGGAGATGCCAAGATAGCAGACATGGTTTCAAACGGTCTTATAGACATAGTTATATTTTTTAGAGATCCTCTAGGTAAGCATCCTCATGAACCGGATGTCCAGATGTTAATGAGACTTTGCGATGTTCATGAGATTCCACTAGCCACAAACCCTGCAACAGCAAGATTACTCATACAAAATTTCATATAAATCTATATGCACACCTTTATTTTCATATCGGATACCCACACTAAGCATTTCGAAATAGACGAAAAGCTAAAATTAATTTACAAAGAAAATCCAGATTCAACCATAATTCACTGTGGTGATATTTCATATCGAGGACTACCTTGGGAGGTTCAAGATTTTGTTGTTTGGTTTGCTGAGCTTCCATTTAGGAATAAGATTATGATATCAGGAAATCATGATTTTCTTTTTGAAGAGCAGTCTTCTCTTGCAAAAGATATCTTTCAAAACATGGGACCCGAGATAATCTATCTTGAGGATAGCGGGGTTGAAATAGAAGGAATCAAAATATGGGGTAGCCCGGTTACCCCGAGATTTCACGATTGGGCTTTTAATCGAGATGAAGATATTCAAAATCACTGGGACCTTATACCAGAGGACACAAATATTCTAATAACACATGGACCGGTTAAGGGAATTCTAGATACAACAATTCGAGGAGGATTGAATGTTGGATGTCCACTATTAAGAGATAAAATATTTTCCGATTTAAAGGATCTTAAAATACACGCTTGCGGACATATACACGAAGCCTATGGAATTGAGAAGATTGGAGGTGTAACATTTATCAATGCTAGCATCGCAACGTTCAGATATGACATGGAGAATGAACCTATAATAATAAAAATCTAAAGAGATGAAATATATTTCAAACTCTTTAATAAGATATGATAAAGAACCGATTAGATGAAAACTTTCTATAAACCCAGCGAAGCTATCAAATGGACTAAAGAGAAACTTGTAGACCATGGCTATGTAGTAAAAACTGAAAGATGGCAGGGAATTGAATCGCCTGATGATATGTGGGAAGTAATGAATCATTCATTCCAGTTTTTTATCCCAGAGACTATGGAGGATCTAATACAAGAGGTTAGACCAAATCTTCCTTGGGCAGACGATCATTTTAAAGAGAGAATTGGAGGGGCACCTTTAAATCCTCCACCTTCTAACGAGTGGTGGCCTTTTAATCAGAAAAAGAACGAGAGGTTTAAAAAAGACACAAAATTTTCACACACATATCCAGAGAGACTGTGGCCTAAATATGCAGGATCCGAACCTAACTCTATAATGAGCGGGGTCAGATACGATTACGGTGATTTTGGAGATGTTATAAATCTTCTCCAGAGAGAACCTTTTACCAGACAGGCATTCCTTCCCATGTGGTTTCCAGAAGACACCGGGGTAGTTCATAGAGAAAGAGTTCCTTGCACTATCGGATATCAGTTTATGAGGAGAGGCGATAGATTTCATATAGTTTACTACATTAGGTCGTGTGATTACATTAGACATTTTAGGGATGATATTTACATGGCCTGCAGGAAGTTAATGTGGGTTCTGGATATATTAAAAGAAAGAGATCACCAAAATTGGGGTGACGTAAAGCCCGGTTATTTTGCTATGCACATAACATCGCTTCACTGCTTCAATAAAGAAAAGGGAATTCTTAAATCTAAATCTTCTAAATATTAAAATTATTATGGAAAACAAAGAGCATAAGCTACAACCCGTTAAAGAGCCTTCTAAAGAGATGCTTGAGTATTACAAATCCCTTTACGAAAGAAACCAAGGCAAGTTCATCAGGAGATCCCGACTAGAGATCGAGCATTTTGGATCGGAATTTGAATTCGAAGATAAAAAATTAACCCTAATGGGTTCAATTGATGCTTTACTAATGCTAGTAAAGGACGAGAATGGAAAATATTATAGATTGGATAGTTCTCCAATAACTAAACAAATAATGGAAAAAAGTTAAGTGATAAATTTTTTCATAAAAACCCATAATCCAAGAGGGCACATAGAAGCCTGCTCTTTTATATCACATTTTGGTGCGGAAATAATAAAGCACGAAATATGTGAAAATGATGCGGATTTTTATGGATTTTTTCATGTAGATGGATCAGAAGAACTATTTGAAATCATATCCGAATTCTCCCCAGATATAACTCTGGAAATCCCTCCCGAAAATATTGTTAGATAGGGGGTCCTTTCTGCTATTATAACGATATATAGTTCGAGTCTTTTGAAAATTGGGCAAATTTAATCAAAAGACATGGACAAAGAAAGAGACATAACTCAGTCGTTACTAATGAAACAGATTTTAGACGAGATTTCTAATCTCAAGTCTAAGATGCCGAATGGTGAGCTTAGGCACATGCAAGATGGAATGGAGGAGATGAAGAAGAACTTCAAGGAAATGAAGGACGATATGTCCGAATTAAAAAAGAAGCTTCTAGACCCTGATGACGGTGTTATCGTTAAGGTTAATGAAAACACCAAATTTAGGTTAGAGGAGGAGAGCAGATACGATGAAAACATGGCACAAAAGGCTGATCTTGAGTCTATGAAGAAATGGCAATCAGGAGTTAATAAAGCCCTATGGATTATATTCGGAGCTATTATAGCTATCGCATTAAAAATTATATTCGGAGTTTCCGGTTAACCTTTTAAAAGGTGATAAAAATGAAGGCTGAAGAAAAAGACAAATACGAAGAAACACTTTTAGCTTATTCCTCAATTGTTAAATATAAAAAAGCTACCAGAGAGGAAATAGTAGAATGTATTAAAGCCTTTGAATATTTCGAGGACTATGAAAAATGCAAAGACCTAATCGGAATTTTGGATGACATTGAAGCTAGAAGTAAAAATGATAATCGATAAAAAATTGGAGAGATCACTAGATAGAAACGTTTTTGAAAATGCTATAGGCGTCATGAAAAAATATGGGGTCAGCAGTATATTATCTAAAAGAATACTTCCTAAAAAAGACCGCATCAGAAGTTCACTCCTAGTTTATTACGAATCAACAGAGGAGTATGAAAAATGTCAATTCATAAAGGAATTTTTCGAACAATTGGAAACAGAGATAGATAAAGAAATCTCACCAGAAGAATTAGAGCAAAAGACTAATTAATTTATTTTTTAATCCCAAATCCTTTTTAGTGAAGAACAGCTTTCGCAGCTATAACACAAATAAAATCATAAACTTAAGGTTTCGAATTGTATTCGAAACCTTTGTTTTTTAGATAATATAATAAAAAGGTAAATTAAAATAACTCAATGAAACTAGAAGATTTAACACATGAACAAATTTCAGATCTCTCCGCGATTTACTGGAACAGAGATCTAAGCTGGGACGACAGAATGAAACAGCTAAGTCAATACCTAAACAAATCAGAAAGAACTGTACAGACCTGGATTTCCAAACTCGGAATAACAGAAAAATCAATAACAGATTCACCTCAATATGCAGAGGCTAAGAAAAGAAAATTTGATAAGAAGAAGAAAAAATTTATTATAACTTGGGCTCAGAATGACACGCAAGTTCATGAAGACTTCGTTACCAACCTAGAAGCTTATGCTAAGCACATAGACGCATCTGTTCATGTCATAGCAGGAAGATATAAAAATCCCACATCAGTTTCAACTGACACCAGCTATGAGTCCTGGTCGGAAAGGATAGAACAGTATTTAGATGCTGGACGTCACGAAATACATAAGCACATGTGGATCATGTCAGATATTAAAATCCAACCTACTGCAGTGAATCCAATGACGGGTCTTGAAGGAATGAGTGGCGTTAATTCCTGTGTCTTCGGATCTCCTAAAGTTCAAATGGAAACAATCCCTGTTTTAGAAGGTAGTCTACCTAAGTTAATGCTAACAACAGGAGCTTGTACTCTTAGAAATTACACAGACTCTAAAGCGGGTAAGAAAGGGGAATTCCATCACGTTCTTGGTTTTGTGGTTGTCGAAATAAAAGATTCCTCTGTTTTCTTTGTTAGACAGGTAACTGCAACAGACGATGGAAGTTTCACAGATCTTTACAACAAGGTTCAAAATGGAAAGGTTACTAAAGTTAAAAAGTTGGCTGCTGCCATTCTTGGAGACTTGCACTATGGACAGCACGACGAAAGAATTATAGACAAGACCCTTGAGATGCTTAAGGATCTAAAACCAGATCATCTGGTTCTTCATGATGTTTTCGATGGTCTTTCTATAAATCATCACGAATCAAACGATCCGTTTATTCAATACAAAAGAGAGATGGACGGAACCAACTCTTTAAGAAACGAGGTTGATCAGATGCTTAACGGTCTTAAAGATTTTGAAAAATATAATGTGGTTGTGGTTAGAAGTAATCACGATGACTTCTTAGACAGATGGCTGAAATCTACAGATTGGAGAAAAGCCGGAACACTAAAGAATTCTTTAGAGTATATGGAATACAGCTCTCTACTTCTTAAGGGCGAAGCACCAAACGGAGTTATTCCATATCTGATCAATAAGAGATATCCTAAATTCAAAACTTTAGGAAGAAGTGACAGCTACGTTGTTAATGGCTGGGAGCTAGGACAGCATGGCGATATTGGATCGAATGGAACTAGAGGATCTCTTTTGCAATTCAGAAAGCTGAACACCAAGATAGTTGTTGGCCACTATCACTCACCAGGAAGAAAGGATGGAGCTTTAGCGGTTGGAACATCAACTAAGCTAAGAGTAAATTACAACCTAGGTCCAAGTGGATGGCTTCATTCGCATATTATCATCCATGAAGATGCTAAGGCTCAGCATATCAATTTTATTAAAGGCGAATTTACAACTCTTAAACCCTAATGATAGATCTTAGTAAATATAAAGCAATAGCAGGGGTTGACGAAGTAGGCCGTGGGGGTCTCAGTGGCCCGGTAGTTTCTGCTTGTGTCATTCTACCTGATGATTTTAGGGATTCTAGAATAAAGGATAGCAAGCTAATTAAAAGCATTAAGAAAAGAGAAGAGATAGAGAAGGTAATAAAAGAAAATGCTATCTCATGGGGCATAGGAGCAAGTTCTCCTCAGGAGATAGATCAATTTAATATTCTTCAGGCAACTTTTATCTCTATGAAAAGAGCCATAGACTCTTGCTCTACACAGCCTGATTTTCTCTATATCGACGGAGATAAATTTATAGGTCATAAGGAGATTCCTTACGAATGTGTAATCAAAGGGGATTCTAAAATCCTCTCAATTTCTGCGGCTTCCATACTGGCTAAAGTATATAGAGATAGACTTATGCAATCTATAGCAGCAGAATTTCCTCAATACCTTTGGGAGAAAAATATGGGTTATGGAACATCAGAACACATTAAATCAATAAGAGAAACAGGAATAACTAAACATCACAGAAAAAGCTTCTGTACAAATTTTATTTAAACATATGGAAAACTTAAACAACGAGATTACAACACAGGAATTTGAACAAGGAATGGAAAACGACACGATGCCAATGCCTTCTATCGAGTCTAATTATCAAAAATTCAAACAACCGGAATGGGTGTTTCAATTTGATGACGAGGAACCTACTGTTTTTGCTTGGTCAACGGACCCGGAAGAAAAAGCTCAGGTTAATCTACACCTAACTGGTGACAGCCAATGCAATGTCATCTTCAAATCTGCTAACGGTAGACAGATGAGAATTTTTTCTAGAGAGATTACGGAGCCAACTTTAAAGATGCTAGCTCAAGACGGAAACGTGGAAGTTGAAGAAAATTAAAAACCATTTGGTTATATACTCTTAAAAAACTAAATGAAGTCCAATTATTCCTTCACTGCGGAGCTCATCTCCAATAAAAAATTCACGGAGTCCCAGCTAAATGACATAAAGAACGAGATAGAGACTCGGGAGGATTTAGCACAATTGCATTCGGTATTTCTACGCTATATAGAGATAAATTTTAGCGGACACATAGAAATATACGTTGAAGATTTTGGATTTGACATCGATCTTTCTTCAGACATAGAGATAATGGTTTCTGAGATAGATGGTATAATACCAGGGGGATGGTCAAACGATTCCAAAATTGAATTCTATATAGAATTCCCAGCAACAAACCTAGTCTGGTATAAAGAAGATATGAAGTGGAATTTTACCTCTTCAAATTCACCTAAGAGTGATTTTTTTGCTAGCGATGGTTGGGAAGAACCAGAGAAAGATGATTTTTATCTATACGATTCACCAGATTACGATGAAAGTGATAACGATTGGTAATTTGGATCAGATAGATGATTAATCATATATAAAATATTGTATTGAAAGGTGCCTTTCGTACTTAGTGTCCCAGGTCAAAATGGCCTTAGAGTTGTTTGAAAGAGCAGCAATGGGATTTTAAAAAAAAGAAAAGGTAAAAAATGAAAAACAAAAACACAGGGGTAAACAGTACCCCACAAGCTTGGATAGCCGTATCCAACAACAGACAAAAAATCTACGGCGCAAAGAATGATCTAGTTTATCTAGACGCAGGACAAGAGTTTCAAATTGAACTCTACAACCCAACTTCCACGTCCTATCTTGCAAAAATCTATCTGAACGACAAGTTGATTAGCACATCAGGTTTGGTTATTAAACCAGGTCAGAGATACTTCTTGGATCGCCATATAGATGAGCAAAGAAAACTTCTTTTTTCCACATATTCAGTGGATGACAACGAAGAGGTTAAGGAAGTAATCAAAAACAACGGTAAGTTAAAGGTTGAATTCTACCAGGAAAATACTCCTAACTGGAATTCAATATCAACTGGCACTGTAACCTGGACAAACCCAAATTACGTAACTCCTCCAATAGTCTGGGCGACCCACAATTCCTACATCACCAACACCGGAGGATTATCGGGGAATCTAGCAAATCTCAGCGGAGGTGCAACATTGAATGGCATTAATGCAACGTACACAACAAACTCTTTCGTTAACCCGTCGTTTAACAATTCATCCATCTCTAGTAATACCTTAGAGACAGGAAGAATAGAAAGAGGCGGAAACTCCAATCAAGATTTCGGTAAAGACTATGGCAATTATTCTTTCTATTGTGCTTATAAATCAGAGTACCAAATACTTCCGAGGTCAGTTAAGCCTGTGGAGGTTACAGAGCTCAGAGAATACTGCACTGAATGCGGATCTAGAATCAAAAAGAAAACCTGGAAATTTTGTCCATCATGTGGGGAATCTCTAGGATAATTTAATTTGTACGGGAGGCACCTTAAATACAATACACCCCGAAATTAAATTCCAGATAGCCCATACAATATTTAAAAGATAGAAGTTTTGAAAGTAGTTTATATTACTCCCCATCTCTCGACTGGGGGAATGCCAGAGTATCTAAAAAACAAAATAGAAAAGATAAAGGACGATGTGGAGATATGGGTTCTTGAAAAAAATCACGAGAAAACATATAACACAATCCGCAAAAGGATCGAATCTTTAATAGGACAAGATAGAATAATAACTTGGGGAGAGATGCCTCAGAAACTTCTACTTGATAAGATTACAGAAATAGATCCTGATGTGATCCATTTCGAGGAGCCTTCAGAGGAGTTTGTGCCAGACTATCATCTTGATAAAATATATTCTGATGAGAGAAGATATAGCATTTTTGAAACGCTCCATGATTCTTCATACAACGCTAAGGAAAAGATTTATCTTCCTGATAAATTTATTATGGTTAGTCCTTGGCAGGTGAATATTCTATCAGATCTTAAAGTTCCTAATGAAGTTATTGAACACCAGTTACCCGAGGGAAGATCTAGAGACACAAATAAATCTAGAGAACTCCTAGGTTTAGACCCGAGTAAAAAACACGTGGTCCAGATAGGAATATTTACTCCCAGAAAAAATCAGAAAGAAACTGCAGATTTAGCTAAAAATTTTCCTGATGTTCAATTTCATTTTATCGGAACATTAGCAGATAATTACAGATGGTATTGGGAGCCTATAGTTAGGAAACTTCCGGAGAATTGCAAGATCTGGGGAGAAAGAGATGATGTGGATCTTTTTTATCAGGCTGCAGACCTTGTAATATTTCCATCAATAGCTTTATTCAATGACAAAGAGACAAGTCCTCTAGTTATAAAGGAGGCTATCTCATGGGGAAGCCCATTGTTATTAAGAAACCTTCCTGTTTACGTTGACATGTATCAGGAATCAAAAAATATAAAATTTATGTCAGATAAAAGAGAAGAAAACATAGAGATATTAAAAGAGCTTCTAAGCACAAGGGTAGAGGTAGCACAGGAGGATTTATTCAGAGCCAGCTTTAATCCAGATGACAATAAGATAAGCATAGAATACTCAGGAACCACCCCGATAGGAAATGTTTTCGTTTCTGTGAAAGATCGGGACTCTAATGCCTGCATATACGGTTTTAATGTTGAAGCAAATTCACAAGGATCCGGTTGGTGGTGTATACCAATTCCTAAACAACATTTCGACTTTATGGGGAACCCTAATTTTACTGGATTCAAAATAGAGTTCTATAAGGATAGAGTGGATTCTTCACCTATCTATACTCATATAATAGATCTCAAAAAAAGCATTAATAAAAAGAAGATAATTTCAAACGGATACATCAACTTTGATCCAGTGTTTGTAAACTATACCCAATTTTTCGTTGATGGAATTTATAATAATTTCTTTGCAGGTTATAGAATAAATTCTGCTATAGATGTTGGTGCAAATGTTGGACTTTTCACAGAGTGGGTTTTAGATAGATTTGGATCTGATACTTTTGTATTAGGAGTTGAACCAAACTCTGTGGCTGCTAAAGCCTTTGTTGCTATGCATGGAGAAAGGACAAATGTTAAGTTTTCAGAGGTAGCACTTTCTGACACATCGGGAGATGAAATAGAAATGTTAATCAATCCCGAAAACACTCTAATCTCAAGTATAGAGGGAACAGGAAGTCAGTACACGGAAAAGCAAATAGTTAAAACAAAAACTCTAGCTGATCTTATGACTGAATATGGACTTGATGAGGTTGACCTTTTAAAGGTTGATGTAGAGGGAGCCGAGTATCAGATATTTAGTTGCTTGTCTCCTGAGGATATTAGAAAAAGATTCAAACACCTTTTAATAGAATTCCATAACAATCAGGGAAGAGCATCTGAGTTGATTAAGAAAATAAGAAGTGCAGGATATAGTGTTGATTTAAGAGACGATGACACTAGATACAGCACAGATGAAAATAATGATAGAGGTACAATCTTCGCAACAAGAATAGACTAATGAGAATAGCACAAATAACACCAGGAGTTATACCGATCCCACCTAATGGCTGGGGAGCGGTCGAAAAGATAATTTGGGAGTACACCAAGGTTCTAAGGAATCTCGGACATCACGTTGAAATCCTATACACCGACGATGTCAAAAAAGGTGAATGGGATATTGTCCATGTTCATATGGCTAACCTAGCTCTAATCCTAAGGGACAGAGGTATTCCTTATATCTTTTCTCATCACGATCATCACGCATACCATTTCGGAAAGGATTCTGAAGTCTATAAGAAGAATAAAGAAGCAATTGAGGGATCAGTTCTCTCCTTTGTTCATGCAAAATATCTAGTTGAATATTTTGGATCCTTACCACAATTAAGGTATTTGGGGCATGGTGCTAACGTCGATGACTACGAGTTTGCAGATAGATCAAAGGAAGTTATATCAGGAGAAACCAGACTTCTGATGATGGCCAATAATGGGCTCGGTGGAAATGTTACATATGACCGAAAAGGATTTATCCCGGGAATAGAGGCAGCTAGAAAACTGAATCTCCCCATAACAATCATATGTCCAGAAAAGGGAAACAAGGAGCTTCTCTCTGCGGTTAGTCCATATGATAAGCTTCAAGTTCTCTATGATCTAAACTACGAGGACACTTTGACTGAAATGGAGAAATATCATATATTTCTTAATCCGTCCATGCTAGAAGCTGGACATCCAAACTTAACCGTGACTGAGTCTATATGTAGGGGAATCCCTGTTGTTGGAACAGCAGAGTCACAGATTCCGGGACATAAAAGAGTGGAGCTTAGATCTGATTTAACTGTGGACCCAGTCGAGATTGCAGATTCAATCTCACACGTGATTGACAACTACTCCTCATACGTTTTAGATTGCAAAGAGAACAGATCGCTTCTCTCATGGGAAGTTGTTGTTTCTCGAATGATGATGGATTATGTGAAATTCTCTAAAATCTCCCAAAGAGATTTAATACTTGAAGACTACTCTAGAAAATTTAAAAGAAATCCAAAAAAAGAAGAAAATGGATTCTATTATTGGTTTAGCGATAGCCCTTATTTTTACAAGTCCTCCAAACCAAATAATCCATGGGACTGTGTGGTTTTCAAGGATTCAAGAACTGGATCAGTTTTAGGGTACTATGAAAACAATACAGATCGTAGAGGGTGGTATAGACAAAATGACATTCATAATAGATTTATAGATTGGGAGATTGTTTTAAAGAATAATTCCAAGGATGATGAGGTGATTAGCATGAATCTAGAGAACCAGCATGTACTGATAAAGAACGGAATGGACCAAAGCCTAGATAAGAGTAACCTAATCCAGAAATTTGTGGAGTCTACCGGCTGCATCCCAACAATCTCGAGCTCAATCGGGGTGGAGTGCAGATTTCCCCATTTTAAACACACTCATGGGGACGATAAAAGATTCTATAGGATTCTGAACACTGACCAGATAGCTGACTATTTCTCAGATAGGGAAAAAATCGAGGAAAGAGTTCTAATAGTGTTGAAATCCAAGGCTTTGGGTGACACCATTGCATTCCTGCCCTATGCTAATGAATATGCCAGAAGAAGGGGAGTAAAGTGTGACGTTATTTGCAATTTTAAGCACCTTTTTAGCGGACTTTACGAAAACATAGAGATTATAGAGGCTACACCAAATTTAAGCGTCTATAGTGACGTAATAGGATGTAATTACGATTTTAATATGCCTCTACAGGAGGGATTTGCTTCCCAGCTGGGTGTTTTAGATGCCGGTAGAATCAGACCTCTCATAAGTCCCACAATAAAGGGCATACCTTTGGCCAAAAGATACGTCTGTTTCTCGATGCACAGCACTGCACAGGCAAAGCATTGGAACAATAATAACTCATGGGAGAAATTATGTGAAGAGCTTAAAAAAGAGGATCTAATCCCCGTTTGTATAGACCGACATCCTTCATTTGGAGCGGAGGGCAATTGGAATCCTGTCCCTGGCAACTGTCTTAATAAAACAGGCATGGAACTTCCGGATATGATAAATTGGATAGAACACTGCGAATTTTTCATAGGTCTATCCAGCGGTCTAACTTGGGTTGCACACGCACTTGGTAAGAGGTGCGTTATGATCTCCGGGGTAACTCCAAAAGAGAATGAGTTTACAGAGGACTGCATAAGACTTCATAAAAATGATGTTTGTAACTCATGCTTTACCCAACCCAATAAGTACAAATTCGATCCGGGTGATTGGTTTTGGTGTCCAGAACACAAGGGAACGTCAAGACAATTTGAGTGCACCAAGAAGATATCAGCTAAACAGGTGATGGATGCAATAGAATCAGAGGGATGGCTAAAATAAAATAGTCATCAGGAGATAAATAGAATTAAAAAAACGTTAATGAAAAAATTAATATTATTGCTATTATTATCTCCGATCCTAGCATTCGGACAAAAGCTCAGAGAATCGGTTAAGATAAAAACCCCGATATACGAGGTGGTATATAACGAAAAATTAGAGCAGCCAACTTGGATCCAGTACACAGTTGAATGTCCAAACGGGACAGCTTCTAGAGCAGGTATGGACTTTTATACTAATGACTCTGTTAAAACATCCGATGCAGCTGACTATGTAAATAACGTCTATGACAAAGGACATCTAGCTCCCGCAGCGGATTTCAATTGCACAAAGGAGATGCTATATCAGACGTTCAGTTACTTAAACTGCGCACTCCAAAATCAATACCTTAACAGGGGGGTGTGGAGAATGTTAGAGGAATATGAGAGAGAATTGGCAATCACTGACAAAGTTACTGTCACGATAGAAGTTATATTCGATAAGCACTCTATTAAATTACCAAGCGGGGCCACTGTCCCGACCTCTTTTAGAAAGACCATACATCTGGAAAAGCATAAGAAAGACCTTGTTTATCTTTTCCCAAATAAGGATCCGGAGCATCCCAAATATTCAGACTATGCAGCTGGAAAAAAATAGGGAATTAAATTTAAAAACGATATATAACATAAAAATAAGCAATTATTATGTCTAACAAAATAGTTTCATTTGAAGAGTTTTCTAAAAAATCCCATGGATTAATGGGAGAAGATACAGTTTTACCTGTTGAAGACGGAGACGAAATGACAGGAGCATCATCAGACAAACACGGAGAGCAACATTATATGTTCTTCCAAAACCTAGCTTCAATTAAGCACTACATCGAGGAAATCCTCGTTTTAAACCCCGCTGAAATTGACGAACTTCTAAAAAACGGTCACGACTGGGCGTCTGATCACATTGCAACTTCTAAGGACGATATTCAGGAGGTTGCTGAGTGGCTAAGAAACGAATTAAGTTCTGAATCAGATCACGAAGAAACAGAGGAAAGGCCAGAAAACATAACTGTTGATGTTGAAGGTGATGACGATAAAGTAGAAGTTGAAGGCGGAGACGAAGAGGAAGAGGAAGAAGATAACAAAGAGGAAGAAGACGACGAGGAGTAATCTAAAACAAGCACTAATATATAAAGACCGGATAATCCGGTCTTTTTTTTGAAACTATATCCCATCTAAATAATAAGACCATAAAATATTTCTAGAAGATGAAGATTCAAATCAGTGACACTTTTACTAAGTCTATAAAAAGACTAGCCTGGCAAGAAAGCAAGACATACAAGGCATACAGTTTTTTCAGATACGATATCCCTGGTTTTTTTAAAAACATTTGGCATTTCAGAAAACCTCTTTGGAATTTTAGATGGTGGGATTATAGGTTTACTTTGGAGATGTTTCAAGCCTGTTTTAAAATCATGTCTCCCCGTTTTGAAAAGTTGGGACTTGAGATTGATGAGACTAGAATGCTCAAGGTTAATAAGATGAATAGAGCGATAGAGATTCTCCAGAATTTTTTAGATGACACCTTTATAGAAGAGGCTGAAAAGGAACTTGGTGAATTAATTATCCGTGATTGGGAGTTTGAACCCGTTGAGGATAAAGATGGTTATTTTCAATTAAAAGATAACGACACTGAAGAGGAAAGGGTCCACAATAGAAAAGTCTTCGATAGGGCTCGGGATATAGAGGATGAAAAATGGGAAGAACTTTGGAACATCATGAGGGGGACAGATAGAAGCGAATGGTCAAAATACGTTCGAGGTGTCAGAAGGGACAGTAAAGAAGAAGCTGAAAAAAAAGATTTTCAAAAGGAGATCTATGATGGAACGGATCTCAGAGGATGGTGGGATTAAATAAACAATAACTTGATGGAAAAATACAAACACACCGAAAAATCCATACAGAAAGCTCTAGATATTAGATTCTCAAATAATGGAATTAAATACACAGTATCAAATCTTTACCTCTTTAAGCAGGATTGGGAAACTGATTTTCTGGTAGTCCAGAGATCATCAGGATATTGTTATGAGATAGAAATAAAAGTCACAAGATCGGATTTCTTAAATGATTTTAAGAAAGAGGTGAAACACAAGATCCTAAGAGAAGGTGTTTACCCGAAGAAAAAATATAAAAGATCCTGGAATCAAGAGCTTAATAAAACTGTTTCAGAAGCGTATTATGAAGACACATCTTGGGATTTCAGACCAAACAAATTCTACTATTGTGTACCTGAGGGAATGGTAGAAAAGAACGAGGTTCCCGAATATGCTGGTCTTATGTACGTTAGAGGAGATGAAAGATACTCTACGGTTTATACAGTTAAAGAACCAAAGTTTATCCACAAGGAGAGGCTTAAGCTTGAGGATAAGTTATGTGATAAGTTCTATTATTATTGGAAAGATTCAGAAAAGGAATTAATGCTTCTTGAAAATAAAAGAAAGCTCTACGAAAAGCAGATAACAGATCTTAAAAATAAACTGCTTTAATTTTTTTTATTCCGAGCCCTTTCATTATATTTGCATGGTAAAATAGTAAACGTGAAAGAAAATAAAAAGGAGCCAAAAAAAGCCTCCCAAACAACATTCAAGGAAATAGTTAAAGATTATCAAAATGCAACCAGATCAGAAATATGGGAGGGTTTCAGGGATAACTTTGTCTTCGGCTTCATAGGGGCAACCCTAGTTGTTTTCATAGCAACGCGAATAGATCTAGCAGTGTTGGTGGGTTATCTAGCCTATTATTTTTTCATGGGAAGAATAGTTAACCGTCCCAAATATGTGACAAAACTAGGTAAGTTGATAGTTTTTCCTGTACCGTCCGCTCTTGGTGCTTTTACAGGTTACAAGCTATCTTATTTTCTAATCCTCTATATAAAAGCTTTAGTCTAGAGAAATAATTACAGAAAACATCAATATAACGTAAAATACTAAAACAAAAATATGTCAAAAAATATCGAGCTAACAGAAGAGGAAATGGATATGCTTTTGAGAGAAACTGTAGATCCAATTTATACTGAAAGAGATGATACCAAAAAACCCTATAGCCAATGGTCAGTTGTAGGTGACGGCAGTTATGCAGCTACGGTTCCCACCGTTTCTAAACTAGAACCTGGTCTGTATGAGTTTCAGTGGAATAATCAATACAACTCTTTCACCTTCATGAAGCAGAGTGTAAACACTGACGAATTGTACGAGCTTCCAACGGAGGAGATCAAAGAGATATTGGCCGACATCAAAAGTTTCTGGAATAAGGCTGAAGAATATAAGAAATACAAATTGATGCACAAAAGAGGAATTCTTCTTTACGGAGAACCCGGGTGCGGTAAGTCTGGAATCATTCAGCTCTGTATGAAGCACATCATCAACGATCTTTCTGGTATAGTGATCAATATCAAAGACGAAGATTCAGTTAAAGCCTACATAGACACAATCCAAAGATTTAGACAGATCGAACCCGATCGACCATTGATTGTTATTATAGAAGACATTGATAGTGTTGCCGGAGATAGCAACTACTCAAATTCTATGCTTCTCAACATTCTTGATGGTGTAAAGCAAATAGAAAATGTTGTTTATATTGCCACCACGAACTACCCAGAAAAACTCGCGGAAAGAATAACCAACAGGCCATCCAGATTCGATAGAAGATATTTGGTGGAACCTCCTTCGAAAGAAGTTCGAAGAGCTTATCTTAAAAACAAATCAGAGGGATTACCAATTGACGTTGAGAAATGGGTAAAGGACACTAACGGAATGTCGATGTCGCATATTAAGGAGTTATTCATCTCGGTTGTTCTTCTTGATATTAAATACGAAGATGCAATTTCGCATTTAAACGGACTGAAAAAATCTCCTAGAATTAAAAAAGGAGGAGACATAGGATTCAATTAATAATAAATAACAAACCAGAAAAAATAAAAGAACTATATGAAATTTTCAAGATTAATCCTAGACGGACAGGTTACAGACCTAGAGCAATTTGCTAAAAAATGTATATTAGCTTTCGGTGCAACTGAGCACATGCAAAAAGAGGATCAGGAAAGTGACGAGTATATTCAGAGAGAAGCAGACGAATCTTACGAGAAAGAGCTTCTCGAGATGGAGAAAAGTTTGGAATTCATTAAAAACATGAGCGACAAAGATATTCTCCAAAGTCACACAACTTATCTCTCCAGTGAATTGGAGTACTATGAATCTGACCTCAATAGGATAAGGGAGAGTAAAAGTAGAATCGAAAAAATCCTAGAGGACGCCAAATCTTGGGAGATACCATCGGAGGATCATCAGGAGTTTAAAGAATTCATGATAGATGATCTTGAGGAAGGTCTAAAAAAAGGATGCGACGAATCCCACCATCTAAAAAGAATTGAAGAAATTAAAGAGGAGCTTAAAATGGATGCCAACTCTGTGAGAGAAAGAATTCTGAAGGGAGCTACGGAGGATATGGAGAGACAGAAAAAAGAGATTGAAACAGAGAAACAATTGGCGAGTGACTCTAATTTATGGGTTGAAAAAATCATAGAATCTTTTAATAAAAAATAACATGAAAAAATCACTATCTAACTTCATCAAAAGAAACAAGTGGCAGACAATAATCATATTGTTTGGATCTTTCCTAATTTATCAGGACCACCAAATACTAGGAGCAGCTTTTATAGGTATAGGCTTCGGAACGCTAGATTAAATTTAAAAAATGAATAATATGTCAAACTGTGATATGTGTGTTGTCTGCGATAGAGAAACACCATACAAGAAAGAAACCCCAATAGATTGGAGAATAGGTTACATAGAAGGTGCAGGACAAGGTTGCTTTCAACCTTCCAGATGTGAGCAAGAAAAAAATCAAACTCATGTTATAGTTACCGAAGAAATGATTAGAGAAATTCCTAATGATTCTGAATTAGGTAAAACTATCAGAGAAAGGTATTACCTAAATAGAGATAAAATATAAATGGAGCTATTAAATACACACCCGATTAAAAAATCGGATCTAGGGTTTCATGGGAATCTTTTTGGCGGAAAGCTATTGGCTTGGATCGATGCTGCAGCAGCAGGCTATTCAATGCAACTTTGCGATAGCCCTAGAATGGTTACCGTCTCAATCGATAAGTGTTTCTTTGAGAAACCAGCTAAAGAAGGACAGCTACTAAAAATATATGGATATCCCAGCAAACTTGGGACCACGTCCATTACTCTGTATATGGAAGCAAGAGCTCATAATGTATACACAGGTAACCAAGCCGTTGTTTTAAAAACGAATATTAGATTCGTTAGGATAGACGAAGAGGGAAATCCTATACCTATAGGTGAGAAGGGAAGAATCCGAATATCCAAGATGTTAGAATCAGTAAATAAAGAACAAGAAGAAACTATCCCTCCAAATGATGCTTTAAGAAAAGCATATGATGATTAGAATGATCGTTTAACCTCGCAATAGGAATATATGTCACTAGGAAGATTTTTAGGATTTGTCTCTTATGGAACTCTGTCGGTAAAGAGCAGAATCTATTGGGAAACCCAGCTCTTTGCACCTATAAGGAGTTGGAAAGATGGGATCACCTTCTTTAGTTTTAAGGTTAATCTAGATAGGTATAAAAGCGAACACACCCCATCGTTACAAATAGAACTAACTTTTCTAAACTTATACAATCACGTATGTGTATATCAGAATAATTTCGAAGAAGAATCCATTTAAGTTAAAAAAAAATAAATTAATAAAACATGAGCATCGAAGAAGCAAAAGACCAACTAATAGAATTACTTGAAAATCAAGTAATGGACCTTACCTTAATGTCTAAGATTGAATTAGGAGATGATGTAATCGCAGAGATTAAACGATTAAAAGGATTGATAGGTAATACTGAACCCTATGTATCAGATGATTTCCAGATTGGACCTGATGGTGCTTATGAACATATAAAACAATAGAAAGTTATGAGAAATATCAAAGCAACAGAATTAAGAATCGGTAATTATATCAAATTAATGTTCAACTACGAAGATTATGAAACAATACAAGTTACTTCCGATGAATTAGTAGATGTAGATAAAAAACGAGCAGATTACGAACCATTGCCATTAACAGAAGATTGGTTGTTTAAGTTTGGATTTAAGAACACCGATAAAGATGATAATGATTACATTACATATACTGACACAAACCATGACTATTATTTACAGATTGATACTAGAAGAAGAGATGGAAAATACACAATATTAGATAATTCTTTTGATGATTTAAGGGCATTTTCAATGGTAGATATTGTTTATGTCCACCAACTCCAAAACCTTTATTTCGCTTTAACAGGTGAAGAATTAACTTTAAATAAAAACAAAGATGAAAGGAACTCTTAAAAACACAAAAGCAGGTTGGTTTGTATTATACCAAGTAATGAGAGATGAGATAACATCAGGTTATGATTCGATACCATTGCATCCCGATAGTCAAATTTGGATGGATGGATATAATCTATATGAAGGTAAAGAAGTAGAATTTGAAGTAAGAGTTTATCCAAGTGGTTCTCGTTTTGCTAAAACAATTGGAGAAGATGTTTTAGGTTGTTCATATCCTGATTGCATTTGCCAAGGTGATGAAATAACATATTGTAATAATAGAATACCTGAACAAGTTGTATTAGGTGATAAGACAGCATTAGTTGAAAATATATTTCATCAAGAATTGAAAAAAACATCAATACAAGAGTTAATTGATGAAATAGTTGAACATCTTACTTATGATGACGATTTAAGTGATGATTCAAGAACAACTTATGAAACTATTAGGTTAAGGTGTTTAGGTAAATTATCAGTGGAGAAAGAACAAATAATAAATACCTTTAAAGACGCACAAGTTTTTAAAGTTATGAATGATGAAACAAGAGCAGAGCAATATTACAATCAAATATATGGAAAATAGAAAAACATCAATGCAAGAATTGTTTGATAATTTACAAGCAATTGATATATCTGTACCAAATGGAGTTAAACAAATATTCCTTGAAAAAGAAAAACAACAAATAGAAGATGCTTTTTACTCAGGTTATGAAGATAGAGATTTGTTTAAACATGGTGATGATTACTACAATAAAATGTATGAAAAAAATGGTTGGCAAGGTATTCTATTTTTAGGAGAAGTTGATGATGTAAAAATATACTATGATAGTTATCATCCTGACCAAACGCTGACAGTTGAATTAAATGAAGATAAAACGGAAATGGTTTATATCATTAGTCCGTATGATGATATTACCATATTTGAAGGTATTAGAAAAAACATAATAATACCAGAAAAGCCAACCACATTAGAAAAAATAATTACAAATGAACAACCTCGATAACAAACTACCATTTCAAAAAGAATATGTTTTTGACAACAGAGAAGTTAAAACCTCATTACCCGGGGCTGAACTATCTGATGTTGATAGTTTGAAATATTTTTTTCAAAAATACATATCTTCAGTTGAAAATACAAAACCAAGTCAAAGTATGGCGAATATACTGAAAGCATGGATTGATATTATACAGCAAAAATCAAATAAATAAAAATGAATAAATTAGATAAACAATACACAGACCTACTTCAAGATATACTTGATAATGGTATCACTAAAAGCGACAGAACTGGCACTGGGACCATTAGTGTATTCGGTAGACAGATTCGTCATAAGATGAGTGATGGGTTTCCACTTCTTACAACTAAAAAGATGGCTTGGAAAACTATGGTAACTGAGCTCATCTGGTTTTTAAGAGGAGATACTAATATTAAGTACTTAGTTAATAATGGTTGTCATATTTGGGATGGGGACTGTTACGCTAACTATCTCGTAAAAACAAAAAATCAAATTGAAGACCCAAACGACTTGAATTGGGACCTTAGCTCACCTAAAGACCCAAAAATAACTCAATTAACACAAGAACAATTCATCAACAAAATCAAAACAGATGATGAGTTTGCTAAGAAGTGGGGTGAATTAGGACCAATTTATGGTAAGCAATGGCGAAATTGGGCTAAATTTAATGAGAAAGTTTACACTAAACAAGTTAGAGAAGTTCCTGAAGGAGGTAGATTTGCTGAAACGAGAAATATTAATTGGGTTGGGGGAAGTGAAGTTGTTTACATAGACCAAATCGCAAACCTAATCAACGACCTTAAAACAAATCCAGACTCAAGACGCCTACTTGTCTCAGCCTGGAGCCCAGCCGAGCTCGACCAAATGGTGTTACCACCTTGTCATTATGGATTTCAAGTTTATACAAGAGAGTTGAGCTTGGAAGAAAGAAGAAAATTAGTTACTCAGGAAATGTTTAATCAAATCTATAATGGAGGCGGACCTGATACTTTATCCCATTCTGAGATCGATCAATGGAATGTTCCGACTAGATCAATCTCTTTAATGTATAATCAACGTTCAGTCGATACATTTTTAGGTTTACCATTCAATATAGCATCATATGGTTTATTACTAGAGATTATTGCTAAAGCAGTTAATATGGTTCCTGATGAACTTATTGGTAACTTAGGAGACGTACACCTTTACTTAAACCATATTGAACAAGCAAAGGAACAGATTAGTAGAGAAAGAACACACGAAGAAATGGTTGAAATGTATTATGCAATAGAAAATAAAAAAGATAGAGAAAATAAATGGACTTGGCAGACTCGATTTGAGGATAATAACATATCAAAACACACAAGAGAACCATACCCATTACCAACACTAAAAATAAATTCAGGTAATGAAAATTGGCATTTGTTAGATATAGATGACATCGTCTACTCATTAGATAATGAATTAACTTTTAAATTAGAGAATTATCAATCACATCCATCAATTAAAGCACCACTATCAAACTAGTTATGAAGATAAGATTGGACTTGGTTATGTGCCAGATATATGTGTTACCATACATTAAAGTAACACATGACAAATGGTTAAACGGCAACTATGAATTAATAATAGGTTGGCTCAAATGGCAACTGGTAATAGGAATATGAAAAAAATTAGAATTAAAGGCTATTGTTACAGTACTTGGGATAAAGGCGGGTTTAAGCAGATAGCTTTACTACCATGTCCGTACTTCACACACAACCCGGAAGGTAACTTTATTGAAACTGGGGTTTCAACAAACCTTTGGGCTATAAGCATCAATTTCTTGGCATGGGATTTTGGTATCCGAATTTATGAAGATTTAGAATATTAAAAATGAAAAAAGTATTAGTAACAGGAGGATGCGGATTTATCGGACACAGTCTAGTAAATGAGCTAATTAGAAGGGGATACGTCGTTGACGTAATAGATAACCTATCAATAGGGAAAGAAGCTAAGATTCCCGAGGGATGTAATTTTCTAAGCGGTGATATCAGGCTAATGGAGCGTGAGGACAATTACGAATACATCTTTCACCTGGCAGCTCTGAGTCGAATCCAGCCATCATTTAAAAATCCAGATTTTACTTTTTCTGTTAATGTTGATGGAACGAGAAAGATCGTGGAATACGCAGCTAGAACTGGATCTAAATTAATCTACTCTGGGTCTTCATCTAGACATCATAATCCTGAACTATCTCCCTATGCTATGTCCAAGCACATGGGCGAGGAGTGGTGTAAGATGTACAAAAAAGTTTTTAATCTTAATTGTGAAATAGTTAGATTCTACAATGTTTACGGTCCAGGTGAACTAGTTGATAGCCATATGGCTGCTGTCATAGGTATATTTCGAAAACAGATTAGAGAGGGTAAACCTATTACCATATATGGCGATGGAGAACAGAGAAGAGATTTTACCCACGTAGATGATATCGTTGAAGGCCTAATTAGAATAGCGGAATCAGATGAAAAGAATCCAGACGCATGGGAACTCGGAACAGGGAGGAATTATTCCATTAACGAAGTCTATGAAATGTTCAATGAAAGACATCAAGGAAATCTGAGTAAGATACATTTGCCTGATGTTGGAGGAAATTATAGAGAAACTATAAGAACAAACAACGAAGCTATTGACAGATTAGGCTGGAGCCCTAAAGATCAATTAAGGGAGTATATTTTAAATCAAAAAAATTAACACGAAATGAAATTTAGAATCGTACAAATGATACACAGCGTGGAAGAACTATCCAGAGAGAATGGGGGTAGATCAAAAATCGAGTATGTGATCCAAAGGAAGAACTTTTGGGGAAAGTGGAAAGAGATATTTGCTACCGAGATAGATTCTCAGAGAATCTCTCATAAAACCTACGAGGATGCGGAGGCGTATATGCTAGTTAATTATATGGGGCCTGGAATGTGTGAGAGGATAGGGGTTGAGTACGAGTACACACGATACTCCTACAATTTTCATTTTTAATTTAATATAAAATCTAAAAAATATAACATGGAAATAAAAACAAATGATGGACCATCCTTCGAGAGGATAGCAGTTATCGAAAAATCAACAGGGGGTTTAATTGAAACCTATGAATGGTGGGATGTTAAAGGTGTAGGTGGTAATTTTAAATCAAATGAAAAACCATCTCATGGGGAAGACATTATCTACCATGGGGTTCTAGAAAATTCATTTGTTAGTAAAGGAGGTGAGTACATTGGAGATTTTAAAAGAGCTGAATGGTATGAGAAGAACAAGCTAAAAGTATATGAACCTTATCCTCATGGTGTTGCTATTCTAATGAATGACGATCTTACAGGAATTGTTGGATACTATGGCTATACTCATCGAGGTGGTTGTACTTTCAAAATCGGGGATAAAATTTTCGACGGTAATTACGAGCCTCAGGAAAAAGACTACACTCCAGAACAATGGGCTGGTTGGGTAAAAGAGTATAATGATGGGATCGCCCAGGCTGAAGCCGATGGAGATACATGGTGGGCAGATGACATCAGAAATGATGGCGTTGCTCGTTACATCCCATATACATTAAGAGGAGCAAGGACTATTGAGAATTGGGAAGATGCCATACAATCTGCAAAAAATATGAGTGACCATTTAAGCTAAATATATGCCAAAATATAGACTATTAGAGATTACAGACAAGCTCGTTAACGGAGGTAAACCGTATTGGAGAATTGAAAAAAAGATTCTTGGACTCTGGTGGACAGATTATTTCGAAGAGCACAGCCAATGGAGTGGGGGTGCAACATACTATGATAAAGAGGAAGCTATGAAATGGTATGAGTACCACTGTGATAAAAAATCTAGATTCACCACAAAAATAATTGCTCAAAATGGATAAGCCAGAGTATATCACATGTTCAGCAATCTGGTATAAGGATCTACCGGACAGCACATTCAAACCGGTAAACATAGATAAAGGAATCGTAGTATGTGGGCACAGGCACAGTAATTGTATTGACACAGTGAAGTCACTATCAGGCTTAAGGTCAGTTAGATTTTCTCCTGATGGTGTAGGAGAATCGATACAGGGATTTATGACGAGTATGAATAGATTTGTGGATAGACAAGAAGCTATGGCAATTGCAAAAACCACAGGTCAGGTGGATGAAAGTAAATTATACAATCCTTTGACAGGATTATTCAGCGAAGATTTATATTAAGTAAAAAAAATAGCAATGGAATTTATAGGATTCAGAAAAGAAAAATACGGTAAGCGTACAATTTACAAAAATAATTGGATGGAATTTTGTACAGGATGGCACAAGTTAAACTTTAGGATAGCACCAGCAAGTTACTTTGATAACAGAGCTCATGTTTCATTCTCCACTGGATGGGGACAATTTTACATCAACATTCCATTTATTAGAAGTAAATACGACGAGTGTGATCCACCAGAATACGGGTTTTATCTTTATTCAATCGATTCATGGTTTCCAACTTCACTTGTTTTTTGTTTGGGAAAGAAAACTAAATTTATCTACATGCCATGGGATCTAACATGGGTTAGAACATCATGTATGAGGATGGACGGTGAATGGGAACACGAGCTCTTATCAGAAAAACTAGGAAGGAGAAATAAAGAATTTTATGACAATAAAAAATGGGAAGGAATACTTTGGAGCTGGACTTATCCATATACTTATACACTAAAGAATGGAACTGTCCAGGAAAGAACTGCTACCCTTAGAGTGGAAGAAAGAGAGTGGAGACCTAGAGGGTTTAAATGGACCAGTCTATTCGCAAAGGTCAAGAGAACCATTGATATTACATTCAATGACGAAGTTGGGGAAAGATCAGGTAGCTGGAAAGGAGGCACCCTTGGATGTGGATACGACTTACTCCCAAATGAAACCCCGCTTGAGTGTCTAAGAAGAATGGAAAGAGAAAGAATATTTAATTAAGGGAGTATATTTTTTGGAATATATAAATAGGCTCAAATAAAATAACTATATGGAAAATTGCTATTCATATGTGTTCTGGTATAACGAATACGAAAAAATTTGGACTGCTATACCCCGGGAGGGATATGTAGAATTCTTCAGCGGAAGAACAAAGAAGGAGAAAGTTCCAGGAATCTATAGGTCAAGCAGAATAGAAACTCTAATAGAAATCCTAAGTAATCCGAAAGTTATTGAGGACCTCGATAACGATCAATAAACGAAATCCCATGGAATTTTTCCGTTATTTTGCAATATTAAAATTATGATTATGAAAAAAATGAAAAAGTTTTTATTTATACTTTGTTTTTTAGCAGGTCTTCAGCCAGCTAAAGCTCAATTTGTTAATCTAAGCAAGATTGATAGTTTTGTTAACAGTTGGATTGGAGTTAAATATTTATACGGAGGAACCAAAAAGAGCGGTATAGATTGCTCTGCCTTTTCCAGAGAGATGATTAAATTTGTCTATGGTGTTACACTACCCAGAACGGCTAAGAGTCAATATGCTGAAACTAAGAAGATTAAAACAGACAGTCTAAAAACAGGAGATCTCGTTTTCTTTAAAAGCAAGCAAAGTCCAAGCGGATGGCATGTTGGGGTTTACCTATACGACAATAAATTTGTCCATTCGGCAAATAGAATGGATGGTGTTATCGTGAGCGATCTAAAAGGAAGAAAAATATACGGGGCTGGAAGAGTACCGAAAGATTCAATTTATCCAGTTCCAAATACAGATTCACTTTTACGAAAACCTAAAAAATTGAATTAGAAAATTAATAAGTATTCCTATCGGGAAATAAAGGATCAGAATCTATATTCTGATCCTTTTTATTTTTAAGAAAGTTTAATGCTGCAGATCCTATATCTCCCATAAGACCCGAAGTGTCCTGTGGTCTTTTCATCTCCTTTACACTTTCTGGAGTTAGTCCAGGATTCATAGCTTCTAGTCTTTTAGCTATACTTTCTAAATATTCTTTACTTGGTTGCATGATATAATATATATGTTTATGGGTCTTGGTCTTATAGCTTCAGCTCACGCAATTTATAAAATATCAGGAAACAAAATACCGCTGGAGGAATATAACTTTATATGCAGTACAAAAATTTTTCCAAGATTGTTCTCTCTATTAAAAAAGCATCAGAGAATTCTAGTAAAGCCCATAAGATCGGAATTGATCTTTTTGATTTTAATGACGATCTCCACTCCGCTATACAAATTCTACTAGAGGAGGTTTATGGCAAGGATGGTGCAGATTGGTTCTATTGGTTCTGTTACGAATCTGATTTTGGAGATAAAGACTGGAGCAGAGGTGATACTTATAAAAAGGAGAAAGATGGGACTATCCGAAAAATGGAGGAGAAAGAAAAAAGCAAATACGGGGCACACGATGAAAACGGGAATCCCATATGCAATTCAATTAAATCGACCTGGGAGTATCTTGAAAAAAATCACAGAGTGGTAAAATAAATTTCTGAACATTAGATAAACATAGGACATGAAAGTTATTTTTTTAGATCATGATGGCGTTATTTGTCTCTCCAACAATTGGGGAAGTAGACACAAGAAGATGAAAAAGTACAAGATGAAAAATCCCGATTGGGATCTTAATGCGAAAACGGTGGATGTGCATGTGCGTCTTGATAATTTTGACACCAAGGCTGTTGAGGTGCTAAATGAAATATTGGAAACCACTGGAGCTGAAATTGTTGTTTCTTCCGATTGGAAAATGCACGCAACTCTTGAGGAGTTATCAGAATTTTACAAAAAACAGGGTATCATCAAACCCCCTATCGCATTTACACCTAGACTGGCTGAATTCGATGAAGAAACATCGTGGCTTTTCTCATGGAAAGGCTGGCTTGAAAGAGCAAGATGTCTAGAGATTAAAAAATGGCTAGAGGAAAATGCGGTTGAATCTTGGGTTGCAGTAGATGATCTCAACATGTCTAATGAATTCCTCCATCCTGGATTGGACAATTTTATCCTTACCCCCAGAAGTAATGAGGGGATCAAGCAATCAGGCATAAAGGAGAGGATAATTTCCAACTTAATTTAAGCGTTTTACAGCTATAAAATAATGCGAATAATTTCTTAACGTAGAACATCTCCCCCTGGGCCACGGATCCAGGATAAATAGGAAATACCAGAACAAAATGCAAAAGATAGAGGCCTTATTTGTTAGCGATGTCCATTTAGGAAGTAAAGGGAGTAATGCAGAAGAACTTCTGTTATTATTCAAGAAATATGACCCTGAGGTTCTTTTTCTCGTTGGCGATATTATAGATGGCTGGCTGTTAAAGAGAAAATTTCGCTGGCCACAATCCCACACCAATGTAATCAGAAAAATTTTATCGTATTCTAAGAATGGAACAAGGGTAATATACATCCCAGGGAACCATGACGAGTTTCTTAGAGAGTATGGAGAATTCTCATTTGGTAACATAGAGGTTCATAACGAGTATGTCTGGAAAAACACATTCATTACACACGGGGATCTTTATGATGGTGTTGTTAAATTGAAATGGTTAGGTGTTTTAGGATCAGTTGGTTACGATCTGGCAATCTCAATTGATAGAAAACTAAAAAAATTGGGAATGAAAAGATCATTATCTAAGTTCTTAAAACAAAAAGTAAAGGAAGCTGTTAAGTTCATTACTCAGTTTGAGATCGAATTGACTAGACAAGCAAAGAAACATCATTGTCACACAGTAATTTGTGGTCATATACATCACCCAGAAGACAGAGATATAGACGGGATCAGATATTTAAACACCGGGGATTGGATAGAGAACAATAGTTATGTGATATACGAAAAGGGGGAATTCACTATTCACAAATATGAAGGATAGTTTAACGATAGTCATACCTTCAAAGAATGAGAGAGAAATTCTCTACGAGTGCTTATCTCACATAGAATCCCAAAATTCAGTACGAGGAACTAACGTTATTGTAGCGGACTGTTCGGATGATGACGAATCTTTAGAGTGGATAAAAAAAGCAAAGAAAGATTTTTTTAAAATTAAGCTAAATTTCATACCAGGGGGTTACCCAGCAGAAGCCCGGCTAAAAGGATCAAAGCTTGTAAAAACCCCATACGTTCTATTTCTCGATTCGGATGTAATGTTAACAGATCAAAGAACTCTGGAGAAAGTTATCAACTCGGATTTTGATCTTCTAACACTTAGAATGAAAACTGATAAAGGGTGGAACTGGGTTTATAGGGGATTTGATTTTTTTCAATCTATAAGTAAGATGCTAGGAACCCCATTTGCTATAGGTGGATTTCAACTCTGGAAAACCGACATATACTGGAAGTGTGGAGGTTATGATCCCATGGATCTTTTTGCAGAAGACTATGCTCTTTCCAAGAAAGTTTCACCTAAAAGATTTACAGTCATGAGTGGAATGAGAGTATGGACATCGGCTAGGAGGTTTAGAAACAAGGGGGTTCTCTGGATGTTCTCTATTATGATCAGATCTTATTTCAACAGAAACAATCCTGAATTTTTCAGAAACCATCATGGATATTGGCAATAGGAGTAATCTTCTTATAGATATATAATATCATGACAAACCGGATTCATAATTTTTCTGACTTTTCCCAAATTTTTGAAGGTGCGATTGGAGGATCTAATATTATTATAGGAGATTCGTTATGTCCTCTAATATCAAAACATGTAAAAGGAGCAGGTCTAGTCTCAAATACACCAGGGGAAGCATCTCTTTGGAAACCGGGGATGGGCGTTAAATGGTTAAAAAACGCAGTTTCATTATACCCGGTAAGTCCAGCAGTTAAAAATGTAATTATCTCTATAGGAACCAATGGCGGATTTAATCCAAGAGAGGATATCACAGGGTTAATCTCTTCCATAAAAACAAAATTCCAGGAGTCTAAAATTACGGTTATCCAGGGATCTTGGGGATGGGGAGGAAATAGGGGAGTCACCGAAGATAATGTTAGGAGATACTATAGTCTTTTTTCAAATCTAGGGGTAACTGTCATAGAACCCCCAGTAGGATTCTCTGCAACCGACAGAGAGGCTCATAGCGATAGACCGGTTTTAGCAACTATAGGAAATGCAATAGACCAAGCAATTCAGACTGAGAGATACACAAGTCCAACAAGAATGAGGATCTCTCCCGGGGTAAACCCGGAAGGTGTAGTTACAGCGATTGGAATTATAGCTAGACCTGGTGATCCTTATAAATATAAGGTTGAAAATGATCACTGGTTAGCTAAGAAGGATGTCCAACCCAGATGGTACGAAATCACAGGTGCAGATTTTAAACCCCAATTTCAGCCTTCGATTGACACCTTAGACAGCGAGAACCCTTCTGCTAGAAGCAAGAACGCACCAAAGAGAAGCGGGACTTCTAACATAACACCAGATAAACCCGAGACAGGCTCAGAAGAGGAAGATTTGGAAGGAGGTATATTACCTTTAGAAGGTAAAGAAATATCTCCAGAAAAGAACGATCCAAAAATCTCTGAAGAATTTAACTTTCATCTTATACCAGATAAGACAGGAACAAATTACAGAAGTGCACAATTTCCAGAAGACATTATGAAGAATGTTTATTCTAAGTATGGAATAAAAAATGTAATTAGGCTTAATGGAGATGGAAAGGACGGAAAGCACAAAGCTAAATATGAATCAGTTTCGATAGAAAGAGAAAGACAGATCGCCAAAGATCTTGGGATAAATTTCTATAAGCTTTCCGCAACTAAAGATCAAGACAAAGTTAATGAAATATTACTTAAGGGAAACACTTTAATACATTGTGCTCACGGTGCAGATAGAACAGGTGGAAATGTTGGTGGATATTTTTACGATGAAAAAGTTAACCCTAATCGGATCACAACAGAACAGATTTGGAAATACACAACACAATACAACGGATGGAATAATATGGCTTTAAGAAGGCCTAAGACTTTCACAAATGGATATTTACAACAAGCTCAAAAGTTTGGAGTGGAAGATCTAGAGCAAGCACAAGCTCTAGCTAGAAAAGATTAGAATTTTTAATTAAACAAAAAATAGAGTAAAAATGAAAGTACAAGTATTAGATTTTTATGCAGATTGGTGTGGTCCCTGCAGAGCAATGATTCCAGCAATTGAAGCACTGATGACAGAGCATAACGTCGAAGGATCAAACGTTGAAATCAAAAAGATTAACGTTGACAGAGAACCTGAATTAACGGCAAAATACGAGATTAGGAGTATACCGGTTCTCGTGTTTTTAAAGGATGGAGAGGTTATTCAAAAATCAGTGGGGGTTCAACCTAAAGATAAAATAGTAGCTAAAATAAACGAAGCTTTAGCAAGTTAATTTTCTATTTCTTCTATATCAAGAATCTTTATTAATGAAGGGTCAAAAACGGCTACGTTTTCTTGACCCTTTTCTATTGTTATTATAGAATCATATCCCATTGATCTAATCGAGTCTATGACAGGTTGACTTTCTATTATCCTCCAAGATCCGTTTTCTATTCTCCATAAGAGATATTGAACTGACTGATCAGTATCTGGATCTTGTATAGATTCCCCATTTAGAACTATATACTTAGAGTAGAATTTTGCACCAGTCTGTTTATCTTCATATCTCTTTCCTATCAGATCTTTAAGAACAGGGATTAGTTTATCTCTTTCTAATTTATTAAAAGGGTCAAATGATTTTTTATTATAGAGCTCAACCGTGTATAAGTAGGTTTTATCGGTTCCTCTATCAGAAGCAAACTGCATAGCAAAAGGTTTACTTTCTGTAAAGTATATTGTGCCTGAATAGTTGCTTACGCCTCTATCGAAGGTGTCAAATTTCTTAGCACTTCCGTGATAATAAACTTTATTGAAATTCTCGAATAGTTTAATATATCTCATATGACAGGAATTAACTGTATGCAATTTTTTTCTGGTCCACAACCACCATGTCTTTATTTCTATCTATGTAGATGTACTCGCAAGAAGATAGACCAAATTCGTCAAGATGCTCTAGGACTTCTTCTGCAGAAAAACAGCTGCAAGAATAGATGTCAAATTGAAACAATGAAGGGGATTCTTTATCCCAGACATGAATAGCTGCGTGAGAAGTAGCAAGGGTCACTGTTCCTGTTATCCCCTCGTTTCCTGGTTCATTAACATAAACCGATGTTGGTCCTGCAACCACTACCATTCTAACTTTTTCTACTAGCCTTTTTAGCCAATCATTAAGAATCTCCTCTTTCTTTGGAGGGGTTTTCACATATCCTTTAACAATCAAATGGAGATGGTTAGGTACAAAGGGAGTTTTCATTTATTCTCTTTTAAATTTTTTGATTTATATATTTTTCTTTTCTAATTAATATATAAGATTAGAACCAGTTTTTATGATTTTCTTTACTTTTAGATATCTTTTTCCTGCATCTTTTGCTGTATGATCGATCGACCCGGTCTTTAGAAGTATTAATATACCAAAGAATTAAAGGGCTCAATCTACTTTGGTCCTATTAATTTTTATTAAAGACCAAATCTAGATTTCGTTGAATTCCAAATTGACGAAATTTGACCTGCGGTTAATGCAGTATTGTATATCCCAACCGTCGCTAAATACCCTTCCAGATACTCTCCTGCTTCACTGTTTCCCATTAACTGTATACTTCCGCCTGAGCTTACGCTAGCTGCCGTCTGATTAGCGCTATCAATTAATACATTGTTAACGTACAACTTCAGTGTGGCCCCGTCATACGTTCCGACTATGTAAGACCAAGCATTTGCAGTTAACTGATAACTGGTAGTAGTAGTTCTCCATACTGCTCCACTATTAAATCCAGCTACGAATCCGTAGCCGCTATAAATATTGCCTAACAGATAGTTTACATTTGCAGAGGAGGCGTAAGATTCCCATATAACTGGAGTATTAAGACTCCCAACGGAGTAGTGCCAAACTGCAACTGTCCAATTGCTTAAGCTAGATAAACTTGGAGAACCTTCAGCAATGTTACTACCGTCGAAGTACAATTTACCTCCATCCGCTGAACTGTAAGCCGGCGTGACAGGAAAGTAGAACACCTTTCCTCCGATCGTGTCGGTCCAAGTAGTGCCTGATCCTGGATAGCTAGCGGGATTACCGGCGTCTAGATACAGGACTGGGGTCACTGCTGGTGTAGTAACGTAAGAAGTCCAATATCCATTTGCGTTTAACCACGTTTTAGCACTTGAAGGGTCAGCGAAATTTTGTCCAAATAAATTGTTACAGAGGGTAAGAAAACTATTATCAGTTTTTGCTCCAGATCTCCAAAAACCGATAGTAGGCGAAGGCACGTTTATCGTCCCCTGACCTGCAGTCCTTGCTCCTGATGTGTGACAGATAACATAGCCTAAATCTTCATCTGGTCCATTCCACCAGGTAAGTCCGCTCCCATAATTCTGAGACGCGTTTCCTGCTGCTATGAACCCAACCTGGGTTGTTCCTGTTACTCCAGTTCCCGAGTTGTATGCAAATGATCTAACTGTTGCCAATCTTTATTAATTATTTTGATTTATATATCCCGTGAGGGGATCCCACAAAAAGACACAGTAACCTAGATTATAACGATCTACAAAACCTATAGTGTTAATGATTATCAAAAAGAAAGCCCAGAATAATCTGGGCTTTCTTTTTTCTATAGTATTTTAATTATTTTAAAAGAGCATAAAACTCGTTGAAATGCTTAATTCGATCTAAAATTCCAATTTGACCACCATTTACTCTCAATGTAACTTTTTTTACTACATCTTCAGTAGCACCCAGATCGCAAATTGACCAGAGTTTATTGTTATTGAAGAAGAAAGCTGCTGACATCAAAGGGTATTTAGTAGCAACTAAATCCGGGTTTGCTAAGATATCATCTTCAACTGTTGCGTCAAAAGCTTTATAGTTTTCTTTACCTGTTAATTGAATATAGCCTCTTCCTCTAAATCTGTATCCTTCTCCTGAAGCTTCGTCTCCGTTACCCATTCTACCACCATAAACTCTTGCGGCGATTTTTTCAGGTTGTCTTGCATAAGATTCATTCAGATTACCTGGGAAATATTTAGGGAAGATCTTTTTAAGACCATCTGCTGAATAATTAAGGTTCTCACTAACTGCTTTAAAGTTTCCAGATTCGTGACCACACTGAGCTAGGAAATGTGCTAGTCTTAGAGGTGTAGTGATGTTGAATTTAGCTGCTGTGTCAGGGATCTGAGCAATAACAGCATCAGGAACGTGACCTTTAAGCTTATCTAATTTGAAAGAAGAACGCGGAATGCTAGCTACCGGAGCTGCTACCGGAGCTTCTACCTGAGCTGCACCGAATAACTTAGACCAAGTGCCATCTCCGACTAGACCGTCTGGGGTCAATCCGCTTTTTGTTTGAAATGCTTTTACCGCTTCCTCTGTGCCTGGACCAAAATTGCCGTCAGCACTTAATCCTAATTTTTCCTGGAGTTTTTTTACGTCATCTCCTTTAGACCCTTTCTTTAGTAACATAATTTGATCGGTTTTTTGCTTTATATATTCAAGATAAGCCCGAATTTGTGAATGGCTAACAATTTAGAATGGGGATTAAAAATACTCCTCAGAAATTTTTTTATATCGAATATCTGAACTATATTTGGGATATAAAAACAGAAGATATGAAAAAATTAGCTTTAATATTGTCATTATTTTTGGCAACCAGTGCAAATGCACAAACTGATACTAAGACCCAATTTGTTAAATATTTAAAGGAATCATCCAAGATAAGCCTTTATGAAATGGATCCCAATTCGGGATTTTCTCCCAATGATTCCATGACCGTTTGTAAAATCAACTGGTACAATCAAGGGGTTTCACTTCATCATAAAACTCCAGAAAATCTCAATCGTCTCGAGAAATCTCTTAGACGTAAAGGGGTTCCTTATGATAAGGAGGTGTATGTTTTTGAGGGAGACTTCGTTTATGGTACATCTGTATCTATAAGTGGATCTGGAGAGGGTGTTAACACTAATTCCATTGATAAAGGATCAGATCCTTTTGCTGCATTTACATATTATAAGGAATACGGAAATACAGTTCTGATCGTGGTACAGGCAAGGGATCCTAAAAATGGTTTATTCTAAATAATTCACAGTCCAACAAAAAAGCCAGACTCTCATCTGGCTTTTTTTATGTATTACTGTTTATTAGAATTTACCCTCTTTGTATTTTGTTTCTTCCGATTTAACAGATCCATATGGGGATACCCCAGATGTGAAAGTGTGTTTAACCTGACAATTTTCTAATGGACCATTGTAATTACCCTTAGTAGGGAATTCGCAAGCATATGTAACTATTTCCTTAGCTGTTTTTAGAAGATTTTCAGAAGCTTTAAACGGTGCAGGTAACTTGGATGGAGCTAATCTTTTTGCCAATCCGTTATGTAACTTTATTGCTTCAGTAGAACCTTCTGGCGTAAGAGTAACAATTTCTCTGGCTTTTTCCCCAGATCCTACTCTTTTCTTTGATGTGTATTTTTTGATGTTGCTAACGTAATCAAACCATAAATCGCTAGCCTTAATTTCCTGATCGTTAATAAGATCATTAGTCTTAATTCTAATGGTTCTTGCTATATTTATTGAGTCATCAAGGTATTTTCCAGCAATTTTATAAATCTCCTCTCTGTCAGTAACCCCTTTTGTTCTCTTTAATAATTCCGCCGTCCAACTATCATCCCTGTAATCTAGGAAAGTTAATTCATCTGGTTGATTTGCAGGAGCAGCAGACTTAGCAATACAAATACTAATCATATGTTTTATAACATTATACGTTGGAGTATACGAGTTTGTGATTGCATATGTGAATAAGCCTTCTCTAGAAGATTCTTCTTTAGGATTTCCTCCTAGTCCAAGTTCAATAGACGAGTTGGTTGCATTGAACCAAGAAAGCCCGGATGGCTTAACCATCTCTTTAGATTTAGCTGCACACTGTAGCATCGCAGATCCCAATCTAACCATTGCCAAAAATCCATTATTAGAAGCAGTGATGGTTAGAGATTTACCTAATACTTCCTCCTTCTCAAAAAGTATTGTTCCTTTGCCATCTTTAATTCCCTTGCCGTTAACAATAAGAACATCTTTACCCACGCTTTTTTTACCAGTGTCGGTGATTTTGATTTTGTTATTTTTCTCTGCACCTAAGGTGAAGTTCCCAGCAGGTCCGGATTCTTTATTAGCTATAAAGGCCAAAGAACCGAAAGAAGGTAATTCCACTGTGTAGATAACATCCTTTTTAATTCCCAGCTGCTTAGCTACGTCTTCTCCTAGTCTAGTAGAACTAGCCCTACCGCTTAGAAAAACGATACTTTTATTATCTTCCCCAGCTGCTTCGTTAATAATCGATTCATTTATAAATGCTTTAAAGCTTTTAATTATTCCCATTTTATACGTATTTTGATGTTTCTTTATATATCTTTAAAAAAAAATCAGACTTTTATTTTTTTAACCGAGATTAGAGGTTAACTTTGTCTTGTATAAAAGATATAAAATGGAGATAGACTACACTTTAAAAGAAATACATCCCGGAATTTTTGCTGTCATAGTTAAGGACTCATACCAGAGAGCGATGCTTTTTTTGAGATGTCAGGAGCACTACGAGTCAGCATTCCCAGAGATCAAGGGAAAGCATTTTGACATCTTTGAGTTCATGGACAGATACAGAAAGCACCACAATTCCGAATCGTTTACTTATCCAGTAGATTGGACCGGTTTTAACGTTCCAGGGGATATTGTTGAGAAGTGCACTAAACACGTTTTAGACGCTCGTAACGGGCTTTTTCCCACACCCTATGACTATATCATGAAATCCATTTTGGACGAGGTAAAGGGAGGAAAGAATAACAATACGAGATTCTATTTAATAGGAGTTGATAAGCTTAACAGCAAAACAATGGACCATGAGGTGGCACACGGTCTTTTCTATGTTGATTCCAAATATAAAGCGGGTGTTACCAAACTGATAAAGGGAATTAAAAAGCCCATATACACCCAGCTGTCTAAGGTAATTCTAGGAATGGGCTATTGCAAAGAGGTGATAAATGATGAGATCCAGGCCTATCTTTCCACTGGGATAATTCCAAGAATGCAATCCATTAAGGGTATCGAAATAGAATCCAAGAAATTTTCGGATCACTTCAAGGCCTATAGACCTTAATTTACTTATCTTTCAGGTAAAGACAGTATTCAAGTATAATTTGATCCTTAACGTCCCGATCGCTAGAAACAGCTATCTTTTTTCCTGGTTCCCAAGTTTCCTCTTTTACGACATCAGTTTTATCTGAGTTTACAAGGACAGGAATAAGCTGAGAAGAGATATCAGCAGAAGTTAAAGAATCAGTATATTCAACGAATAGAACTTTGACTTCCTTTAGTATAAATCTATCCCTCTCGTGGAGAAAAACTTCACATTTAATTGGTTTTTTCATATATTGGTTTAATCTTCACTTGTGTTATAAGGATAAGCATTTAGCTTTTCGTAAACTTTATATCTTCTTGATTCTTTCAGATACTGTGATAGTTCTTTCACTCTTTCGTAATCTTCAGCATCTAGAGCTTTATCAACTTCTGCTTGGATATCTTTTTGAGACATTTGTTTATAGTCAACCACCTTAGTTACTGGTAATTCCATCTCTGGCTCTTCCATTTCAATCCCCGAGGCTTTAAGATCGTATTTTGAAATCTCCTCTTTGATTTCTCTGGCCATTTCTTTAATCACGTCTCTTGAATCATCGTCTTGATCTAAGATCTTAAAGAAAAGCTCTAGGAATTCTTTAGGGTCCTGAATTCTCATCATTTTACCGAAAATGTGCTCCCTAAAATTTTCAATCTCACTTGACTCTTTAAAAGTGTTGAGATAATCCCTTAGGTCCGCCGCCAATTCTGGGCCGTATCTAAGATCTTCTAATTCGTCAGCTAAAGTGTCAGTATTTAGAATAACAGTGTCTGCTAACTCCTCATCTTCAGGTATAGAAGCTGCAACGATTAGATCGTATATGCCTTTAATAGTTTCATGAATAAGCATAGAGAAATCTGTACCTATAGCGTTTATAGTTGGACCAATCTCGTTGAATAATTCCTCAGTTTCATCAGGAAGATCAGGACTTTCAGAAAGTCCATCCATAATGTTCTTTTTTGTCTCATCTTCTTCCTGAGCTTCTGAACTTTCCCATTCAATCTTAACAGATCCAGAGAATCCCGATTTATCCCTTGTCCACATCTCCAATTGAACTTCCATGGGAATCATCCAGTCAAAGAATCCGGCAATATCGGAGATTTTAATTAGAAGGTCTTTGTATTTCTTTGCCAAGCTCTTTCCTTCAGCCTCACTTTTTCCTTTGGAAAATATTCTTGCAAATTCTTCTATGGTTTCTGGCATAGCCAAAACCTTTTTAACATTTTTTGCTTCACCCTGGGATATATTATTCCCTATCTTTCTTCTTTGGATTTCAGATATTACGCCCTCGTCTTCAAGTTTCTTTAAATTAACATCGTCTTTGGGCTCTTCTTTGGGAACATCCTTCATCATTTTTTCTATTTCCTTGCTCTCTGGAAATTTTATATTCAATTCAACTCCATCCAAAATACTGCCGTATAGGGATAGAATTAATTTCTTAGCAGCAGTAGCCAATTCTTTCTCGTGACCGCTCTGAATTGCTCTAACTTCACTCACAAGAGACATAAACATGGGGATATCCCTTCCATATCTGGATTCCAATTCTCTGTTTCTTGCTTTTGCTCTAGCTTCAACCGATTTTAGGTAGTTTCCGCTTTTTCCGCCTTCCCCTGGGATGGCAGGATTCCCTTTTAGAGAAGCCTCGTCGATTTTATCAAAAAATGTCTTAATCATCGTATCTGTCTTTTAATATTTGAATGTCAAAGTTTATATCCATCTTCTGGTTTCTTAGTTCCTTCATAAACCTCTTTACCACATCCTCAGCTTTGGCCTTAGGCTGTCCCTCTTTTGAAGGTTTATCCCTTCTTATGGGGCTTGGTCTATTAGGAGTTGTCGTTGGAGCAGGAGTCGTAGATGGAGCCGGCTTTGTTGTCGGCTGATTTGGACTTGTTTTTGGTTGAGATGCTATAAATTCATCTAGTTTAGTTAAAACTCTCATTATTAGATATTTTAGTTTGAATATATATCCAGATATAATTCTAAGATAAAGCATGCAAACAGGATTTAAGACTTTTTTTGAAAAAACCCCGATATTTGAAAGCGTTCAGATGGCAAAAGACTATTTGCTGAAAAGATATGCGGAGAGTAAAAAAATTAAGACCTCTGAGATCCCGGCGGAAATAAAAGAAAAGATCTTAAAGGATCCTTCTTTTATCAAAATCAGGGACATGGTACAAAAGGATCCGGGATACACCCCTCTTTTTGTTAAATTCCTCTATGACCAAAAAGCTTCACTGGAGAATCTTCAAGAGATATATGATTTACTAAAAGAATTTAAGCAAAACATCGCCAAAGACCTTCCGATGAAATTGGAAGATTACGGAGCAATGATCCCGACCAAGAAGGATAAAACTCCAGGATGGGAAAAACTACAAGATGATCTTAATCTCATACCTAGAAAGATAAAGCTCAGAAAGCTCTATAATGGACTTCTCCCAAAAATGAAGGAGGAGTTTGAAAGAGCAACAGAGGAGCAAATTAAAGATCTAACTGAAATAGCAAACGAAATAGATCGACTTCCAAACAAGGAGGGTGTAGACGAAAAGGGTGATAAAGTCACAAAAAAACCTTGGAGAAGTTACGAAGAGACATTGGGGAAATATGAAAATAGTCCAATCCCAGGGTATCCTAATGGGTATTATGACGAGTACAGAAATCCAAAAGCTGCTTTTGCTTATCTAATCGATGATTCTAAAAAATGGATAGAGGATTGGCAAACCGACGAGGATGAAATAGTTGAAACCATAAAAGGCCTAGGAGCTAAAGTGGGATTTTTATGCAACCAAGACGGATACATCGTGGTTTCGGCAAGGAACTCTAAAGCAGTTGATGTTATAGGTGCATCAACCCCTTGGTGTGTAAAGGGCGAAACCCAGTACTGGAGATATAACGAAGGAAACGTTCAACTAATACTTATCAATAAGAATCTTTCAACAGTAAATGTCAACAGTTTAATTGGACTTACTGTTAATAAGGATCAAAACGTTAAAGACGCCTTCGACAAGAATAATAAAACAACACCGGTCAATAAATTAATGAAGACTGGAATTTCGCTGGATAAATTTCTAAAAGGTCTTGATTATCCTTCGAATGTGATTGATAAAGTGCTAAGAGAATTTGAAAGAGAGAAATCAATTAAGATAGCTCTAGAAATCTTCTTTAAAGAGGGATCTAAAATGGAAGTCAACAAAATAGTTTCCTCTCTGGTTAACATCAACAGAGGAATACTGGAAGGAAAATTTTCAGAAGAGGAATGGTCTAAAATAGTCGGTATAGTTTCACTACTAGTAAAAGATGAGGAGAATCTAAAGGTATCAGAATTTGTCAAATTCTTTGAGGAGAACGGACTATCAACAGAAAACACCTGGAGAGTTTTTGACACTATAGTAAAGAACGACTACACAGAAGAAAGCATGGAAAAAATAAAGCAATCAACAATTGATGCTTTTGAAACTATGGAATATATTCTGTATCACATGAAGAGTAGAATTACCAATCTGAAACCTTTAGAAATAGAGATCATGAAAAAGGCATTAGATAATAAAGATAACATTTTATCCAAATTCAAATAAAAAGTAAATATAAAGATGAGTTACGTTTTATCATACGAAAATCACATCCTAGAAGGTTCTAGGTACTATGGCACTCCAACAGAAAGAACCAAAGAGGTTCTAGACGCTTTTGGACACACAGACGCAGGAAGAGATTTATACGCTCTTGGCGTTAGAGATGTACCAGAGTTTGAAAAAGTTAGATTTGAAAGAAGAGCTTACGGTCAATCTATGCCAAGAACTTTTGTATATAAAGATGGTGGAAAATTTCACATAGAACATTATAAAGGCCAAGAGGTTTACGGAGAAAAATCTTTCGACACCATAGAAGAACTTTTCAGACATCTTTGGATGAGATTAGCTAAAAACATTATTCCCGCTTCGCTTATCAGTAAAAGAGAGGCAGAAAAAAGAATAGATCTAGAAACTATGTTTCCGATTGGATCAAAAGTTTCTCAGGAGGTTTTTCTAGATAGACTAAAGCCCATCATCGGAGGTGACGAATTAGCTCATCCGTCAAACAAAGACCTTGTTGAAACAGATACAGTTGAGAGACTATTGGATCTCTCCCTGATTGGTAAGATCGAAAAGTATTCTTCGGGAAAAGAGATTAAAGTTGTAACCGACATCTCTAAGAACGCCATAGTTAAATACAGATTTTATTCAACCGCTGCAGAAACAACAAGAAACGTTTATGCAAGTCTGGTAGAAGAGATCTTAGGAGGATCACTATTTAGATCTTGCGTGGGAACTTTAAATTCAAGATATAGCGACTACGAAACCTGGACAGTTACAAACACAAATAGAATACCTCTAAACTCTGTAAACTTCAGAACTGGAGAAAATACCCTTAAATGTCACGTTCAAAGTAACGAAATGATGAGTGCAGTTTTCTTCTCTATCATCAAAAGAACATTCAGAAGAGCAAAGGGAAAAAATATAAGCCAAAAAATGATTTGGCACGGAAACGATCCTCTAGTTAATGAGGTTAACGATCTTCTGGCAGATTATTTCTTTGAAGCTTCAGCAGGTCTTGAACCCAGTGTTTTTATAGAAAGAGATCTTCAATCACACCCAGAAATAGTTAAAAACGCTAAAGCGCTTTTAATTAAACATCTACTTAAAAACGGATCAACAGATCTTAAAGGAAAAATAGCAGCAAATCCAAGATTGGAAGATCTGGTGGAATTCTCAACTTCACAAGAAGATATTGACGATCTATCAAGAAGATTGATTAAGGCTGCTAAGCTACTCCAATTTATTTAACATATGGAAAACATTAAAGCATACGACCAAATAGAGGAAAGGAGAAGACAAGACGTCTGCTCGGGGTGCGGGAAATCAATCGAGGACCCGGAAAAAGAATGTCCTAGCTGTGGTGCATTCCCTCATAAGGCATATCACGAAAGAGCAGCGGCTAGAACATTAGGAATTTCAAAATGGATCCAGAATGCTCCTGTTATGCAGCCAAATCAAAAGCTCACAGAATCTGGCGAAGACAAGGGAATTCTTAAATTCTCAGAATACTCAGGAAAGGTCAAAAATCAAAGAGATATATAAAAAAAAGATAAAACATGAAAAGAATATCAAAATTTACTGATTTCAGCTTAAATAATTTAGCTACCTCTGACGTAGAGATCGATTACACTTTGGACGAGTCTGAAGGTAAAGGTCTAAGTTCATTCGAACAAATCTGCTTAGAAGAAGGTATAGAATTTCAGGAAGATCAAAATCTAAACGAGGAATACTTTGAAGGATCTTTAGATGAAATAGATCGTTTGGACGAGGGTAAATTTAAAGAATTTCTTAAAAAAGTTGGTAACAAAGCTTTAGGGTTTGCTAAAAACAATTTCGGAACCATAGTTAAAACATTAGGTCTAAGTCTAGCTGGTCCTCTTGGACCTATAGCAGGATTGCTAACTCAAGGTATAGGTGGAATTCTAAGTAAAATTAAACTTAAACCAGGAGAGGGAATTGATAAGACTCAGCTTTCTTCTGCGGTTTCAGAAAACCCAGATCTTCAAAAAGTAGGAAACGTTTGGACTAAGACGTTACAAAAACTTCTAGACGATTCTAAGAAGAATCCTGCAACTTTCATGACGGGAGACGCTTCAACTTCCATTAAGAATTTGGCTGCAATTGCTACCGCAGCAAACCAAACAATTAAATCAGTTTCTAAAGAAGCTAAGTCTACTTCAAAAGCTTAATCTACAGAAATATCCATAATTTAAAATTCCAGCTAATTGCTGGAATTTTTTTATGTCCTTAGCTTCCCTGAGATTTTTTTCTTAACATCATATATGTGCCATTTTGAGGTGCCCTCTGAAATCCCCAAGGAGTCACCAATCTCTTTATGTGTATATCCGTCGAGGAAAAGGTTAAAAGCTTTTCTTTGGACCTCACTCACCTTTTCAAGGGATTTATGGAGCATGTTCAAAACATCTTTAGATTCAGGAACTTGTGATTCATCAGGTGCATCATACGTCTCAGGGATAGAAACAATGTTGATTTTTTCTCTTCTTTTTATTTTGCTTCTTAGATGATCATAAGCAGTTCTTTTTGCTATAACTGATATCCATCCATCAAATCGGCCTTTACCGCTGTAGAGATCTATTTTTATAAAGGCTTTAGTAAATGCTATGTTTACTATCTCTTCCCTGTCCTCTTTTGATTCAATATATTTTCTCAAGTAGGCCATGATCTTGGGCTTGAGAGTTTCGTAAACCTCTCTCTGGGATTTAGGATCTTTAATCATGCACCCCAATATTAGCTCCTGTGATATTTCTTTCATATAAATCTAAAAAGAAACAAATATAAAGCAGAATCCCGGAATAGCATCGAAAATCTGGGAATTTTTTAGTGGGTATATAATAAAATAGATGAAGATCGGAATTAATTTGGTTAGCATTTATAGCACTTAATAAGACATGACTAATATAAGGGTAGCAGGAATGATGAGATTAGCTGAAGTAGATCAGCTAAAATTGGGTAAGGAATTAATGAAGCTGTCAATTTCACTCTTAGCAGAAAAAGTATCTGCAATCTATTTTTTACAAATAGGTGAGGTTGATAGTGACGTGATAGATCATATAATATCTTTAAAAATACCATCAAAAATAACCAGGTCAACTGAGGATTACCTTAGCGGGTGGATGTTCAGAAACAACGAATCTCTTGACGCTCTCTATAAGACAATAGATGAGGATTTTGATTGGGTTTTATATCCCGATGCAGACGATCTGTTGCCTGAAAATATCTTAGAGATACTCGGAGAAGCAGACTCGTCCGGGGCTGATACCGTTAGGATGTATTTTATAGAATGCTTTGGGTCCATAGATAAAGTAATAGAAATTAAGACAGGATATCCGATAGGTCCTCACTTTAAGGCAGTCAAACTTAGGAAAGATATAGGTTTTATCGGGTCCGATGGATTTAATGAGGCAAGATGCGATGCAGGCTTAGTTAGATTCGAAACTAATTACTGCATGAGACATTTAAGATATGCAAATCCTAGTGGTATAGAGGAAAGAAAAAGGATGAACTATTTCCAAGAATACTTCTTGGAAGATCACAATTTGTTAGATTATATCCCAGGAAAGGAATTTAATTATTATAGGAGAGACTAAAATATATGAAAAAAGTAAGCTTTGTTTGCACAACATACAGAAGATTCACATGCGTAGAGAGAATAGTTGCTCAGTATCACGCACAAACTTATTCGAATAAGGAGTTAATTATATTTAACACTGATGTTGATTTTCCATATTCATTAGGATTTGAGGACTCCTCAATTATAGTGGTTAATAATGGTACAGATTATCAAACGGGTAAACCGTACGAGAACAGAGGACAGATATGCAGAGATGCTGTTACCCATGCGACTGGAGATTACTTTATGCTAGCAGATGATGATGACATATATCTTCCTTGGCATATTCAGCAAGCTGTCGATGGTATACTCTCAAATGGCAAAGATGCTTGGAAACCTGCAGCTAGCTTTTTTGCAGCTCCTGGAAAGATTGAGATGTGTCAGAATACTTTAGAGGCTTCGGTTATAGTTAAGATGGAAAGAATCAGAGAGATAGGATTTAGATCTGATTTAACAGGGTACGAAGGTCTGAGCTGGTACACAAAACTTAGAGACGAGGGAAATCTAGATGAACATAATAGGGACTATGTTCCATCATACTGTTTCAATTGGAGCGATCCCCACGAGGTTGCTGGGCATAAACAATCAGGAGACATCAACAATCCAAGCAATTTTGAAAATCATAAAAGAGCATCCACGGACTACGCTAAAAGGCCACTGGAGTTAGGGTTTAACCTAGACAACGTCTACAAACCTTACTACAACTACATTAGAGATAACGCTCAGCAATTCCCGTTAGAGTGCATCCATAAATACGCTTCAAAATACCTCTAGTTTTATTTTTTTATTCCGAATGTGTTTTCTACATTTGGGGTTATGGTGAATAATTTCGATAACATAAGATCTCTTCTTAAATTTCCCAATGAGAACTCGTTCTACTTTCTCCAGATTTTAAAAAGGAGGAAGGATAATCCAGATCTGGGTAAGGACATGGTTCATATTGCAGATTACTACATTTATAGTCTTGAACAATTTGATGGACTAAAGCAAAGGATTATAGATCAATGTAACTCTGAGAACGCAAGAGCTTACTTTAGATTGAACGTTAGAGATGCTAGGAAGGTAGCTATGCAGGTTTTGAAGAGAACTGTGGACTATATCGTGTCAGAGAATTATCGAGCTGTAAAGAACGCATTTGCGTCTTGTACTGGTGAATATCACTCAGATCCAGATAAGACCTGGATAGTTGATGTGGATTGGAAAGATGTCCCACAAGGAAAGGACCCCGATTTATACCTCAACAAGATCATAGCTAAAATACAAGAGCTTGTTTTTGAAACCGGAAAGGACGATACCATTTACACGTTAGTAACAAAAAACGGAATTCATGTAATAAGCAGGCCTTTTAATCTTAAAAAATTCAGAGAGGTTTATCCTCAGATTGACGTACATAAAGATAACCCAACAATTTTATATTGCCCTTAATGAGTAAAGCTAAAAAGAAGAAACCCATAATAGACTTAGAGTCACTTAACTCTGATCAGAGGAAAGCCTTTGATGAGTTAGTGGGATTTGTTTGTGATCCATTAGATGATAGCGTTTACGTTCTCAAAGGTTGGGCAGGAACAGGTAAAACCTACTGTGTAAGCGTTTTAGTTAGATATGTTCTAGATTCTATCCATCCCACACATAATTGGTACAAAATAGCAGTTACTGGACCGACTAATAAATCAGTAAGAGTGATTAAGAAAACTAGTGGTCTTAAGAACGGCAGGGTTACATTCCAAACAATACACAAATTGCTAGGGTTAACAGAGAAGATCACCAGCGATGGAAAGCAGGAATTTGTGAATCAAGGGGACTTCAAACCTCAGATCAATTCAATCAAGCTTCTCATTATAGATGAGGTGTCAATGTTAAATGATGACCTTTTTCACGAGATCCTAAAATATAGGGGAAAGATCAAGATCATCTGCATGGGTGATCCAGCACAAATACCTCCTGTCGGAAGACCTGATTGCATTCCATTTAGGGAGGAATTAGCCTCAGCATACAGAATCAAGACACTCGATCTTAAACGGATCATGAGACAGAAGGAGGGTAATGCTATCATAGAATCCTCTGTTGCTATCCGATCTGATTTGGGAGGATCTAAAAATCCGGTTGAACCTGTTACTAAACTAAATCCTAATGGCGAAGGCATAGAATTTTTGAATCTTAATGATCCGGAGATAAGAAGAGGATTTTCAGAAAGACTGAAGGAGTATTTCGTGACCGAGGATTTCAAAAAAGATTCAGAGTACGCCAAGATCATTGCATGGAGAAATAAAACTGTTGCAACAATGAATGACGTTATCCGTAGAGTTATCTACGGAGACGAGGCTTTGGGCTCTAAGATATTGGTTGGCGAGAAGCTAATTGCTAACAGTCCGATTATTCAAGGCGAGACCGTAGTTCTGAACACCAACGAGGAGTTTACAGTGGAAAGCTTTACAATCAAGAGCGACGATCTACGCTATCAGGTGTCAGATCACCCCGACGCAGATCCTTTAGCAGTAACTCTCAAATACTACGACGCAGTAGTTTCGTATATAGATGACGAAGACGATAAGATAAAGATTAACATAGAGATCCTTCATGAAGATAGCGAGGGAGAATTTAAGAAGTTAGCAAACATTTTTAAACTAAGAGCTATCGAGAAGAAAGGCAAGAATAAAAGTTGGATCATATACTACAATTTCCTTAGAAAATATGCTGATGTGAATTATGGTTATTGCATAACCGCCCACAAATCGCAAGGAAGTACATATAACACAACATTTGTACTTGAAGATGATATCGACATGAATTGGGATATCGTTGAGAGAAATCGAATTAAGTACACTGCATACACTAGAGCAAGTAGAAAAGTATATGTTCTAAAAAGGTTTTAATTTTGAAACATTCAACTCCAAATAAGTATAAAAATCGGATAAAATATTTTTTATTATGATATGCCCAGCATGTAAAGAACAAGGATCAAAATCTCAAGTACAAACTGAAGGTGTTATGACAACACTTATGGGGTATGCAACGTACTACGATGAAGAAGGTAGACAACATCACCACGATGATAATTCAAGAACAACGATAGGAGAGTGTAGTAATGGCCACGTTTTTTCTTATAGATATGAGAATAGCTGTTGGTGTGGATGGGTAGGTAAAACCGAAGAATATAAGATTATAAAATAGTCAGGTGGCGCAATGGTAGCGTGTTGGTGAGTAATCCGCTTACGGCGGAACCAAAAGACAAAGGTCACAGGTTCGAATCCTGTCCTGACTACAAAAAGTTCTTTGAATAATACTAAAAACAGACCCACGCTTCCCATCTAGAAGGATAATGAGAAGAATAATACGTCTTTTAAGGTCTGTTTTTAAAAATAGTCAGGTGGCGGAAGGGTAGACGCAACAAGTAAGCTAACGAAGTAATTCGTGAGGCCATTAATTCCGAGATGTAAGAGAAGTACATCGTACCCGTTCGAATCGGGTCCTGACTACAATGAGTAAGAGGTACTCAGAGTCTTTAATCCAAGACTTAAACAATGGGTAGGGTATTGGACTGGACATCCTTAAACGCCAGTCTCTTTGGGTTAAAGCTAGGTAACAGAGGCTCCAAGTAGTTTGACTAATTTTAAGAGGATAAGACCCACAGGTTTATTGAAAGAAAGAAAACCGATATATCTACTCACCAGTAATCTCAAGGTGGGGTAACATAGTCAGGTGGCGGAGTGGCTTAACGCTGAGCATACATAAAGTCCTTGGGTGTGGTATGTATGATACCCATACACGAGGGCTCACAGGTTCGAATCCTGTCCTGGCTACTGACAATAACAACTCTGGGGTCAGGGTTTTGTTGCACCGAAAGGTGGTGTTTTCAACGGTTCGAGTCCGAGTCAGGTGGGCGTAATGAGGGGATGGTTCCCGAATCCAGTTAAATGGTTGCTTAATCCGTCTTGAACGGTACTCGGTTCGAATCCGACCCTGACTACTAAAAATATTATCCGATATTATTTTTTTTTATTCGAAGTATGTTCATATATTTGCAACTCAAAAGTATAAAAGTAATTAGATTCTTTATAAAGCTGGGTAACATACTTACTTATGTGATATTGTGAAAATGTGGGTTCAATTCCCATCTCAGCTGCTAAAACTAAATATTATGAATAAATCAAAGAGCATATTGTCTATCATTTTATTAGGTTTACAAGACAAGCTTATCGAGGCCAGCGAGATTCGACGCTATGAAAATGCAATATTAAACATTAAAGCAGCTTCAATCGCAATTGCTATTAGCGTGGGTTTGTTCATAATACTGATTTAACACTTACTAAAGAACGATAAAAAAAATAAACTATGAGTTACATTAGCGTTGATATCGATATAGACGATATTATTTCCGACATGGGAAGATACGACAGGAAAGAATTTTTTAAATCTATGCAAGAGTCCGGGTATATTTCCAAGAGCTGCTTCATCACGGACGATGGAGAGGTTAAAGCATCTAAATTAGAAGAGAGAAGAACATTGGATGAAAGCAATGACGATTTCAATAAAGCTCTCCAAAAATTATTCGGAAACGGATGGAAGCTAACTAAAGAACAGGAGGAATATATTATAGAACTCTCTAAAAGATTTTAAAACTAAATAGATATGGAAAATAAAGAAAAACTTAAAGATGTTACTGAGAAAATTCAAGATGAATGTCATAAGTTTACTGAATCTATATTAGCTACCTCCAGTGTTAGCTATCAAGATGCTACAAATACCTTTTTGTACATGAAACTTGCAGAACTCACAATAAAACTTGATAGATATGAAAAACATACACTTAATACCAACAGATAAACCAAGTAGGTTATTTTTAAAAGAAACTACTCTTTTATTAAATAATCAATACACACTTCAAGAAGTGTTTCCTAAAGAGAAATGTCAAAACATCTACATCACTTCCGATGAAGAAGTTAAAGAAGGAGATTGGTATTGCAGTCCAAGTGGTATAATATCTAAACATAATGGAACTGAAATGTTACCTGATGATTGGAGGAAAATCATACTAACCACAGACGAAGACTTAATCGAAGATGGTGTACAAGCTATTGATGATGACTTTCTTGAATGGTTTGTAAAGAATCCAAATTGTGGATACGTAGACCAAAGATTAATATGGGATGAAGAAAAACTAACTTCAATTTATAAAATCATTATTCCTAAAAGAGGTATTACTATTACTCACGTTGGTAAACCTAAACAAGAAAGTAACTTTTATGCTGCTCTAAGTTTTGACTTTTCAGAAAAATTAAAACAATATTTTGAGGAAACACCTATGGAAAAAGTATTGGAAGATTGGGCTAAGAGTGTGGAATATGATAATGTTGGTCCAACTGTTAATGAGTTTTTAGATAATACTAATAAACAAAAAATTCTTGACACATCAAAAGTTACAAGAGTAGAAGTAATACAACATTCCGAACCTTATAATGGTAGGGCATACACAAATTATAATGCTAAAGATGTTGAAATACAATTACAAGATGACAATAAAACACTTAAAATATTTTTAAAATGAAAAACAAACAGACAGCAGTAGAATGGTTAAGACAAGAATTATGGGAGAAATTTAAGTTTTCATCTTCAGTAAATAATATATTTGAAAAAGCCAAAGAGATGGAAAAAGAACAAATAAACAAAGCTTGCTACGATGGCTATTATCAGGAAGAGATGATGAATACAAAAGAGTATTACGATAAAACATACAATCAAGAAGTATGAGTGTAAAGATACTACAGAAAGAAACAACCTTCGAGGTTGTCTATAAGGAAGAATCATACCAGGTTACAGTCTTGGAGGATAGCGTAAGTCTAGGCTATACAAACTACGACGTGTATGACATGGAGGGTGAAGAAGTTGACGGAGACTTAGAAACAGAAATTGTTAACTATCTAGAAGAAAACATATGAGTTGGAAGTATATAAGAATCATAACGTATTTAGCAATAATTTTTATCACCATTATTTTATGGTATAATATAATTAAAATTCTTTAAACCCACCTTAAATAAAATATCATGAGTAAAAACGATTTTCAGTATAGTATTTCTTCTTTTGTTTGGAACGAATTGACAAGAACATTCAGTGCGGATGCATGGAGTCTTTATGACATAGATAGTAAATATCCATATCCATTTCCTAGTGACAAGAAGCAATTTTATATTGTTAACAAAAAAACTAAGGGATTTAGAAGGTTTACTTTTGTAAAGGAAATAGAATATCTCTATGATATACAAGAAGTAGATTCTCTAGAGAACGATGCGGATTATTCTTTTAAGTGTGTGGATTGGTTATTCGAGAGTGAGGATGGTATAAGATGTTTGGTCCAAGTGACCGTTTCTTAATCTTACAAATAAAACTAAAAACCCCAGATATTATCTGGGGTTTTTTTTATTTCTTTTTCCATGGTGCAATTGCTGACGCCGGAGCGAATAGTATTTTACCGAATGATGGAGGATTATACATAGTTGGAGAACATATAAACCAAATCACTTTTTTAATGTACTTAGGAATTCCATATTTTTTAGGATCTGGCATTTCACCGCCAGTATCTGTTAGATATATGAAAACTGATGGTTTGATATTGTTCTTTTCAACGTATTGAAAAGGAGGGATAAACCCTTTAGCATTACCACCTGTTGTTGCCCATAAAGAGAAATCCGGCTGACCTCCTTTCTTAATGATATCAACATTATCTATATCATCACTACAGTAAATGATGTAGGTTTTATCAGCATCAAACATTTTAACCAAGTGCATAACTTCAGTTACGAATGTTCTTGATTGTTCCTGAGATATTGAGCCAGACGTATCCACTGCTGCCACTATCGTTTTTAATGTGTCAGATCCTATATTCTTTCTTCCGTATAGATATTCTCCTCTAGCAACAAATCTTTTATTCGGAAGAACCCAATCTTGTTTATTAAATGTGCTATCGAAAAATTTCTTAAGCTCCATTTTCCAGTTAACCAAAGGTTTCGTAGACGATAGAGTATCGATCAATCTTTTAATCTTTGAAGAAACAGAAGATGTGGCTCTACCTAAAGCTCTCATTGCTGCAGAATCCCAATCTATTTTACCTTTATGTATTCTGCTTTTCTTTTTACCGGTATACTCAGAAACCTTAGTTTTTATTTGTTTACCACCTAAATCAGAAGTTGTTTTAGCTCCGGGTGTTTCCTGTCCAACTAGAGGAATATCCTCCATCTGTATTGTTTTTTTAGATATAGCAACATTTCCACCTTTTTTACCGTCATCTGGTGATTTCTGGCCTCCAGATAAATCTTGGGCTTGAGCTATTACAGCATATTCTCCTTTTTTTACAAACATGTTTTGAGTTTTAAATTTTAAACGTCTATATCTCCGTTAGGATAAACCTTTTTGATAACAGCTTCTCTTCCGTCACTTAACCTAACCTTTTGTCCCACCCTAGGGAGTTGGGATTGTTGTTGGTTATTGCCAGGCTTATCCGAAGGTTTATTTCCTGGACTATTTCCCGGTCCATCTCCCTCTCCTTCTTCGTCTCCCTCATCACCGCTACCGTTTCCTGGTTTATCTCCTTCTTCATCACCTTCATCGCCATCGTCTCCGCTACCGTTTTGTCCGCCGTTTGGTTCATCGTCGTCTGAAACCTGAATATCCATACCCTGACCAGGTCCAGGTACTTCAGAATCCTCGTCAACAACTTCACCAAGTTCTGCACTTTTTGCCATTTTTGAAGATTTAGGCTTTCCGTCAGGGTTTAAAACTCCTTCCTCTATTAGAAGATCGTAAATATCTTCTGCTGACATGCCTTCGTATTTTTCCTCGTAAAGTCCCATTTTCTGACCCGTCTCGTCAACTGGCCATTCGAACCCCGGCTCTCCCTCAAGTATAGGATTGATAGCATAATCACATGCTATATTCCAACCTTTAGGGTCTCTAGTCCCTCTTCTTTCTTGGTGCTTACCTATACAGTGTAGAAGCTCGTGTGCAAGAACAAGTCTTAAAGCCTCCTCTTTCTGCTTAGTCACAAATTCAGGATGGAATATAATTTCTATCCCGTTTGTGCACATTGTTTTAGGATTAATTTCATCAGATCCATAAATATCTAGGTTTGCCATTAGTTCAGCATAAAATCCTTTATTGATACTAAGCCAGATTATAATCTTTCTGATTTTTCTGTTCACCTCGGTGTAATCTTCCTGAGCGTAATCTTCGGGGTTATCCACTGATTCTACCACCTTAATTCTTACGAACTCGTCAAAGTTCGTTATTGCTCTCTCGATGAGGGATTTATTTTTAAATGATCTTTCCATCAGTTTAGTGATTTTAGTGTTTTATAGTCCTTGTTCTTTCTTTCCTTGTCTAACTATCTCAACTGCCTCTTTTCTGTATTCCCATCCTGGCTCATCCTTGTAAGAAGCCTCAAATTTTCCGAATTCTGGGAATTTGTCGTAAATTCTCTTTAGAAGCCACGTAAGAACTTCATATTGACCATATCTGCTAATGTACTTAACTATGCTCAATAGCTTCTGTGCATCACCGTCTGGTACTTTATTTATAAGTGTTTGGATAAGACCAAATAAGAATCTTTTCTCCTTCTTGAATTCAGGAATAATTCTAGCACCATCTGGATCAGTAAGCATTTCTTCGATATCAGAATCAGATGCTTTTCTTAGAATGTCTAGGAAGTCAGCAAATTTTCCAGCTGCTTGAGGTCCAACCTGATCGAAGAAGATGTTCTTAATCTTTTGAGCCGGAACGTCTCTCCAAGAGCTAAGTCCCTTGTTTCTCATATAGTCATTCAGAACTAATGCTCCATCTGCCCAAGATCTAGGAGTTGGGTAGTTTAGCACTTTCTTTTCTGTGTCCAATCTGTGGAATAACTCTCTGTTATCAGCAAGGAAGTAAATTAATTCAGGAAGGATCTTTCCTGATGAAGAAGCCCATTTAGCCCAACCCCCCGTGATTGCTCCGCTTGGATCTATTCCCAATTCAGGAACGTAATTCACAATTGTGAAACGATCAGCAAACGCAAAGTCAAATTCTGCAACTTCTGCTTCTGCAGGTCTATTACCAGCAGCTACTATAATCCATTTTGTAGGAAGCTGATAATCTCCAATTCTACCCATTTGAACGAATTGCATTAGAGATCTTAAAACAATAGGGTTTGCTCTATTTGCTTCGTCCATGAATATAATACCACCTTTACCATTAGCTCCATTATCCCTAGGCAAAATAGAAGGAGGATTTGATCTTGTAAAACCAGCACCGTAATCTTTTACCACCATCGTTTTCTCACCAGTTGTTTCATCCTCTACTTCAGAGAATTCCGGTTTTTTTATGTCCACTTGAACAGGAACCCCGATGAAATCTTCAGGTCCCATAAATTGTAGGTCAAGATTTAAAAGAGGAACGCCTAAAGATGTAGCGGCTTGTCCAACTATCTGGGTTTTACCGATACCAGGTGCTCCGTATATAAATATGGGTTTTGCTCTTCCACCGGAAACTTTAGCTTCGTAAAGCTCCATTATCTCTTCCATAAGATCTTCAGCATTGATATTTCTAACGCTTTGATCTTCTTCAGTGTATTCTAAGGGAACCACAGCTTCTTCAATCTCCTGGGATTCATTAGCTTTTGTTCCGTAGAATTCTGCTATTTGCTTATCTATAGGTCCATTTTCAGGAACAAATAGCATAGCTACAGGCTTACCTTTTTTAGGTCCACTTGGAATTGTTTTGATTAGGCCATTTTCTAAAGCCTGATAAAAGCTTTTTGTCCATCCAGTTAGTCGGTCCATTACGTTTTTCTTGAACCAGGAAAATAATCCCTCGCTAACATATGACTCGTTAACGAAGTCATCAAAGTTGTAAATTTTCTTACCCATTTTTTTATTTTTTGTTTGTTTTATATATCGTTGTTTTTAGAATTAAAAATTAAGATGTTTCTGAGGAAAGTCTTAATTTTATGCCCTATATATCAAAAAAAATGGCCAATTTGTTTTTTTAACACGGGAATATTGATTAATTTTAGGATACAATGAAAAATGCGAGATGAAATACGATTTAAACACTCTTAACGCCTATATCCAGAGGGGTCTTTTAGAAAGGAATCCACACCCGACATTACCGCTTGATATCTATAATTATTCAAGGGAATGTCAGTTCACGGAGTCTTGGGACGAGATCACTTTAAATATGAGAGGCACTGTTTTAGACCGGGAGGGAAATGTTATTGCTAAACCATTCCCCAAGTTTTTTAACATGGAGGAGCATAAGCCAGAGGAAATACCTAATGAGGAATTCGAGGTTTTCGAAAAATTGGACGGGTCTCTAGGCATACTTTTCCATTATGCCGATGAGTGGCACTTAGCGACCAGAGGATCTTTTGCATCTGAGCAGGCAATTAGGGGTAGAGAAATCCTAAAAAAATACAGATATGAGAGACTGATCCCAGGATTTACCTATCTGTTCGAGATCATCTATCCCGAAAACAGGATCGTGTGCAACTATGACTATGAGGACTTAATACTTCTTGGGGTAATTGATAACAAAGATGGTTATGAACTTAGAATCCACCATAATAGCATACATTTAGAGGGTATTAGATTCGTAAATTTATATAACAACTTGGGATTTAAGATGGTTAAGAAGTACGATGGGATAGACGATTATAAGAAGCTTAAGAAAATGATAGACGGAGAATCTGAGGGATTTGTTGTTAAATTCAAATCCGGACTTAGAATGAAGATCAAAGGCGAAGATTATGTTAGATTGCATCGACTATTGACCAATTTCTCGAATGTCGACATCTGGGAGCTTTTAAAAGAAGGAAGAAACATTGAAGAATTTCTAGAAAGAGTTCCTGACGAATTTGACAAGTGGGTTAAGAAAACAATACACAGTCTAGAATATCACCGATGTAAAGTCGAGGAAAGAGCGGAAAAGATCTATGAGTATTTTAGATATGGAAGATATTGGGATCGAGAGAATGAGCCTACTAAGAAAGAATTTGCTGAACATCTAGAATTTTGTAATGTTGAGCCCAGCATAAGATCCATATGTTTTGCTATGTGGGACGGAAAGAAATACGATCATATAATCTGGAAGATAGTAAAACCAAAGTATCAAAAGCCATTTTGGAATAGAGAGGAAGAAATACCAGTGGATTCAAAATGGATTAAAAAAGATTAAAAAATGAAAATTATATTAGAAAAAAATCAGAACATATTTTTCACCTCCGATTCGCATTTTTCGCACCAAAATATTTGTCGTGGAGTTTCAAACTGGCCTAAAGGAAGAGGTACACGGGATTTTCACTCTCTAGGTGAAATGAATGATGCTATAGTAGCAGGAATAAACTCGGTCGTTGGACCGGACGATTATTTGGTTCATATGGGAGACTGGAGCTTTGGTGGATTCGAATCTATTATCGAGTTCAGAAATAAAATAGTATGCAAAAACATTATTCTATTTTTAGGAAATCACGATCATCACATTAGAAATAATAAGGAGGGGGTACAGGGGTACTTCAAGCACGTTAGTAGCTATGATATTATAGATATCCGTAGGCCAGAGGGTAAAGAGACGGGTAAGTACCAATTCGTATGCTGTCACTTCCCAATAGCAAGTTGGGATGGAATGAATAAAGGGGTTCCTCATTTACATGGACATGTTCATCTACCGCCCAGATTAAAGATCCACGAAGGACAAGCAATGGACGTTGGAGTAGACGGAAACAATCTGGAGCCTTATAGCTTAAATGAGATATTGAAAATAATGAAGGGTAGACCTGTTAGGCACCTGGTTCTACCTAAAGATCATCACACGGAAGAATAAAAAAAAAATAAAAAAATAGAAAATGGAACACATAGAAGGTAAAAAGTGGAAATATTGGGATCGTGCTACAAATACCTATGGATATAAAACTTTTGATCATGTTAAAGAATTGGATTCCTGCTGGGAATATGATTTTTTCTACAAGGAGAATTATTATTTTAGTTATTCACCAAAAAATTGCTGTTACCAAATGTGGGACTGCGTGATCGAACCGGGATCGGTGGTTGTTGATTTGGGTGCAAACATAGGATTATTTACACATGGAGCTTCTAGAATTGCTAAGAAAGTTATCTCTATCGAAGGTAGTCCTGAACATTATTCTTGTCTGGTTGAAAATAACTCGGACAGAGATAACGTTTATTTTTGTAACTCCATAGTCACCGGTGAAATCCCAGCGGATACCTATATTCCATCGGGAAGAGTATGGACAGACAGAAAAAATCCAATCGAGTTTACTATTAAAAAAATAATGGAGATTTATCAGCTAGAAAAAATAGATTTTTTAAAAATAGACATCGAGGGATTTGAGTATGATGTCTTTGATTCATTAAGTCCATCCATCCTTTCTAGGATTGATAAGATCGCGTGTGAAACACATGACCCCGATGATCGAAAAAAAAATCTACAGCTTCACGGGAAGATAAGGAGCACTTTCAGTGTCATAGATTTTTGTGGTAACGTGACTGATTTTTATTATTTTACAACGCCTAAATAGAAATAAGATGCTAGAATACAATGTTTCAGAAAGAAGATTTTTTATTTGGAAATTGGAATTGTGGTGGATCGCTTTTGATCAACCCCAATTTTATCCAGAGGGCAGAAAACATTTAAGAGGTAATTGGTTCTGGAGAACCAAAAGAATAAAAGAATAATATGGAAAACGTAAGAAACGAAGGATACAGCACATTAAATCCAACACTATTTCTTGTGAGAGGAATACCTGGATCTGGTAAATCAACTTTTGCAAAGCACATCTGGAATGAGTATGCAATCTGCGAGGCTGATAAGTTTTTTCACAACAAGGAAACTGGTGAATACAACTTTGAAGCATCAAGGTTGAAAGAAGCTCACGAATGGTGCAGAAACGAAGTTGAGACCAGAATGAAAGATCACCAAGTTAATCCCCAGTATTACCCGGAGATCGTAGTGTCAAACACGTTCACTCAGGAATGGGAGATGCAGGCTTATTTAGACCTTGCTAAGAAATATCAATATCAGGTGGTTTCTCTGATCGTTGAAAACCGTCATGGAAACAACAATGTACACAACGTTCCAGCAGAGACTCTAGAAAAAATGAGACAGAGGTTCGAGGTTAAACTTTAAATCGGTGAGAATCAACATTGAGATAGAAAAGGATCTGTATAAACACTACGGACTAACCGAGAGTGAGGTTTCGCATATTCTCGAGCTGCTATCAAAAGAGGTTGAAAGGTTGATTGTGCATCTTTATTGCAAATACGCTTTCGAGCACAGAACAGAAAAAAATCTAAAACTCATGCTTGATTATGTTAACGAAACTCTTCTCACAGGGGTTAATAAAGCCGAGGTGATTTTTAATAAAAAGATCAAAAGCAACCTACTTCAGGTGGGAACTATACTGGGTTCGATGGATATAAAACACCAGAAAGAAAAATACCGACTCGTGGACTATCTCTTTCACCTAACCGTGATCAAATCACAAAAAGCATTCATAATAATAAAATGACACAATATAATCTTTTTTTAGACGATTTTAGATACCCGGCGGATTGCCAGAGGTACATGTTAGACGGAGCAATGTATACAAACTGGGAATGGACGATTGCAAGAAGCTATGACGAATTCGTAGAAATTATTAATGCTCAAGGACTTCCTGAGTTTATTTCTTTCGATCATGATCTTGCAGACGAACACTACTCACAGGACATGTACAAGGGGATGGAGGAGTATAATAAAAACTACGAGTCTTTTAAAGAGAAGACAGGTTTAGATTGTGCAAAATGGTTAGTTGATTATTGTACGGATAAAGGGATAAAACTTCCTAAATATAGAGTTCATTCGATGAATCCAGCAGGAGGAAGAAACATTTCAGAATATCTACAATCATACGAAAAATTCTCAAGTTAAAATGGATAAGGTTAGAAAAATTCCAAGAGAGATTAAAAAAGAAGATCTTCCCTCGTATAAGAAAAACGGTTATCTAACAGTAGGCGAGTTAAAGAAATCTATCCTAGATATGCCGGATGAAGGCCTAGTTCTTATCCAGAGAATCGAGGACACTTATTTTGAAAATAATGGATGGGGAGTCGTACTGAAAGAGGGAGAACATTATCACTGGGGATTGCAGTTTAATGAGGATATAAAATCAGGAAAGTATGATAATTTAGAAGAATATCCCAATATGAAAAAAGACAACTTAAAGCTTTTTACGGAGGATGAACTTAATCAAGCTAAAGACCAATATCATCCTGCATGGTGCGCAGTAAAGTACAAAGATGACACTGAAAATTTATATTTAGACCTTCACTATTAAATCCAAATTAAAATGAGTTTTACCGAAAAGTTTTTCTTAGTAATGGGATGTATGATTCTTGCTGATATCTGCTGGGCCTACTATTTCATTAAAATCGAAGAGAGAAAATCAATAGCTTCAGGAATCTGGGCTTCTCTGATTTATATCTTTGGAGCTTTCACCGTTACCTCTTACGTCGAGGATAAAAGACTAATAGCAGCTGCAATTATAGGATCATTTATAGGAACTTCTGCAACCGTTGAGTATAAAAAAAGAAGAGAGAAAAAAAATGCAAAATAAAAAGATCCTATTTTATGTCGGGATAAACCCGGAAGACCAAATAAAGCTAAAAGACTTTATTGGAAATTTTATGGAGGATGATGTGGATGAAAAATTCCATATAAACATCGTTAATGAATTCGATGATCCTGACGGCTACTACACATATTTACTAGAGGGATCTTGGTATTCCTATAAATGTTTTATCGGAAGAGATTTCGTAAAATCTTTGAACCATTACGAAGAATAAAAATCAAACTCACTTATACTACTTAAACCGATCAAAAATGAAATTCGACTTCGACGATATCCTAATTCAGCCTGCTCCAATTTCTAGAATTCATTCAAGAAAACAAGTGGATGTTTTTTATGAATATGGTAGATTGCCTCTTTTTACCGCTCCAATGGACACCGTTGTTAGCGGAGAGAATAAAGATCTATTTCTCAAAGCTGGTATCAATGTTATAATGCCAAGAACGGAATCTTTAGAAAGTATAGACAACACATTTCCAGATTTTTTTAGATCTTTAGGCATGGATCAATTTGAAGATCTTTTTATTAACAACAAAAGAGATGGATATCATCATATTCTGATAGACATCGCTAATGGACATATGCAAAGACTTCTAGATATAACTAGAAGAGCTAAGGAGATGTACGGAAGTCATCTAGTTCTTATGGTGGGCAACGTTGCACATCCTGAAACATACAGAGCATTTTCTGTGGCTGGTGCAGATTACATCAGGGTTGGTATAGGAAACGGCGGAGGGTGTTTAACAACAGTACAAACAGGTGTTGGTTATCCGATGGCTTCATTGATTAATGAGTGCTATGATGTGAGTCTGGCTTTAGAAACCCCTGCTAAGATCGTGGCAGATGGGGGATTCAAAAGCTACTCTGATATCATTAAAGCTCTTGCTCTTGGAGCTGACTATGTTATGCTTGGTTCCATTCTAAACAAAGCTCTAGAGAGCGCAGGGGAAACATATCTAGCTAATAATAAAAAAGAAGGCTGGACAGAACCTGGGGATAGGATTAATCAATACTCGCAAGAAACTGAAAAACTCTTCTCATACGGAACCCGTATGTTTAAGAAATTTAGAGGAATGAGCACCAAGGAAGCTCAGAGAGCTATGGGAAAAGAGATTCTAAAAACAAGTGAGGGGGTAACTAGAATGCAGCCTGTTGAGTATACTTTGAATGGATGGGTCGATAACTTCAAAAGTTATCTTAGCTCTGCTATGAGCTACAGTGACGCAATGAATCTAAACGAATTTATCGGATATGCAAAATGGAATATGATAACAACCAATTCGTTAAATAGATTTAAAAAGTAAATAATATGGCACACCAGCAACAGAAAAATTTTTATAAAGGGATTAAAGATAAACATCCTAGATTTTTTAGCGATGTTAAAGTCCTTGATGTCGGATCACTAGATATCAACGGATCAACCAAAGATCTCTTTGAGCATCCTTTCTATTACATCGGAATAGATCTTGCTGCGGGGAAAAACGTAGACGTTATTTGTCCAGGACACCTGTACGATTCAGGATTTCTCTTTGACGTGGTGACATCTTCAGAATGTTTTGAACATGACATGTATTACGTAAGGACTATAAACAATATGGTAAGACTACTAAGATCTGGGGGTCTTATGGCTTTTACCTGCGCAACAGAGGGTAGACACGAGCACGGAACTTTAAGAACTAGTCCAGAGGATGCTCCATTTTTATTAAGCATAGATGAGAAGTGGGCTAATTACTATAAGAATTTAACTGAGGATGACATTAGATCAGCAATTGATATTAATAATACATTTTCAGAATTCGGATTCGAGATAGGCGAAGAAACTAGAGATCTATATTTCTGGGGCATAAAAAAATAGTTACAATGAAGATTGATGTTATATGTTTAACCAAAACTGATGATGTCCGTTATTTTGACATGTGTTCAAAAACAATATCGACTCTATTTGAATCTCAGCCTCAAACTGAATTCAATTTAGTTTTAGTTGAATCGTCAAATTCACCAAGGTGGGAATACTCAGAGATTAAAGCGGGAAATGTTAATAATTCGATAAAATACATAACCCCTAATGAGAAGTTTGCGTATAATAGATTTCTTAATATAGGAATGACACACACCGAAAATTCAGACTGGTTATTAATCATAAATAACGATCTTATATTCGAAACAGGGTGGTTTGATAGAATATTGGAGGCTTCTAGATCTAGACCCGATATAGATTCTTTCAGTCCATTTGAACCAGATTTCCATAATAAATATTATACAGGATGGGCTAGTTCAGAGATTAATGAAAGTTATGAAGTTGGATTTGGTGTTTGTGGATGGTGTATTCTGATGAAAAAATCTGTTATTGATAGAATAGGTAAATGGGACGAAAGATTTTTACACTGGTATCAGGATAATGATTATGCAGAGAATCTTAAACATCACGGGATTAAACATGCTCTCATAAAATCTTCAATCGTTCACCACCTAACTGAAAGCAGTAAAGATCTTTTGGATGATGAATTAGGGATGACTCTAGGTATGAAAAAAGTTTTCGATGATAAATGGATGAATAAAAAGAAACCTAGGATAAAGATTTGTCATCTGTTACTGGATCCAAGTCAGCCACAGGATATCCCTTCTGATAAATGGGATTCTGTTATGGCTAAACAGAAAGCTTCGGTTTCTGCATTCGAAAAAATAGCAAGTAACTTTGCTTGCTACTCCCAGAGGTATTCCGTTGTTAATAGAACGGAATTACCATCAGAGAATTGTGCACAGCCAGAAATAATAGATCGATCCAAAGATTTTATTAACAATCCTCCTGTGCTTTCATATGGGCATTATGGTGCTTACGTTGCTCACAGATCAGCTGTAGAGGATTTTGGAAATTATGATGCACTGATTATTGTTGAAAGCGACGTTGTATATGATCTAAGGCCAGAAGAATTTACCAAGAAGATATACGATGCTTATGAATTCGGGTTAGCTAGATCTGGAGCTATGTTTACATTCGGAGCTGTTAGCTACGGCATGGCATCGAGAGCTTCGGTTAGTGACACTGCAATCTATATGGGTGATTACAAACAGATAGACCATTTTCTCTGTGCTCACTGTTATATGGTCTTTAAATCAGAAAAAGAAAACATTCAGAATAAATTAGCTAATACCGGATGGCATGCATGGGATATTTGGCTTTATTGGAATTACGATATGAGAGTTCCTATATTTGCTACAACAGCACCTCTTGTACATGAGCCGGATGGATATTCCGTTATAGATTACCAGAAAAAAATTACCTAATTCTTATCTTTTCTGTTAGCCTTAGCTCTCTTATAAAGAGCTTTATCTCCCATCTTTGTTGTTTTACCTCCCGTTAAAAAAGAGTTAACCCTAGCCATAGCCCACTGCTGAGGGGTAGTTCCGGGAATATGACCAACTTTCCAAGCTGCGTACCCCCTACCCCAAACTTGTCTTAGAATCCCTAGAGGAAATCCTGTTTTATCCGATTTCTTTTTAAGAGCTTTATAAACGGGACTGTTCTTACCCATCTTAGACGCTTCTTCTAGCACGTCTGCTGTGATACTCTCGTCTTCCAAGACAATCTCTTCAAAAACGTTTTGAGGCTCGCTATAGTCATTAAAACTCACTATATTGTCGATCTCGAAGTCCTCTGACTCACCAAACATCTCCTTGTATTTTTTAGTGTATTTGCTGGTCTTAGTTGGGACTGGTTTGCCCTTGCCTGCTTTGCCGCTTTTATAGTCGGCATCCCATGGTCCATATGCTGAAGAATCATCATCAGCCTTGTGCCCATGTTTTTTGATCTCCCTCTTCATTATATTGGGATTGGTTGTCAGGTATTTTTTAGGGTATTTCATGATTATCTATATATTCACGAGGAACTGGATAAAAATATTTTTTTTATTTCCGAAAGAATTCCATACCTTTGGGCTATGAAAAATAACGAAAACAAGAGCGTTTGTTCATCCTGTCAAGGAAAATGCTGTAAGGCATTCCCAGGAATAGTCTCTCCTGAGGATCTAAAAGAAATAACGGTTGAATCTTTATCTGAGATGTTCAAGAACGGATACCAGTTTGATTACTGGGAAGGTAATCTAACAGGTAACCCAGAACACGATGATCTTACTTTCTATTATCTAAGACCGCAGACTAAGAAATCTGTTGGCAGAATAGTAGATGCCTCTTGGGGAGGTGAATGCGTTTTTTTGACCGAATCGGGATGCTCAAAAGAATTTGATCAGAGACCTGCTCAGTGTAAAGCTCTTAAACCGTCCGAGGATCTAAAGTGCTATTTCCCGGATAAAAAGTACGACAAAGAATCCATGATTAAATCATGGATTCCCTATAATGAAATAATAGTAAAAACTATCGATAAAATATACGGAGAATAAGTATCTAATAAATTAAAAAATTAAAATATAATGGAAAGAAAATTAGCTTCGATACAGAGAATTGGAAAAATTCTTCCTATCGGGGGAGCGGACGCAATAGAAATAGTAACCGTGAATTCATGGAAGGTTGTCTCAAAGAAAGGGGAGTTTAACGAAGGAGACCTTTGTGTCTATTTCGAGATAGATTCTTTCTTACCTGTGAGGGAAGAGTTTGAATTTCTAAGAAAATCTTCGTTTAAAAAAATGGGAGATAAAGAGGGATTTAGATTAAAGACAATAAAACTCCGAGGACAAATCTCTCAGGGACTTTGTCTTCCTCTTTCAGTTTTAAACAGTAAAGAGTTTGAAGAAATGGTAGTAGGGATTTCAGAGCAGCCTTGGGGAAATCAGTTACAATTAGGTCCTTATGATGATGCAATGATTATAGAGGAGGGGATGGATCTTACTGACTATCTTGGGATATTAAAATATGAACCTCCGATCCCAGCTTCATTAGCAGGAAAGGTAAAAGGCTATTTCCCAGGATTTATCAGAAAGACCGACGAGGAGAGAATCCAGAACATGACTAAAGAATTCGATAGCATGCGTGATAAGCACTATTACGTAACAGAAAAACTTGACGGAAGCTCTGCAACATATTATTTTAATAATGGTGTGTTTGGAGTTTGTTCAAGAAATTTAGAGCTATTAGAAACAGAGGAAAATACGTTTTGGAAAGTTGCCAGAGAACTTTTCATCGAAGAGAAATTGGGAACTCTTGAAGGTAACTACGCGATTCAGGGAGAACTCATCGGCGAAGGGATACAGGGAAATCCATATAAGATTAAAGGTCAAACGGTTAAAATATTCAACATGTTCAACATAGACACCCGGGAGTATTTGGGACTTGATGATATGATTAGAATACTAGAAAAGATAAATGTTGACGATAAGCCATTAGAGCTCGTTCCGGTGATTTATTACGATTATAAACTTCCTTCGACCATAGAGGAGGTTTTAATTCAAGCAGAGGGTAAATCTAGGTTGAACGAACAGACAGAAAGAGAAGGATTGGTTATTAGGAATAAAGATAAATCAATATCTTTTAAAGCCATTTCTAATAACTTTTTACTTAAAGCAGGATAAAGATAAAAGGCAAAGACAGGACAAAGAACTACAGACGAATTAATTTTAAACTAAAGAATAAAAACATGAAACGACTATCTTTATTGGGGATCTTTATGATTCTATCTATTTTTGCAAATGCAAGAAAATTCTATTTCAGTAGTTCAACGGGAAACGATAACTACACCAGCGATCAGGCTCAAAATCAATCGACTCCATGGCAGAGTCTTAAAAAAATCCAGTATTACACCACATCCGGAAGAGTTTTATTTCAACCCGGAGACACCCTGTTATTTAAAAGGGGAGATGTTTTTTCAAACGGTAATAATGCTTACGTTAGCGTGTTCTGGTGGAACGTTCCAAACAATCCATCACAGTCTAGTCTCCCACAGTATTTTACAGCTCCTAGCGGAACATCGACATCTCCGATAGTAATAACAAACTACGGTGATCCTGCTCTACCACTTCCCAATTGGATACATCCCAATAACACAGTCCCAAGTACATCGGATAAGAATGTAATTGGGTTTGCTGGAGTAAGATGGATAATAATAGACGGTATTCAATTCAATGACACCAGATTCCCAGTAGCAGACAAAACAAACCCGGCCTACACAACCGGAGCAATCATATTAGGGGAATACACTAAATCTAAATTAGTTAATGGTGTTATCATCCCAGGCTCAGCAAGTGACACAGCAAATAGAAAATACTATGTTAAGGATTTTGTAATTAGGAATTGTGCATTTAGTAATATAAGTTATGCTTTTCAAGGAATAGCTGCTGAAAGAGCCACTTTAACGAATAACAGAATTACAAATCTAAAATCCACAACGGATACGTCTGGAACTTACGATGTCATGGCAGGAGCATTTGAAGGAATGAATTGTGACAACTGCGAGATCAGCTATAATTACATAAAAGGTGCTTGGGCAAAATCAGGTAGAGTTAGTTCAACATTTGGATTAGGCGGGGTTGGTCTTGACATGTTTAACTGCAATAACACACGAGTAGTTTATAACACTTTTATAGATTGCAGTGGTGTATTCGAAATGGGTAATATTGATAATTTAGACACGACAGCTGGTTGCAAGTATGTTACATTCGCATATAATAAAGTAATTAATTGTGGACAGATGGGGTATATCCATGCTTCAACAGGATCTTTTGTTGGTAACAGTAGAAACATAGGAATATACAACAACGTTTCCATCAATAACAACAGTTCAAGAATGAATGGTCCTAATTTCGGAAGCGACATTTACGGTGATGGACAGTCTTTTATGCAATGGTGGTTCTTTAGGAATAGATATAAGTGTCCTAACAATACTTTACCTGTAACAGACAATACATGGAGTAACCCGATTCATCCATCCGTTTGTAATTACGGAGGACATAGGGCTACCGTCCAATACTCATCTGACAATATTAGAGGAAATGCTGATACGCTTGTTGATAGCAGAAATAACATATTCTATTCAACTGTGGGTGATCAAATGATCTATGGTCATTCTAGAATAAAATACAAGCACTCTAACAACATCTATTACATAAACGGTGGATTGATAAATCCAACATCTCTTGGAGGAACTTTAGAATCAGGAGAGAGGATTATTAGCACCAAATTATTTTCAGATACAACTGCAGCCTTTCCAGAAGATTGGGATTTACATTTGGTAGACACCAGTTATGGGGTATCTCATGGACTTATCATACCGGGATTAACTAAGGATTTCGGAGGAATGCCTATCTCTTCTACACCTAGCATCGGACTGTATGAAAAATACAATATAGTGAGCACTCCAAATTGTACATTCACCTATGGTCAGTGGTCAACATGTAATGGAAGTTTCCAATCCAGATCTTACACATCATCTCCCTCAGGATGTAACGGAACGCCTCCTTTAGACAGCATTCAAAGAACGTGCAATAACAACGTGGTTATTTCATCTTTTTACTACAGTTCAACCAATAAGCGTATTTATATTAAATGTAATGTTCCTGGCGTGATGGTCATCACAAATGTTTCCGGAAATATCACCAGAACAGTAAGCTATAATGCAAACGGATATTTTATAAACGTTAGCACGTTACCTTCTGGGACCTATTTTGCATCAACGTATGGAAGATCTATAACTTTTATAAAATAAAAAAACCATATAGAATAATAGAGAACAATTAAAAACTAAAAACGATTAATTATGAAAAATAAAATTATTATACTTCTGATATCAATTCTTGGATTGGCAAGCTGCAGGGAGGAGATGAACGAAAAACAGGAGCCCTATAATGAGTTACGATCAATCGGGATTGAAGAACTCGATACCTTTGATGAAAGCTATGATAGGTACTACCAAATTTACACCTTAGAGGGATGTGAGTATATTGTAGTATCTCCCGGGAATAGTCATTTTACCTGGGGATCACATAAAGGAAATTGTAAAAATCCAATTCACAAGATGGAGCAAAGAAATGACAGCACAGAGAAACAAAAAAAATCACGGACGAATAATGACGGCGATCAGTATTAAGGAGCTTTAATTTGTTAAAACACAAGCAGAATGAAAATAATTATAACAGGAGGAGCAGGGTATATTGGTTCTCATACAGCAGTAGAAGCTCTCCGTGCAGGGCATGAAGTAATCATATTGGATTCTTTAATTAATTCGTCATACGAATCGATTGAGAGGATAGAAAAAGCAGCAGGAAAAGCTCCTATATTTCACAAGGTATCTCTACTGGATTCTCCACTAGATATCTACGATACCATAGGAGAAGATTCAATAAGGGCTGACGCTCTTATTCATTTTGCTGCACTCAAATCTTCTCCAGAGTCAGTGGGAAATCCTTTGACTTATTATCGAAACAATATAGATTCCTTGCTCACTTCCATCAGACTGTGCGAGATCCTATGTATCAAGAATTTTATATTCTCAAGTTCATGCACCGTTTATGGGCAACCCCAGTATCTGCCTATAAATGAATCACATCCGATATCAAAGGGTACAACTCCTTACGGATCTTCAAAAGTTGTTGGTGAATGGATATTGGAAGATTGCACAGCTATCAAAAAATTAAAATCAGTAGCCCTCAGATACTTCAATCCCGCTGGAGCGGATGCTTCTGGATGGATTGGTGAAATGCCAATAGGTAAACCAGGAAATCTCGTTCCTATCATAACTCAGGCAGCTGCAGGTATCTATGAGCAGCCAATAAAAGTTACAGGGGTTGACTATCCAACTCCAGACGGATCGGCTATCCGCGATTATATTCATGTAACTGATCTGGCTCAAGCGCATTTAGCTTCATTGGAATGGCTGAACAAACAGGAACTTCACACCTATGATGTTTTTAATATCGGGACAGGAAAGGGAACATCTGTTTATGAAATGATCGATACCTTTGTTTTAGATGTTGAACCTGATCTAATCGTCTGTGAACAAGCAGACAGAAGACCAGGAGATACTGCAGAAGTTTGGTGTGATCCATCGAAGGCTAAATCTACTCTAGGTTGGGAGGCTAAGCTAACAACTTTAGATATATTAAAGAGTGCATGGGAATGGGAACAGAGGATTAGAGGTATTGGTTTTAATTAGACCTGTATTTAATCTGGAGTTCAGCGTGTCTGATTAGATAGCTTTTAACCCCTGGAACTTTAAGAAGAAAATCTCTTTCGTACTGATAACAAAAGACTTCCTCTTCATTCTCACTACATGACATCCTTAAAGATCTAAGTTTAAGATGGAGAGACTCGTGAACTATCACAGCACAGATGTTATCCAAGTCTTCAATGTTCATGTCTTTGGCCGAAATTATGATGGTTCCTCTTATTAGAGAATCACCAGAGTTTGTTGAGTATGGTCCGTTCCAAAATGAGATCTCCTGACAGTAATCATTTACAGTTTTATAGTAGTTGCTGTCTATGGATTTGATTTTCTGGAGTGCCTCAGAAACTCTAAGATCCCAAAAATTGCCTCCCTTGTCTATTTTTATCTGGGAATAAGCTATAGACGGAATAAAAACAAAAAATAAAACTATAAATCTAATCATAAAAGTATATATGGAAAGAAAAAACGTTAAGAGGAAAGGAATTAAGACTCCGAAAGAAACACAAAAGGAAAAATCACTCGTAGAGGTTAGCGATCTGGAGATAGCTAAAAAAATGCTAAAAATATATCAGAGTGCAGTAGACAGAAAACTCGAATTTAACCTCACGTTAGAAACTGTTAGAAAACTTCTATCCTACCCAACTTGCTATTACACAAACCGAAAATTTGAGGAGGAAGGAAACTACGCTAGAAGCTTTGACCGCATAGATTCTTCTAAAGGGTATATTGACGGAAACGTCGTAGCTTGCACTGTTGATATAAATGGTAAGAAAAGCAATCTTTCAATTGAGGAGATAGAATGCCTATATAAAAAGCTCGTTTCTACTAAAAATCGTGTGGAAACCACCGTTCCTGACGAAAAAACATCAAAACTCGCAGAACCGGGCGTTACTGGTCCGCAGGAAGATTAGAAAGGATATATAGATAAAATCTTAGGTTTTTATCAATGTCCCAGCTATTAAAATTCAAAAACTTTATCAACGAAAACGAAGTCCCTAACGAGGGAGGGTTTATAGTTACTGATGAATTCGTATCCGTACTAGAACAGACATTTGGCTTACTAAGAAAGGGTATTGCTTATGAAATGTTTGCTATCAAGACGCACTCTAAAGCAAAAGGTTTACTGAATGGTGTAAAGATTAAGGTGAAAGCAAAAGGGTTAGCATCATTGGTAGAATCATTGAGTGAAGAGAGATATAATATTTCACCCGATTGGTTTAACTCTGATTCTAAGGATTATGGTAATTTAATATATTTCATATTTAATCAAAACACCGATTTAAAAATAGGTTCTTATGAATTGGACTCCACGTGGAGCACAAAATACAGAACTTATCTAGATTCTAAATCCACTCTTTGGCCTGGATACGGCGGAAAAAGATCGGAAAGACCCAAAGAAATGGTAATAGAATACAATTGTGAGTCTGAAGATCAGTTTATTGATATTTTTGAAAACGGGATTTCTGATATAGTAAAAGAATTGTGCGACGTTAAGATCATATACCTAAAAGAGAAAGAAGAGGAAAAAAACATTCCGCTTGAGCTTAATTCTAAAATAAAAGAGAGCATAAAGGATCTATATCAAAAATCAGTGGTTAGTTTTTTTGAAACAGGTGAGGTTGAGAGCAAAGACATCTCAATAAGCCAAATTATTCTTGACATCTACGAGGAGACGCCAAGTCTATTCTCAACATTTAAAAGTGTTCCTGAGGATTTAGCAGATGATGTTATAGAAAAAGCAGAGTCGGAGTCATATCCTTCAGATTTCATTATCGGGCTAAAGAAAATGCAGAAGCTCAATAAGATATTAAAATATAACTAATTTTTAGATTGAAAGCAATAAAGATATACGAGGATTTTGAAGATGCGTCTCCGGAGGAAATTCAAAAAGAGATGTTAGAGGAATTTATAGCAGACAGAGAAACTAATGATTTTGTGTATAGATTCCTAAGAGGTAGAGGTATGAATCTAGATGAAATGGAATGTGTCGATTTCGACCAATTCTTCATAAGATATAGTCCGATGGGAGAATTTATACCCCAAAGAATCTCATATTACATTGACGATCTAAAAGAGCTTTTAAGCGAAATGATAGGAACTGATGTGGAATGGAGTTTCGGAGCAGGATTTCAGGGAGTGGGAACACTAACATTCACATTAGACGGAGAAATAGATCCTAAATTTATAAAGGCTAAGAAAATAATGAAGTATTCCTAATATATAAGATATGAAATTTCTTAAAAAATATGACGAATGGATTGTTGAAGAAAATGATTCCTCGACGATTCATTTTTCCATGTTCATAACAGAAGGAAATGAAAGAATAATTCTTAGACCGGGAGATCTTCTAGACAGATTTAAGCGTAATAGATTTAAAGACCCTCTAATTCTTGATATTTTCAAATACATGCAGGATTCAAGAGTTGAAAAAATGAAATCCGTCATAAAGAAAAAATGGCCGAACGTGGAAACCGTACAGGATTCGGACTTTCCGATCTACAGAGGGATATCAATATCAAAGAAAGATCCAAAATACAAATTCTGGGACGGGGTATTAGGCGAAAGAAAAGAAACTACACACTTCCCAGCTTCCATTGCTAGGGAAAAAATAAACTACCAATTTAACGACTACACCTCTTGGAGTCTAGACCCGTTCATAGCTCAAAGCTATGCGGAGGAAAGAGAAGGTGATATTAAAGTTGTATTCTCAACAAACGTTAAAAAAGTTAAATGTTTTGCAAATCTCTATGAGATAGGGGACGAATCAGAGGAGATTATAGTTTACCCAACAGATAAGATAGAGTTACACTACAAAGCCTGGAGAGTGTAAAAAAATCCACTTAAAATTTTTTTTATTTCGTAAATAATCATTACCTTTGTTAAAAATAAGGTTTATGATATTATTTAAGGGTAAGAAGTACAAGTATATTCACACCAGGGATATCATATTGGATGATGTTCGAGCCGTGTTTTTTCCCAAGAATTTTTGTGAGAAGTACAGATATCTTGGAAGTGTTCCTTATCGGGAAAGTGGAAAAATATTTAAAGCTATGGAACCCTTGGTAATATTTATGGACAACAAGGCCAAGCCCTGGTGGTGTCCAAGATGGTTTCTAAGATTCCTGCATTTATTTGGTGATGATAATTCAATCGTTCGAGTTAGAAATAGAAGCTTGAGCAATTTAAAGCGTAAAATAACTAAAGGTGTGATGCTTTGGGATTATAAAACAAAATGGGAGTGGTATGACTTAAGAATATCAATTGCGGGAACAGAACAGATGCAAGATTTAGCTGATTCGATTGAAGAGAAGTTCTATAACAACGGAATAAGAGAGGATTTAGCAAGTAAGATTAAAGCTCTGGATCCCAATACAAAATACCACAAAGGATACTTATCAGAAACACTTAGGGAGGAATTGGATAGACTTGAAAACCAAAAACCTGAGGTATAAAATATTAGATCGAAACACAAGATAAAAAAACAATAAAACAATAAATTAAAAGATGAAGCTAAATTTCAACTCACCGATCTCCAAGACATATAGATGGTTTTATGCAACAGACCAGATGCCACAAAATCTGTGTCCATATTTCTGGAAACTTGTTTTAATGTGGATCTTAATAGTTCCCTATGTGATATTGTCCCTTCCGTATTTAATTGCTTATAAAAAAGATAAGGGGAATTCAGTTGCGGAAAAACCAGGATCCGGATTGATGATTTGGGTAGCACTAGGTATGGTTGCAGCAATGCTTTTTTCATTCTCCCTTTTTTGGACTGTTTTTCCTAAAGATTCATTTTTACAACAAATGCAAATTTTAGGGGTTGTTCTTTGGTTAGTTGCAGTCGTTCTTGTTGCATATCAGGGAATATTATGGATAAAAGAAAAATACAAAGAGTCTAAAATAAAATATGACGAGAATGGCCGCAGAATATGGAGGCCGGTGGAAGAAAAATCTCCAAGTATAATAAAAGAATTTATTAAATCAAAATATAATAAATACTGTCCTAAAATAGATTGGAAAAAATAGCAAATCAAAGATAAAGAAAATTATGAGCAGCGAATCAAAACCCTGGTTAAGAGGAAGCATCAAAATCACAAAACCTATTGTTCTAATAGACATGGATGGGGTTATCTGCGACTTTGATAAGAGGGCTAAAGAATTAGAAGCTCAGGGGATAAAAGGTAGCAGTCTGTTTAAACACCCCGATGCTTATAAGGATCTTGAACCTATAGAAGGAGCTATTGATGCATGGGCTGCTCTACAGGATAAGTATGAGACTTATATTTTAAGTACACCACCCTGGAGCAATCCTGAAGGATGGTCAGAAAAGAGAATATGGGTTCAGAAGTATCTTGGGGATTCTGCAAAAAAGAAATTAATACTGTGTCACAATAAAGGTCTAGTTAAAGGTGATTATCTTATAGACGATCGGATTGCTAACGGAGTAGCAGACTTCGAAGGAGAACATCTGCATTTTGCAACAGAGAAATTCCCCGGATGGGAATCAATTTTAGAATACTTAGGAATTAAAAATAATAACATTTCAAACAATTAAAAAATCAATATGGGGCCAAAATTAAAATCTTTCTTAATCATATTCATAGTTACAGTAGCTATAATAGAGCTAATTGAATTAGGATTCAAGCTAATGAATACCAGCGACGATTACACTTTCTTTATCGGACTTTTTATAATCGGTGTTTTGGGGTTTGCTGGGGGATACCAAATAGGTAAAGAATTACACAAAATAGTAAAAACAATAAAAGAAGAAAAAATTAAAAACAAGTAAAAATTAAAAACAAGTAAATATGAACAAAGTAAAATTAGTATTAGGAGTAATCCTCGGAATCTTTTTAATGACTTTTTTATTCAACTCATGTGAGCGAATTGACGCTGGACATGTCGGAGTAAGAGTTAATCTTTATGGAACAGGTAAAGGAGTAGGTGACGTCACCGAGTGTACAGGATGGGTATTTTATAACCCAATCTCAACAAAAATCTACGAATTCCCAACCTTTATTCAACACAAGGAATACACAAAAACAGAAGATATCGATAATTCTTTTGTGGTTAACTCGAAAGACGGTAGCGAATTTCACGTATCCCCGATTATTAACTATTCAGTACAAAGGGATAAGGTACCTTTCATCTTTGGGAAGTATCGTAGAACTTTAGAGTCAATAGAAGAGGGATTCTTAAAGACAACTATCTATGACGCATTCCGTATGACAGCAAATGCTTACACTGCCGAAGAATTGATTTCTAACCGTCAAGAATTTGAAACAAAAGTTAGATCAACATTAGATGCAAATCTTCTTAAAGAGGGATTTATAATTAGCCAGCTGACCTCCAATTTAGGGTATCCTGAAACTTTTAAGAAAGCTATTGAGGCTAAGAACAATGCAGTTCAGACTGCACTTACTGCAGAGAATCAAGTTAAAACAGCAGAAGCTCAGGCTAAGATACAGGTTGCACAGGCTCAAGGTAAAGCTGAAGCAATGTTAACCGCTGCAAAAGCTGAAGCTGAAGCGAATAGACTAAAACAACAAACCATTACACCAATGCTATTGCAACTTGAGTGGATCAATAAATGGGACGGGAAATTACCAGTTTATGGAACATCTCCAGTTTTATACAAGCCAGTAAATTAATAAAGATGAAAGTAATCATAGCAGGCAGTAGAGGTTTTTCAGATCTTCAACTTCTTTATGCAAAGTGCGAAGAAATACTCGCAAACGTAAAAGAAGCTGAGATCGTAAGCGGAACTGCTAAAGGAGCCGATAAAATGGGAGAGCACTATGCAAGTCTCAGAGGATTTTCAGTTAAGCAATTTCCTGCTGACTGGAACAAACACGGTAAAGCTGCTGGATATCTCAGGAATAAAGACATGGCAGAGTATGCTGATATGTTAATAGCTTTCTGGGATGGAGAAAGCAGAGGGACTAAGCATATGATTGATTTAGCTAACGAAAGGAAATTAACAGTACACGTAATAAACTACTAAAACAAAAAAAGCTCAGAATTAATTCTGAGCTTTTTTGTGGGGTTTAGAAAAATTATTTAGCGAAGAATCCTTCCAATCTGTCAAGAAAAGAAACTTTAGAAGGATCTTGTTTTAATTCGTTTGCATCGATGTGCTTATCAGTAAGAGTTCCAAGAGTCCCAGGTATAGCTTGAACCATAGCTTTAGCTATATTTGAGCCCTGCGATTTCATTTGCTGAATAAATTCAATTTTAGTACCAGGTACTGCTGAAAGTATACCCTCTATTTTTTGCTGAAGATAAGAAGCCGCCGAATTTGGGTTGGTCTCTGCCATTTTAGCTATTCTCTCAGCCTCGCCAGAGTTTATAACTGATTGAGCCATAAGACCAGCGATTAATTTCATAGCGTCATCTGAAACTCCAGACATGCTGAAATCTATTTCACCGAACACTGGGGGCGCAACCTCTATTCCTGCTGGTTGAGCATCTGGTTGAGTTGGAGTAGTCCCGGGAAGGAACGACTGGAATTCTAAAATGTTATCCATTTTTTATAATTTATTTTTAATCTGCGTGAATTTTTATTAATGAAGCGTATCATGGTTGACCCATCATTTCTTTAAGGTATCCCATGCATTCATTAACATATCCTTCGTAGGTGTGAGCCTCATTAGCATCATTGTGATACTCATCAGCTTCTCTGCAAAGAACGTCTTCGCAAATTTGCTTCATGGCACTTTTTGCTCCTTCACTCATAGCAGAGTATTCTTTCTCCATCATATTGGAGTTTTCTTGTAAATCTGAATCAAAAGATTCGAACGGTGTTAGGTTTTTCATATGCTATTTATCTTTTTAAATTATAAATTTGTAGGATCTTCTTCCTTTTTAGCCGCCTGTTTAGCGGTAAATATTTTTTCTATAACAGTTAACCCTAGTCCTCCACCAGCTATAAGGGCTAGAGAATCGAACATAAATTCAGGGGTTATGTGGTTTTCATCTTTAATAGTAGCAACCCAAGTTATGGCTATAATGTTAAAAAGAGCGAATAAAGCAGCAAATCTCTTGCTAGAAGTATCGCTAGATCCGGACATTAAGTCAGAAAAGAACTTTTTCATGTTTGTTTGGTTATTTTACCATATATATCCCGGATTTAACAAAAAAGGGATATATAAGACATGATCAACCTTCTAAATTTTGAAAAATGGACTGAGATTAACGAGGGCTATTCCGGACCGGACTGGGTAGATGGGGGCTTGGTTTTTATCAAGGGTAAGCCGCTAAATGGCAGACCACCCTTTATGTACTTATCCCGTATTAAATGGATGACAAAGACAACCTACGGTGCTAACATGGCTTCTCTATACCAGGATTTCTATATAGTTTTAAAAGATGGATCTGATTATACTGCCCATAGAATAGACATGAATCAGGAAATTCTATCCAGAGTGTTGGGTATGAAAAATTATTCTCTGGCGTTAAATGATAAAACTGGAAAAACTCCTAAATGGTTTATAACTGTTAAGGAAACTGATACAAGGGTACTTCTGAAAAGAATGGCTCCTTTCTTAGACGCAATTCCTGATGTTAATTACTCTCGACCTTCTTAGATTTAATTAGATCACTTAATACAAAATCACTTCTTTCGTCTAGTGGAATATCTGAAAGATCTGTATATGGAATACATTCAAGATCAAGATAGTTTTTAATAATGTTATCTAGTTTAATTATCTCCTTCTTATTATGAAATCTTATTCCATCGTTCTCTTCATCTTCTAAAACAGGAGGAACGTAATATATCTTATGCCATTGGTTTATTGATTTCAATATCTCCTTCTGAACATGGTTTATTGTTGCTATGTCCTTTAGCGATAAATTATCTCTAAAGAGAGATCTAAAGTAAAAATAATTAAGGATAGAACTCGAATCGCAGATAATCCATTCTTTTGATCCAACATACATTCTTTCCCTTCCGAGTTGTTTATAAAAGATCACCAACTGATCAGTAGGACTATCAGGAACTCCCCATTCTGCTATGTAGTCGGTGGCTGCTTCTCCCACGAATATCGAGTTCTTCTTTCTGATTTTTAATCCATGATGAACTGATGCTGCTAGTGTGCTCTTCCCTGAAGACGGAGCACCTATGATTGAAACTAACTGGGATTTTTTTCCTTCTGACATTATTTTTATTTGATACACTTTATACCAAACATATAGGAAAAGTATCCATCTTTTATGTCTAAAAACTTTTTAAACTGGATACAGTGGAAAAATGGGATTCTGATAGATTAAATAGACTTCTCAAACTGATTGTACGACCAAACTAAGTAGTCGTGTCCAGCTCTAGCATTTAAAAAAGGATTTAACGGAGGGTTTGGTCCTTTGTAAACAGAAGGGTTTATTTTCTTAAGTTGCGACCAAGCCTCTTTACCTATCTGAAAAAGACCAGTATAAGATTTATTGGATTTAGGATTAGGATCAAACCTAGACTCTTTGAAAGCAACCGTTGTTAGAAAATCTTTACTCAGCTTAGGGTTTGGTATTTTTTCGATAGCCTTTCTAGCTTTAGAGTTGTCCGGTAGATTTATTTTACTCAGTGCTTCTTTTTTATAAGAATTCCAAGTTCTTTGTTGGTAATCCAAAAAAGCTAAAACAGCTTCTTTATCCTTTCCGGTTTTAACCTTATTATAAGAAAGATCGGACGAAGGTAGATTTGCAATCATTCTTGCTCTCAATCCTGGATCTAATTTTTCTTTACCCTTAGCAATCTTAACAATTTTAGCTGCCCCGCTAGGTCCCTGCTGATGTGGAAGATAAAGCATATGAGGTCCAACTAATTGTGGGGGTGGAGGGGTTGGTGCTTTTGTAACCTTTGGTTTATCACTAGAAAAAACTCTTTTTATGAAGGATACGAATCTACCCCATATATCACCAAGGCCCTCATTGAGAACATATTCTTGAGTAAATTCTTGATATTCTTTTATGTGTTTCATTTAATTACCTCCCAAAAATTTAGAAGCGCTATCAGAAGTTACTGTGCTGTAACCAAGAGATTTTGCCAGTCCACCTAATATCTTTCCTGCTATTGTTGCCGGAGGTTCTTTACCTGCAACAGCTTCACCAGGAGTTTCATATTGTGGTTTAATAACAGGTTCCGTTTCCATATAAGGAGCAACAGTTCCTAGAGCTTTAGAGATATCGGAATCAAATTCCGGTGTTCTTCTTCCTTTAAAATAATCTATAAATCCTAATAGGTTTGTCTGAGAAAAACTTCTTTTATTGACACCAACTCTATCTCCTTCTCCTGATTTCTGATCGTTGGTATTTCCCTCAATTGAAGTAAATGTTTTTGAAGATGGATCTACAGAAACAACTATTCCGGTGTGTCCTTTATCTCCTCCGCCTCTTTTCATCATAAATACCATTCCGGGTTTAATTTGGTTCATGTCCTTCCTTGCATCTGCTATGTTGATCTTTAAACTAGGATCTGCAGATTTCCAGTGGGTTAGACAATGTCCGGTTTTAATCAGGGTGTTTGGAACCCCAAGTCTTTTAGAAAGTTCATCGAACATAGCATAAACGTAGGCTGCACACCATTGTTCTCCAGGACCTAGTCCTACACTTTTTAGATAGCTGTTAACTTCTGGTCCTGAATTAGATCCAACTGGAGATTCTTTAACATCCTTGGTGTTTGCAAGAATCTCAGCAAAACGATCACCTGCCGTGGATGGATCAGCTATTGCCATTGAAACCTCGTCCAATCTAAAATCTAAAAAACTCTTAATTTTTGTCATCTTATGTGTTTTATGATATATTTATCCCTAAATATTTTTTTATTTCGGAATCTTTCTATATATTTGCATCTGTATGAGATTAAATGGCAAATGGATCAAAGAGGAGGAAATATATGTAAACCGATATGGGGATTGTCTTAAATTCACAAGGATTTCCGAACTGGAGTTCATTATGAGTGGAGGTCAGCTCAGCCAATTTGTGAAGATTTCAAGAGATCCTGCAGGAAATTTGCTCCTCATAGACCCTCCAGGAGGTCCAATGATAATGGCAACACCCGCTATGATTTGGAAGGGGGAGGGCGAAATTTATACGAAAAACATGTCTAATAATATGGGTGAATTTTCACCACAATGGAAAGACCTTATAATAGTAGAGCTTGAATGGACAACAGAGGTTAAAATTAAATGTTTACCTATCTGGGCATTCGAAGAAATGAAATGGGAAAAAATAAAATAGCAATATGAATTATCGATCAGAATTTGAAAAGTACGCCAGAAGTGAATACGGGATTTCTTCTTCCCGAATCAACTATTTCGAAAAAAAGATAGAGTCTTCAATGACTCCTTACATCCTAGAAGAAAGAGAAATGAGAGTAACCCAAATGGACATCTTTTCTCGATTAATGCGTGACCGCATTCTATGGGTAGCGGGTGAGGTTGATGATAGCATGTCAACAGTTGTCCAAGCACAGTTAATGTTTTTAGACTCTGTTGATGATAGAGATATCACCATGCACATAGACTCTCCAGGGGGTTCAGTAAAATCAGGTTTATCTATGGTTGATGTAATGGAATACATTTCTGCAGACATCAGAACAGTTAACACCGGAATGGCAGCTTCAATGGGATCAGTTTTACTTGGAGCAGGTACTAAAGGAAAGCGTAGCTCACTTAGATTCAGCAAGGTGATGTTACACCAATCAAGTGGAGGATTCAGGGGGAACATTCAAGACGCTAAAATTGACATGAAAGAATGGGAAGAGGTTAACAAAATTCTTTTCGATCTTCTAGGAGGTTACTGTGGAAAGAAGCCAGAGCAGGTCATGAAGGACGCAACAAGAGATTTTTGGCTGAGTGCTGATGAAGCGGTTAAATACGGAATCATCGATGAGGTGGTTCTTAAGAAGAAGAAAAAATAATTCAGAATGAATCCGATAAAAAACAGAAAAGCTAATTTTGATTACAGCTTTATAGAGGAATTTAACGCAGGTATATGCCTCTATGGATCTGAAGTTAAGGCCATCAGAGAATCAAGGGTTTCTCTGGTGGATGCTTTTTGCTTTATACAAGATGGCGAGGTGTGGCTAAAAGGCATGCACATCTCAGCAGATTCTAAGGACTGGAACCACGATCCACTTCGAAATAAAAAACTCTTACTAAAAAAGAAAGAGATTTCAAAACTTCAAAAGGGTTTAGATAAAGGGGTCACTATAGTTCCAACCCTAATTTTTTTATCAGATAGGAATTTAATAAAGGTAAAGATTTCTCTAGCTAAAGGAAGAAAGGAATATGACAAAAGAGAAAGGATTAGATCAAGAGAGATCGAAAGAGAAATTAAAAACATTTAGTTATGGATAATATATTAGAGGCAATATACCCATTCTGCCAAGAAGCTAGGAATAAAGGAAACGCTACGGAAAACGGTAGGGTGCCAACCCCTAGGGTTATTTTTATTCTATCAATGCTAGAAAAATTTGGAATAAAAAAGATCATTGACGCTTTTAGTTTTTCAGGAAAAAACAACTTCTATAATGTAATTCTACCCGGGACTTCCAAGTATATCATCACAGCTCACCATGATATAGTGAATCCGGATTCTGACAATGCAAATGACAATTCAGCTTCTGTTATAAATGCAATTTATCTTAAGTCACTGGTGCCAGAGGCAACCGTTGTTTTAACTGACGGAGAGGAGGTTGGGCTCATAGGGGCAACTAGGTTAGCAGAGCAGATCAACCAAGGGGTTTATGGAAAAATAGAAGGGGTTATAAATTTGGAGCTATCTGGGATGGGCGGTGAAAATTTTATAATAGGAGACAACCCTGGAAATCTGAATGATAAAATATTGGAGATGTTTAACCCCACGGTGGTCAAGACACCTGTTAGCGACACGACTGCTTTTAGAATGGCAGGAATAGATAGCACGGTACTAAACCCGTTACCTCTTTTAACTGAGGGTGTTTCTTTTATATCTAATCAGAGAGGGTTCTTAGATAATAGATCTTGGTCAAGGTGCCACACCGACGAGGACTCTGTTGATCTCATCTCTTTAGACGATATGGAAGCTTTTGTCACTAAAATTTTAATACCCATAGTTAGGTCATGATTTGGTATTTAGATGCCGTAATGAGAGCTATAGCTATCGTTATTCTTATTTTTGGAGTGAGTTTGGTTATATACGTAAAAGCAAGAGAAGTAATTTACAAAAATCTAAGCATGAACTACCTTGTTATAAAAAAAGAGAAGATGCAGGAATTAACCGGTAAATACGGTAGTTCTATAGTGGGTAAGTGTTTTGAGCTTGCCTCAAAAGAACATCCAGGTATTGTGTATGATAATCTACCGGAAAATGAAAAGGAGCTAAGAGGATGCTTCCGCGATCTTTTCAACGATCTGATAGAAGACGATAATTTTTAATTCAATATAGACGAATCTATTCGAAACAAAAAGTATAGTAAGTCTATAATATCAGTAACCCTACGAAGGATTTGTTACACAATAGCAGCTTTCATAGGTGTTTGTTTTGGTTCAACCCGGGATCTTTCTAGATTCCGGGTTTTTTGTTGCAATTGTCAAAATGGAATCTTTTAAGATTCCCCATATTTTTACTGGACTTATTACAGTGAGGACAGCTAGATTCTTCTCTGTTTTTCCAAGATTCCTTTAATCTTTCCCTGGTCTCAGGACTGTGGGATTTCCCATAAAAAGAATTTTTATCGCCCTTCCTAGATTCTGACATCTTTAATTTTACAGTATCCGAAAGTACTAATCCCTTAGCAGATTTAGAAATGTTCATTCTATGGGATTCCGTAAATTTAATTCCTAGGAGTCCTAAAGAAATATTTACTTTATGGGATTCGCTTTTTGGTTTCCTCATTTTCTTTTTAGTTGATTCACTTTTACTAACCCCCTTAAATTTTTCGGATATATCACTTCTCATTTCTGAATATAATCTAGATCCGCATTTATATTTACTGTCCGAATTGCACATTAACCAGAAAGCGAAAGAAAGACCTATGCTATTAGGATAAACCCTAAATAAAAGTAAATGCGCTATAAAATGTTCTCTGGCTGTTAGTAATATTAAATTGCCTTCTGAATTATCCCCTCCCATGCAAAGAGGATTTATATGATGAAGCTCGTAATAGACACCAGATCCTTTCTTTCTATTGAGATTAGACCTAGTTTCTATTAATCTATCGTAGTGTCTTTGGTAATCCATTTTTTAGAAAAAAGGTAAGCGACAAAAAAAATTCCTGATATTACATAGAATATTATGTCTGCGATCCAATAGCTACCCGTTAATCGCATTATGTAAGCAAATAGCCCATCGTATCCTAACGGAAAAAAAAACATGGAAGCCATCAAGAACCATATTGGTAATTTTTCTTTTATTTTTGTTTTTTGTATCACCAGGGTCGTCCATAATGGAAATTTTTTTCTGAATTTACTCGTATTGTGGAAAATACTTGAGATATTTCCAAGAAAACATCTTTTAATGGAAAAATTCAGGGATTCTTTGTTATCCACTTGTATATATTGAAACCCCGTCTGTTATAGAAAATAAAGATATATAGGACATGGCGATACTAAAATATATGGGGTTTCTGGGAAGCACTAAGGTTCAAGAAACTTTTAAAATGGCAGAACCAGAGGACGAAACTGAATACTCCTATGAGGAGCTGGATACCTATGCACAAGCTAAGGCAATAGACAATTTCAGATCTGACGAAGATCTGATCCCCCATGATTGGTACAAGGAAATGGTGAAAGAATTTGAGGATGAACTAGCGGAGATAGGGATAGAAGATGTAGACTTTCAATTTAGTGGATTCTACAGTCAAGGCGACGGGGCTTCTTTTACAGGAAGTATCACGGATAATAAAAAATTCATAGAGGATGTTCTGGGTATTAGAGATTTAAGACCAGAGGTCTATGATAATTTAACAATAGAGATAAAAAGATCTCAATCTAGATACGTTCACGAGAACACAGTTGATGTTGAAGTTGATTTGGAAGAGACAGAATTGGAATTTCCGGTTTCTGCCGATTTCTCAATTATAATAGACATGGAGAAAGAGGCAGGAAAGATCGAGGAGAAGGGTAACGATTGGCTCAGATCTAAATGCAGAGAATTCTACAGAAAACTGGAGGATGAATACGAAAGTTTCACTTCTGACGATTACATCGAGAACTTTATCACAGCTAATGACTATAAATTCGATAAAGAGGGGAACCTCATATAAAAATTTATAGAAATGAGCAAATCAGTAAAATTAGACGACTGGTACAAGCCTGAAGAACATCAGGGAAGAAGTAAAAAACAGGTAGAGGGAAATTATAAAATCCAGGGTATAGCTATTCTTGGTCTTTTAATTACCTTTATAGCTTCAATGGTGTACCTGATCATCAGATCAATTCACTAAGAAAAACTTTCAGATTTATTTCTTAAAGATTCCTCCCATTTTCTAAAAATGAGATTTCCTCTCTTGTAGGCATCAGCCTCTATTTTCTCTGAGCCTTTTGATTTTTTGTAAATACCCTCTGCGGCCTTTTCTATATCCATGCCTTTATTGAGCTTCTGATCTGCATGAATTAATTCGTGGGTTAGTGATCTTAGACAGTCTTTAAGTGATCTTCCTTTTGTGTAGATGATAATTTGATTAAAATCAGGTGAATAATTCCCAGTCTCTTTGAAAACAGGGAATTCTTCTTGCTTAGCTCTGCTGAAAAAAATCTTAGGCATTTCTTTGAACTTTATGCCTTCTTCCTCATCCATGAATTTGATAATGTCTGAAGCCAATTTTGTTACATCCTGATTCTCCATTCGAAAAGATCTCCCGGAGTTAATAGGATCTAGCTTTTTTATGTCTTCAATATAATCAGAAAATGTTTTTACCTTTTTCATTATCTCAATTTACCTAAATTCATTTTGTTTTTCATCTTAATATAACGATCTGTGGAAATTCTAGGTCTAATAAATTCTTTTCTGTCTATCTCTCTGTTTTGGCTTACTATTTCAAGGCCTCTCTCTAAAACATAAACCATATATCTGCAATCAAATAGCGCATCATGTGCTTCGTTAGGATCTATTCCGAGACCAGCAGCAACTTTAGGTAGAGAAGATGTTGGGAGTTTACCTCCTGATGTTGTTCCTATTGCGGTTAATATTTTTTGAACCTCTGGATCAGTCTCAGCTAGTTTCTGAAGAGTTGGAAGCATGAAGTATGCAAAGAAATCCTTTGTGTCAAAAATCTCTGTATCTAACCCTTTGAACTCTGATCTGATATTAATCATCGGCATATCGAAAGGTGCATTCTGTATTAAAAGAACAGTACTGTCAAATTGATTAACAAATTTTATTAGGTTATCAATTACCTCTTGTTCTTCTTTGAATTTACCTTTACTTACTCCATATCTTGTGTATTTAAAAACGTCTTTTATTCTGGATCCCTCCGTGTCTTTCTGAGCTAATGTTTCAGGGGTTAGCTTAATTTTTTCATTATAGCTATCAACCTCCGAGAATTTTAATGATTCAAAATCGAAAGAGAATGCTACTGCAGCTATTTGAGTTAGTTGCTCTTTCCAAGGACCTCTTAGTCCTGTTGTTTCTGTATCTAGAGCTATGAATGTGCAATTTTTTCTCTTTTCTAGCCAACTGAAAAGTTCATCCGTACTTAGATATTTAATTGCCTCGTTTATAAAGTCCTTATATGAATGTATATTCTGCATGTTAAATTTCGCTCTGATATTTCTCTATTCTAGATTTTAAATTATTTAGTCTTCTCATAATCTCGTCTTTGTTCTGGAGAAGATCTCTTGCCATTTTTTTCTGATCTTCGGGATTTCTCTCGTAGTTGGCAGCATACTCAAGTGTTTCAAAAGCATCTTTTGTTGATTCTATAACTTCATCTAGAAATTCAAGATCAAGGAAATTCTTAAAGTATTTTGTTAGAAGATTAAAACTCTTTCTGTTTACTATCCCACCTTGAGCAAATTTTTTCTTAAACTCATTAATCTCCTTTTGATTTAGACTAAATATAAAGTCTTCAACTTCAACGGATCTAAAATCCTTCTCTTTTAACATAGCGAAGAGATCTCTTGCTTTATCAATCTTATCACCCTTTGCTGTGTAAGCTTCAAAAATTTGAATATGTTTCATTTTTTTATATTTTTGTTTATTTAGAATCCTAAGTCTGCAAGATCTGCAGATGCGTCCGAACCTTCTTTATCGTAATCTTCAATTGTTTTCCAGATAGCAGGAAGCTCCTTCTTAATATGATCTATTATTTCAAACTTCTTAGGGTGATCGGTTATAGCACCATAAGCAGTTGAAACGTCGGCTAATGAGAATAAATTTCTGATTACGTTAGACTTATCGGACCATCTATCTTCCCAACTTCTAAGTAAAGCATTTTTAAAACTTAAATTATATTGCTTCATTACCTTAAACGTGTTTACAAGAGAATCATAAATTTTTGGAGCAATTCCATTCTCCTCAAAATTTACAGTTCCTTGAGGGATTGGAATATCGCTTATATCTGTGATCTGATTTTTAGAAAAATCCATGTTTCCTTTAATAGAAGTCGTGCCAGGTTTAAGTCCTTTTAGATTCTTAAGTTTATTGTTACTAACATTAATGTTATTAGAAATATCTTCCGGACATCCTTCCAATGTTTCAAGATCATTATTTTGAGCCATAAGAGATCTAACTGATTTAGGAGCTCCTGAAAGATCCTCTAAATTATTATAGCTACAGATTAAACTACCGTTTATCTTTTTAGGTAATCCTTCTAATGAAGTTAATCCGCAATGTGAGCAATCAACTTTACCTCCGATTTCACTAGGGGCAAATTCTAAACTTTTTAGCTTCTTGTTATAAGAGCAATTGAAATCAGCTCCAACTGTTAAAGGTCCATTCTTTAAACTTGTTAATTTATTGTAGTCGCAATCAAAGCTACCGCCAACTTCTTCTGGTGCACCCTTTAGACCATCTAAGTCGTTGTGGCTACAGTCAAAGTTTCCTGAGACTGTTCCAAATAGAATTCCTTTAAAATCCGATAGATCGTGATCGGAGCAATCCAAGTCACCTTGGATGTCTATTCTTCTGGTTAAGGAGTTGTACTCCCATTTACCGTCAACCACCTCTTCGAGGAATTGTTCTTGCTCCTCAGTTAAATTTGATGAGGATTCGAAAATTTTAAAATCTAGTATTCTTTTCATATCTTTATGTTGTAAAATTAAAATCCAAGTTCTCCCAGATCTGCAGAAGCCGAAGCCGAGTCAGCATCGTTATTTCTTTTTAATATATCCCAGAGATCCGGTGTCTTTTTTAGTATTGAAGCAACTTTAAATCTATTTTCAAGCTTAGAAATATCACTAAGAAGAGTGTCAAAGCTTGTATTTTTAATCTCGCACACTCTTTCGTATTCGCTGTCAAAAACTTCAAAGTCAAATTTCAAGGGAGAGGGTTCAGTTAAAACGATAGAAACAAATTCTCCCGTCGGCGATTCCTCGCATCCTAGGTATGTTCCAGGTCCTTTACCTTTAGTGAAATATCCCGGAGCAATGCTTGGGGCTAATTCGATAAGCTCTTCTGAGTTTAAGGAAGGGGGTAGATTAGATTTTTGAATATTGGTGTCGAAATGCCAAAAGTCAAACACTAAATTTCCTATAAATCTGGATCTAGATCCTAAATCATCCCTTTTTAAAAAGCTCTCAAAAAGTAAAATATGCTTCATTACAGACTATATATCCTCCTCGGTATCATTGTATATTGGATATATACAGGAATGAAATACTTATCCCTATTTGAGACCTATACGGCAACATTAAACAGCGATTACCTGCCAGTGGTTACGTCAGTACCCCACATAAAAGCAGGTTGTGAAAGACTCGCCGAAGTTTTTTTAGACGAATTAGGCAAAGAATACGACCTAAGGAAGGGTAAGAAATTCGATAAAGAAATAGGGAATTGCGCATGGTTTACCCTGGAGTTTTTCAGATGGTGTGAAAATCAAAGGCTTCCTGTAAAAGTTATCTATTTCCCGGAGACCTCAAAAGCTAAAGATGCTCACGTGGCTCCTTATCTACAGGGGTTTGTTATAGATTTTGCTCATAAGCAGTTTTCACAAAATCCAAAGGAGAGATTCAAAGTTTCAGAACCTAAGCAGTATTCTAAGTATGGATATGATCCTAGTCAGGCGGATATTCTGGATGAATTTCCTAATTGGATTCAAACCATTCACCCTTTAAAGAAGAAGTAATCACTTCTTTTTTCCCAAAAGAATTGGAATTATAAAAGAGAGTAAAACTCCTCCGGAGAAGAGAAGATCCACGTGTTCAGTGGTTAAATCTTTTAGCCAATAAGATGCTATCAATTTAAGCCCTAAAGCTCCTATAACATAATAGGCCACTTTTTCTAAAATTGGGGTTTTTTCAAGAAGGTCTATAAAGCTGTTTGTTGCAAATCTCATAGCCAGAATTCCAATGAAAACCCCTCCACAGATAAGCCACAGGTTCGGTGTAAATGCTACAGCTGCAAAAACATTATCTATAGAAAAAACCAAGTCCATAACCTCGATCATAAAAATAGTGGACCAGAAAGCATTCAAAAATGGAATCTTAACAGCTCCGGGTTCCTTGCTACCTTCATTTTTAGATAAGGATTTCCAAGCTATATAAAAGAGGTATGCTCCTCCAAGAACTTTAAGCCAAGTGAGTTTAATAAGCCAGCTGGCAAGAACTAATGCTAACCACCTAAAAAGATATGCTCCTAGAAGTCCATAGGTTAGCGCTTTTTTGCGTTTTTCTGTTGGTAATGGTTTTACCATCGTAGCTAAAACAGCTGCGTTATCGATGCTTAAAATGACTTCTAGAACGAATATATTTACGAGTATTAGTAAATCTGTCATTTTTAGTGTTTAAGGTTGAGCTTATTCTGGATATCTTTTATCTTATCAGACATCTTTGGGTATTTAATGCTCGTTTCATTTCTAATCTCAGTAACAGGGGATTCTGTTGTGTCTGAAGCTGGCCTTCTTACAACCATTCTCAACATTTTATTAGAGGATGACTCCTCGTATTTCTTTGCATCCTTTCTTAAATCCTCCAGCATAGCATAAAACTCCTTCTCCCTCTGGTAAGCATTATCTCCGCAATCATTCCTCTCCCTTCTTATTTTAGCATTAAGAGTGTCAACCTGATTCTCAAGTATTTGTATTCTAGAGCTGTTTCTTGCGTTTTCCTCCTTAAGATCCTTGCAGTCTACAGTTAAAGCAGATATAAGGGAGGGAGCTATTGTTATAATCGTAATTGAAAAAAGAAGCATCAGTAAAGCCAGGGTCTTCTGAGCCCGGGTAAACTGTTTTAGTATTTCTGAAATGTATTTAAACATGTTAATTAAAACCCTAGATCTCCCAAATCAGCAGAGGCTTCTACCGAATCAAGATCACCTAATTTATTTTTAAGTATTTTCCAAACCTCTGGACTATTCTTTTTAAGAGAGCTCATGATTTTAAATTTATAGGGACTCGCATAAATTAAATCTACAATTTCACTAGAATCTTCAGAATTTAATAGAGCGGATACCAGAATATATTCAATCAATCCGGGAAATGGATCTAATTTTGCTGAATTTGTGAGAATCTCTTTCATGAGTTCTGGGTTTTTTCCAGCTTTTAATTTAGCAATGTTGCTGTTGTAATTATTTCTGAATCCGATTCTTGGTAGAAGAGTGGAAATGAAGTAGTTGCTCATATTCTCAACGGCTTTATTCCAGTCATCCATAGTAACAAGATTGCACCTTCTAACTGTATAACCATCTCTTATTATCTGACCTTTTAAAGGATAAAAATTAAAAACATGAAATGGTTTTCCGTCAATAGAAACCACAGGCCCCATTCCTAAAGTTCTTGTCCCATTCTTGTATGCAACACTACCTGTGACCCAAGATGCGGGCATAAAATTTTTAAACATCAAAAAACTTGGAAGTTTACTTAACTCCTCGTGGGAAGGAATTTCAGAAATGTTACTAGGAAAATTGGTAGCAGCTTCAAAAAGCTCTTTAAAATTTAATATTTTTTTCATCTAATATAATTCGATTTAGTATAATCCAGATCTTATCATCTTGCCTATTCTGCCAATGTCTTTGATCCCTAATTTCTTTAAAACTTTTTCCTTTAACTCAGGTAAAGAATCTAGGAGATAGATGTCCAACGGATTATCTTCAAAATATTTATATAGATAATGTCCTGAACCTACACCCTCAAGATAAGAAAGTAAGGAATCCAAACTTTCCTTATTCTTTATTGGAAGATGACCTGTGTTGTAACCTCCGTTGAATTCTAAAATTGCCTTCATTATACCTTCGATTGTCCAGTCATATTTGCTCGGGAAAAAATGAAATCCAAAGTCATCTGATGAATTCACATACAATCCACCTTTAATATTCCCAGGAAGAGTCAGTCCAGATAGATCCCTAGGAACTCTTGATCCGTATATAGAGAAAGACCCTCTGATTTCATCAGGGGATCCAATTAGATTTTTTAAGAAATCACTACTGTCAATCCTAAAATTACCACCAACATATCTTGGTGCTATATTTAGATCTTTGACTTTTACCCTGATAACAAAGGAGCCATCGACCTTTCCGAACTGAACACCAGAGAGATCACTGATGTCTTTATCTGAATTTACCTCAACTGAGGATGAAAAGTCAACTTTTTTAGTTTGATCGTTATACTTCCATTTTCCTTTGGTAACTCTATTAACTGCTTTAATTTGATCATCAGTTAAAGGCCCATGGTTTTTAGTTCTGATGTCTCTCTGGACATCTTTCTCCCATCTTTGTATTAGGTAGTCTAAAATATCCTTTAGATCGACAGGGAAATCTTTATATCTTTTAATGAAACCACTAGAAACCGATTTATCCCTAATGTAGCCACTTTTTTGTAGAACTATGCCATCCTTGTATCCTAGATCTCGGGTAAAGTTTTTTAGCAATATAGTTTGATTTAAAGCCATACGTGAAGTTGTCACATCGCTAAAACCAAGTTGTTGGAGGGTCTTCCATTCTGGCATGTCCTTCCAATTTGTGGGCCAGTTTGGATCTCCAGAGGGGATAAATCCCTCGTTAATTTTGGATTCTTTTATGTGATTGCTAAAAGAAGTGTAGTTTAAAATGTTAGGCATACCCTATATATCAAATAAAGAGGGACTCAAATATTATCTGAATCCCCCTTATAGGTGTTGGTTTTGGACTATTATTAGTTTGAATAACCTCTGCTGTATCCCCAAACAGATCCTGTAGTTCCAGCTACTGTTCTTAGAACCGATATTCCCAATTGTCCGGTTACTCCGGTTAATGTTGCATTTGTTCCATCTAGGTCGAGATAAGCTAATGTTGACCCTGATGCAGCTAAAACACTAGTTATAGGGAGTTGTTTTTCGTTTGGTGCGTCTTTAAAATACCAGTTAATCCAATCTCCTGATGGACCTGCTGAAACTGAGACTGAATACGGATAAGTTAAAGTGATAGTTGTGCCAGAAGCACTGGTAACTGAGCCTCCTAGAGGAAGAGTTGAACCTATAACAGTTACTGTCCTTGTTGCAATAGAGGAAGAAATAGCACTAACTGCTCCTCTATCAGCTGAAGTGATGCTAACCGTTGTGCTTCCTGATGTAGCCCCCACGGTTCCGACTGTTCTGTTAACCGGATTATCTACCGGATTATAACTTCTTGACGCTGTAAGTTGAAATATTGGCATTTTATACTCTTTTATTTAAAGTATATATCCAAAGTCTTTACTGATACATTTCGTCCAAAAAAGCAGATTCTATCTCTCCGTAGGTCTCGGAATTCATCTCCTCACTAAGAGAAGTATCTAAATACATTATATTTTCAACTGTCCACTCGTCCCATTCATTCCAGTTAGCGTATATTTCAAAAGAACGGCCTTTAAATTCCCCATTAAATGTTTTGTTGATGGAGGTTACTCTTCCCTCCGAGTAGTTAATAGTTAAAGATTCCATGTTTTTATTTTTGTATTTGAGGTACCCAGTGGGTCATTCTCCCGTCTGGTGTTATTTCATGTTTAATCTCATTACCCAGAGGATCTTTTTCCCTCCGATAAACTTCGAAAGAGAAAACAAAACTCCCGTGGTTTCCGTCCATGTCCGTGTAGGTAGCCAGAGTTGCACCTCCCTGATCGTAGCTCTTTTTTATAATTTTTCTGCTCCACTCCCATAGCTTTTTTAATCCATCATCCGGAATCTCGTTAGCCTTGAGATGGGGATTTATCCCTGCCCTATATAAAGATTCGCTTTTAATGTAATTTCCTATACCACTTACAACCTTCTGATCCATTAAAAGTTGACAAATGTTTTTATTCCCTCTCTTTACCAGTCTTTCTTTAAATAAATCAAACCCAACATCTTCGTTAAGTAGATCAGGTCCAGCTCCCTTTAGTTTCTCTTCAATCTGATTGGAATTATCATAGAATGAAATGTTACCAAACCTTCTAACATCATCAAAGTACACTGAGGATCCATCGGTGAATTCAAGAACAAAATGTGCGTGCTTTCCTTTTAGATCTCTCCATCCTCCGCTCATTCCCAACGTGTTCCACATGAAGATCTCTCCTATTTTTGCATAGATGAATTTTCCTTTCACCTTTACCCAATGAACTCTCTGTGGGGAATCTAACAGAGATTCTTGAATAATCGAAATCCCCGTGGGTGGCTTCTTTAACCATTTACCTCCGATCACTTCAGCTTTAGCTAAATCTTTTCCGACAATTCTCTGGGCTAAACCCTCAGACATTCTTCTAACTTCTGGTCCTTCTGGCATAACGTTTAAATATTTTTAGTTGCTTCGTATGAAATTCTATCGTAGTCTGATGCAAAGGTCATCGCCATATAAGCTAGGACTTTCTGCATTGTGCTATCCGCTCTTCCCGATGCTGCTATAAGGTTATTCTCACAAACAGCTTCAACAAAACCTCCTCCGGGTCTAGCACCTATTCTATTAAGTACTATAGAAGATCCAATGTGAGCAATGTGGGAAAGCTCTTCTGAGGTTACACCGAATCGGGTTTTAAGCATAACATCATCCCTCTTAACAATGTTATTGCAGTATTCGATAATTGCATCTATCTTATCCATAATTTTTATTTTAGCGGTCAGGACAGGATTCGAACCTGTATCTTGCCTTTCTGTATCGTCCCACTACTGGGTTGATTGGGGGGTCGAACCCCATGTTGCCATTACACCACCTGACCAAAAATGCTATCCGAACTTGATAGCAATATAACCAATTCCTATAAAACACAGTACGAGTACTGAGATGACGATGTAGGCTTCTATACGAATCGCATCATCGGTAAACGACCCATCTTTTTGTTTTTGGAAGATTTGTTTTTGAACTTCTATCTTATCCATAATTGTAATTTAGATCACAAATGTAGGGAAAGATTTCGAAAATAAAAAATTAATTGGAGATTTTTATAAATCTCTCACAAAAGCAGCGTTTGCTGTGCTTGGCTCGGTATCGTAATCATCCGGTCCGTTTTCATAATAGTAGTACATAGGTCTGGTTTCCATTCTTTCCTTATTCGAAAGTGTGTGAACCACTCTATGACTTAAAGCGTCGTCTTCCCTATCGGGATTTTCGTTAGTCCAATACTCGTCCAATAAAACATCAAGTTCATATTCTATACTTTTTGTAATTATAAAATCAATTTCTTTAAAACTAGGTAGTCTCCAACCAGGTCCAAGTTTTTTAAGATTTAATTCAATCTCATCCCAGGTTGTTAAAGTATTATTAGCTCCTGCTGTTGGAAGATAAAACTCTAAGTTATTCCACTTGCTCTTTTTGTAATCTGAAAAATCCATATAGATAATTTAAGCTATTGAGCTAGCCCAAGATCCTAATCTTAATGTTGCTAAAGTTGCTGGGCCCAAATATTTTTTAAAGTCTCTGATGTTGTTTCTAAGACATTGTATTCCAGCGTTTACATTGTTATCCAGATTATAAATATTTCCACCAGGAACGTATTTACTGAATTCACTCTGACTAAGAGCAAATAGCCCTTTGTATTTACTGTTGCCCGAATTGGGATTAAATCCAGATTCTATATTTGCTACTGTTGCTGCAAATTCAAACGGAACTCCGTATTTTGTGCAGTACTTTTGGATAGTTTGTTTTACTGCTGCATTCTTTGGCTGACTGATAAGGGTAAGTGCCTCTTTACCTTTAGAAGCCCATTTCTCTTTCCACATATTTAAAAATAACAAAGCAGCAGTTTTCTGATCGCCTGCATCTAAAGCTTTTATTAGATTAGCTTTGATTTGAGGTCTATCCTTAGGGATGTTCATTACCAGATTTGCGTACTTGGTTCCTTTTTTTGTTTTGATTGTATCTGGTGCCATCTTACCCGTTCCTTGAGAAGCCTGAATTAGACCTTTAGCTCCAGCAATACCCTGTTGATGTTGCATATACAAAGTGAAATCATCATTTCCAGGAACAATCTTAACGTCTATTCCAGAAGTTCCGTTGCCTGAATCTATAGATGTTTGTTCCCCAGGTTTATGTGTACCTATTGTTGTTGGGGTTTCGCTATCTGATTTTTTGTCATCATCGCTCATAAGGTCTTTAAACATTGCTCCAGCAGCAGCGAGTAGAGAGTCTCCCCCTCCTTCGTTTAGAAATTCAGAAAATGATTTTATATTGCTCATTAGTATTACTTTTTTTGTATATATTCTTTAATTTAAAACATGTGTCTAGATTTGTTATATCTAGCCATCATTTCCAGTCTTTTAACCTCTTCGTTAGATAAATCCTCTTTTATATCGGGATAGAGTAGTGACTTGTCCTCCTCTCCTAGTCTAAAAGTCCATATGTCTAATAACGCCTCCTTATATGATTTGCCCTTGCGCATCTCAGGTAAAATATAATGAATCGCTGATTCTGATATTGGATTTTTCTGACCGTTAAACCCACTGGTTACAACATTTACTTTAAGACCTCTGAGAGAAACCACATTGTTATTATTAAAATATAAAGATCCGATTTCTCCTGATTGGGGAAGTCCTTCTAAATTTTCAAGAAGATTATGCGAACAATCATAATTTTCAAAAACCTGACTAGGACCACCCTGAAGTGTTAAAAGATTGTTGTTTGAACAATCAAAGTTTCCTCCAATAAAATCAGGAGATCCTTCGAGTGTTTCAAGTTTATTGTAACTACAATCAAAACTATGGGAAACTTTTCTAGGACTACCCTCTAGTGATTCTAGAAGATTTTTAGAGCAATTAAAATATGAAACTTTCCCAAATTTTAATCCCATAAAGTCCTTTAGGTTATTCCCACTAACATCAAAGCTATATCCCGAATTTATAAATCCATCCTCCATCGACCAAGGATTCCCTCTGAATCCCATATTCAAAAAATCTATCTGTTCCTCGGTGAGTTCTGAGGTTACATTTGACTCAAACAATCTATATGTCTTAATGTGTTTCATTATAAAGAATTAGTGAAATCTATGATGTCTGTGGTGATTTAACTTTTTTGCGGGTACACATTTAAAACAGGTCTTATGTCTATTCGGTTTAACGATTAAACAAGATTGAATGCCAAATGAAAATGAAATTAAAAGAGCAAATATTGCGGTTTTTATCATGTTTTTACAGGTTATGTCTACTTATATATCGTAAAAAAAGATCCCTAGAATCCCAATTCTCCTAAGTCAGACATTAGTTCAGCATCAGAGGAAAACTCCTCAGAAATTTTAGAATAAAGATTTGGCATTTTTTTCTTTATATCCGAAACCAAGCCTATCTTTTTAATCGGATTATTCTCGATGTAAGATTTAACTCTTTTTACTAATATAGGGTCAGAAATATCACTAGGCAGAGTGAATAACATTAGAGCAAAATCGGAATCAGGAATGCGAATGCTGGAAAGACATTCTAGAAAAGCTTCTGTATAAGAACTTTTTTTATCAGAATTTATTCTTACCTTTAGCATCTCGCGGCACACTGCATCAAGAACTTTTTCTGAGACAGGATTATCATACGACCAAAAATTACCACCAATATGTACAGGAAGTCCTTCCAGAGACACTATTCTATTTTTTTCACACCAAAGGCTTTCCCCCACTCTAGTAGGTGCTCCAACTAAAGACGTAAGTCTATTACCATCACAAACAAAACTTCCCTCAACATTTATTGGCGCTCCTTCAAGGGATTCAAGAAGATTGTTTTTACAGATGAAATTACCCTTGATGTGGCCGAATTTTACACCTTTGAAATCGGTTAGACCCTGATCATTGCACCAAAACCCACCATATACATCTACAAGTCCATCCTCGTTAATATCCCATCTAGATCCCAATGCGGATTTATTCAACCAAGCCTCCTGCTCTGAAGTGAGAATACCTACGCTCTCGAAAAACTTATAGCTATTAATGTGCTTCATCTCTTATATATCATAAAAAAGCAGGGGTTATTGGCCCCCGCTTTTGATAAAAATCTCATTGATATGTGAGATCTAAAATATTTATTAATTTAATGAGTAATTTCTTATAGCTAATTTATTAACCTTTAACCCTTTAACTAACTCTCCGTCTTGCTTGTAAATAACGATGTCATATTTATTTGAGGTGTTAAGCTCGTATTTAAAAACTGTCATTGGTTTCCCATCTTCACTTACTGGGCTGCAACATCCATTTAAACATTTTTTATTTCTAGGATCGCCGTGATTAGCACCAAAGAAAGACATTATACCAATAAATGATACATCCTTAGGATCGAACTGAGTACCGTCAGTGTGATTGATATAAACCTCATAAACTCCCATAGGAAGTTCATCGAAAGTGGTTGAGATCTCTAATAAAGTTTTAGAGTTGTTATAATTGGCTGGACTCGTTAAAGTACCAACGTGTGTTGATTTTCCTTTTATTAGAGTGTTTGGAGTTGAAGAAGCAAGAATTTCTCTAGGTCCTATTTTAGCATCAGGAGCATTTGTGTTAAGATAAACCTTAGTGTCATCATAATCATAGTCCATGTTATAAACAACAGCCATAACCTCCTCTGGAGTGTAGACTACAGATTTACCATTCTCGTCGAAGAATTGATATTTCCAAGGATTATCCTTTAACTGCTGTAAAGTTATTTTCTGACCATACGGAGAATTCAGCCACTTTTGAAAAACTCTATCAATGTTTGAATGATGAGTCCAAAAGATAGGATCGAATCCTGCTGTAGGAACTTGAGCCATTAAACCAGTTAGAGAATTTTTCTGCATGATTCTATTATAGTAGATGTCATGAATGTGGTTACCCATACCGATGTAGTTATGCATGGTTCCATGTATTCCTCTATCAAAGTTCGAATTGAATGTTTGATAATCTGTGATCTGCATTAGTTTAGGATAATCCCCGTCAATGGCTCTACGTGCTGATCCCTCTATAGGTTTACCGCTATTTAATGATTTAACTCTGGCTTCTTCATACAGTGAGCTACTAGTGTCTCTCCATTCGGTTGGCATGATCTTATCTGGGTTATTATAGTTTGTGTAACCCCAGTAAGGCAAAGCAAAATCTTTTTTACCTGATGTTTTTCTAACTATCTTTTCGAAGTGCCAGATATACATTCTGTGCCAGATCAGGAAGTTTATTTCTTCTGCCCCGCTATTTGAGTGCGTGCACTCATCCCAAGCCATTTTTAATTCTGTCCAATCTGCATATGATTCACACAGCTTATTGGAATCAATTTGTTGAGGAACCCAGTGGATTGCTGCTTGGTAATACCAGCTTGTAGGATCGTTACAGTCTTTTGACTTCATAATCTCCATAGCCTTGTTCATTGCCTCAACGTCTGCCTGAGCATCGGAGGTGTTTGCGTTTTTCCTCACATATCTAGAACCCGATTTATCGTTGCAAGAAGCAACAAGTAGAACAGACAGGATACTGAGAACACTTAATACTTTTCTCATTTTAATTGTTTTTTTAGTGTACATTAATTTATTATAGAGCAAAACAATTCAGGGGTTTCAGAGGATTCTTAGATAACACACACAAAAAAAGCAGACCAAAGCCTGCTTAAACTATATGATTAGTTATATTTACTTCTCTTTCTTCTGAAGTTCTTTACTATACTCAGCAACAGGAACCGGCGTGCCAACAGGATAAGGAAATCCCAATTTAGCTGCTGTTATTGAAGTCATACCGTTTTGAACCGGTATTGCTTTACGTAATGGAACTGCTGCTTCATTAAGTGGTCCATACACTTTTGCCAATACAATACCTGTAGATGTTGTGTCGAAGATAACGCCTGGCATTGCAAACATGTTACTCTCACTTGTACTTGGAGAATCCAAATTGATCACAAAAGCTCTATTCACAGGTGGTAGTAATTCCCACTTCTTGGTTTCAGGATTAAATTGAGGAATGGTTGTTGTGGAATCGTAGTACCAAAACAAAGACCATATAGTATTACTTGTTCCATCGGGGGTTTGGAAGTTATTCTTTACGTTGAAATTTCCATAGGTTCCGCTGAAACCTTCCATTGCTAAATTAGAAAGAGATGGTCCGTCTAATACTGGACATATTGCACATCCTTCATCATACTCAACTCCTTGTATAACAATCTTTTTCCCTGTAGGAACCGCTGCTGATGCTCCGCAAAAAGCAAAAGCTCCTTGATGCACTTCTACGATTTTCTCAGCCTTGATGTCTTCCGCTGTTTCTGTTTTTGTGCTTGTTTCACAGCCAAATAACATAGTAGCAGCAACAACACTTAAAATAAATTTTTTCATAATCGTGTTTATCTTTATATGAGGATTTTTTTCGGCTTATTCCGACCAAGCTGGATTAGCAATAATCAGCTTTCCCCCTTCTATTCTTGGAATAGGCTCTGTTGAGTTATAGTCATCATAAACTATGTCTTCTGAGTAGAATTTTTTTCCGTCAAACATAACGTAGTTGTGTTCGTCTCTTGAGACGTTATCTCTACCCGTAGCGCTCCAACCTTGGCCTCTATAGGAGTCGTGTGCAGCTTGGTGTATTGATGGTTTACCGAAAAGTCTATCCCAAAGTCCCTCATTTACCTCAGATTGAGGTTGATTTGAGTTGAAATTCTCATATTTTTTAAGATTCTCCATTTTTATTGTTTTTTTTTATATTATTTTTCTATATATCGCATTAAAACCCAAGATCCATCAAATCCGAAGTGGCTCCATCCGGATCTAATTGATCCTTAACCTTAGACCAAACATCCGGCAGAGTGTCTTTAATTTCTCCGTAGATCTCAAACTTATCTGACGGGGAAAAGTTATTCGATAGTATACAGTCAACGTCTAATAGTGACAGAAGCATTTCTTTTAATTTAGGTTGAAAATGCCTCCAATCGTCCACTTCTTTTAACTTTGCAAGGAGGGTTTTGACAAATTCAGCATCACCTTTTTTGTCCCAGCCTTTAGACCAATTTAATAACCCGGATAAACCTTCATCCCCCACGAAGTTGCCTACACTTTCAGGTGCTCCTGCAAAGGAGGTAAGTTTTATATTATGAGAACAATTGAATAGTTTGCCAACAGTCAGAGGTGCTCCTTCCAGATTTTTAAGATCATTAAAGCGACAATCGAAATTCCCACCAACAGTCTCTGGTGCTCCATCTAGACTTTCTAGATTATTAGAGCTACAGGAGAAATCTCCACCAACACTCAGAGGTGCTCCTTTCAGATTTTTAAGCGGTTTACACCAATCGCAATTGAAATCTCCCACAACAGTCTCTGGTGATCCATCTAGACTTTCTAGAGGATTAGAGCTACAATCGAAATTCCCACCAACACTCAGAGGCGCTCCAGTCAGAATTTTGAGCTCATTTTGTTTACACGTGAAATCCCCTTCAACCCGTCCAAATTTTACCCCCTTAAAATCCTCCAGATTTTGAAGAATGCAATTGAAATTCCCCATAACATCAACAAGACCTGTTGATGGATTAAGAGCCCAACCTTTAGAGTTTTTTGTACAGCTATTCAACCAATAGATCTGTTGTTCAGTAAGAGATGTAGGAGTATTAAAATCCTCGAATAATTTTACATGCTTCATTGTCCTATATATCGCATTAAAACCCAAGGTCAAGCAAATCCGAAGTGGCTCCGTCTGGATCTACTTTGTCTTTAATCTTATTCCAAATATCAGGCATATTGTCTTTGATTAATCCGTAGATCTCAAACTTCTCATCTGGTGGAAGAGATTTAGATAGAAGGTAATCAGACATATCTTTAGCACCTTTAGCCCCTAGCATTGACAGAAGCATTGTTTTTAATCTGGGTTTGTCAACTGGTTTATCTTTATCATACTCAAGATCTTCAATTTCTTTTAACTTGCTCATGACAGTTTTGATAAATTCAGCACCGCCCTTTTTATTCCATCCCTGCTTCCAATCCAATATGAAGAACCCACGCTCGGAATTCCAATTTTTAATAAAGAAATTTCCAACACTTTCTGGTGCTTCTGCAAGTGAGACGAGAGGATTATCCGCACATTGAAAAGAACCCTCCACCACCTCTGGAGCTCCTTCTAGGGTTTTAAGAGAATTGTACCCGCAATTAAAAATTCCTTTTATTCTCTTGGGTGCTCCCTCAAGCGAGGTAAGGGCATTTTGTGCACAATTGAAATATCCACCAACTTCCTGAGGTGCTTCCTTAAGCGAGGTAAGGGCATTTTGTGCACAATTGAAATCCCCGCCAACCTTTCGGGGTGCTCCCTCTAGAGATTTGAGTCCAGCACTCTGGATATTAAAATAACCACTCACCTCTCCAAACTTAATCCCCCTAAATCCGAGTTTGTTTTCAGCGATTGATGAAAAATTTCCAGAGATATCAATCTCCCCTGTGGTTTCGTTGAACTCCCACTCTCCCTTTGTTGATTTATTCATCCAGTTAACCACTGATGGAGTGAGTCCGTGTCTTTTGTATAATTCACCCATGGGATCAGTAATCCCAGTTCTGCTTACAACACCCTCTCTAACCTTTGGCAGATCCAATAACACATCGATCATCTCAGGATTGGCCTTCATGAAGTCGTCTAGGTCTTTAACGGGAATTAAAGAAATGCCTTTTTTGGCGAATCTTTTAATCACGTAGTAGAGTAGGCTTGACATTATCTTTGGTCCAGAGGTCATTGAAGATTGATACACGTAACCCTGATCTGACGTTCTCACATAGCCACCCGCAGTGAGTCTGTGAACAACTTTAGAATATGAGGACCCGATTGAAACAGTGCCTTTGCTGTTTGTTCCTAGAATTTCAAATCCCATTAGTTGTAGGAGTTTCCACTCAGGCAGATCCTGCCAGTTGCCAGCCCAATCCTCGGATGTGATGGCCTTGGATTCGAATAAGGAGAAAGGTAGAAGATTTTTCATATTGCTATATATCGCATTAAAACCCAAGGTCCATCAAATCGGAAGTGGCACCGTCAGGATCCACTTTGTCTTTAATCTTATTCCAAACATCAGGAATATTGGCTTTAATTGCTCCATAGATCGTGAACTTATCTGATGTGGAAAGGTTATTAGATATCAGATAGTCTAGTAAATTAGGCTCTGTCAGTGACAGTAACATAGAGATTAATTTACCCTTATCTGCATCAGATCCAAGAGCATCAATTTCTTTTAGTTTGGATGCGAGAGTTTTGGTAAACCCTTTATCACCTTTGTCCCAGCCTTCAGGCCAATTTAATGGATCATTATAATTTCCCAGTTCACCGGGATAAAATCTTCCAACTTTTTCTGGTGCTCCCTCAAGACTTGTGAGTGGATTATCGTTACATAAGAAATCACCTTTAACAGTCCCTGGTGCTCCCTTTAGACTTGTGAGCTGATTATGGTTACATTCGAAATCCCCACTCTGGTCGGGATTATCCCCACCAACAGTCTGTGGTGCTCCCTCCAGACTTGTGAGCTGATTATGGTTACATTTGAAATTGCCACCAACAGTCTCGGGTGCTCCGTCCAGATTTGTGAGTCCACAGCACTCACAATTGAAATCCCCATCAACAGTCTTCGGTGCTCCTTTCAGACTTGTGAGTTTTTTATTGTAGCCACAATTGAAATAAGTAACACTCTGTGGTGCTCCGTCCAGACTTGTGATCTCATTAAAGCAACAAGCGAACTCCCCACCAACAGTCTGCGGTGCTTCTTTCAGACTTGTGAGTTTATTAGTGTTACAGATGAAACTCTTACCAACACTCTCCGGTGCTCCGTCCAGACTTGTGATCTGATTATGGCTACAGAGGAAATTACCTTTAACGGTCACTGGTGCTCCTTTCAGGCTTGTGATCTGATTATCTTTACAGCGGAAATCCCCACCAACAGTCTCAGGTGCTCCGTCCAGACTTGTGATCTGGTTGCCCTGACAATTGAAATCACCACTCACATCTCCGAAACGCAATCCCTTGAAATCCGTTAGTAGCTGTCTCCTGCAATCAAAACTTCCGTCCACGTCAATGAGACCGGTTTGAGAATTTAAACTCCACCGGTTAGGAGCAACAGAGTTTAGCCATTTGGTCTGCTCTCGACTTAGACCGAACCGATTTTTAAATAGTTGATATGTGAGTAAACGTTTCATTGACCTATATATCCCGCTAAATTCTCAGGAGTCCCGCCCACCCACGGCCAATGATACACAGAACACGAGAAACGATAAATCTGGGGTTCTGAGACAGTCTTTACATGTTTTTGGATGAGTAGTTCAATTGGGCTATATCGCTCATATTGATCACAATCTCGTTGTTGATGATCCTACCAAAATTTGAGAAGAGCTGCTCTAGATTGAAGTTTTCTTTGCCTCCCACCATAATGGCTCCTTTATTCATCATGCTGGAGTAGACCTTCTTGGCCACATCTAAAGGCACCTTGCCTTTCACTCCCTCCATCCTCTTGGGAATCATTCTTAAAAGATAAAGGTCACCTTTGGGGCTAACACCGCCTTTAAAATCAAAGCTCTCTGAGGAGATCTTGCCCTTTTTCGCTTCATCTAAAAACTTAACCAGCAGCTGTTTGCCAGAGTCAGTCGGACCGGCTTTGATGATGCCTCTGAGAATATTAAGTCTTGCAAATTGATCCTTGTCATTCATCAGGTAGATTCTTTCATACTCGCCCGGCGTTGTGATTGGAGGGTGGGTGGCGTCATAGGCTCTCACCCCGTTCTCGGAGAAGTAGGCGTCAATAGCGTGGGCCATTTCGTGTTTGATAGTGTCCTTTATGCTCTTGTTTCCTGTGGACTTGCCGTTGAAGAAGTTGTAAAGAGCCACATTTATAATATATGGAGCTTTTGCGGAAAACCAACCCCATGATGCCTGCTTCATCTTAGAGGCATTAGGATCTGGCTTGGTGTGAAGCTTGCAGGTTATTTTAGGCAGGTACTCAGAGAGCAGTTTCATTCTAACCTTATCCTCCTCCTGCGTGAACTTCTTTATGGTGGCAGGATTGCTGTACCACTTGTTATACTCGTCCTTGATGTCCTCAAGCAAATCCAAGACTCCAGCTGTGATCCCCTTCATTTTGGTCTTTTGTTCCTCTGGTGACATGTTACTGTATTCCGCCCAGAAGTTTTTATAACCACTGTCACCCTGCTTGTCCTGATAGTAGGTGCAAGGTGTCTGATCGACCGAAGAGCCGTTGTCCTCAAAGAGGAAACCCGAAAAATCAAGGAGATGTTTCATGCTCTTATATATTTATTACCCCACGTTAAATATAGTCAAATTTACAGATGGTGATAGGGGTCTTGTTGGATTGGAGGCTGCAGGGGTTGCTAAAAGTTTCATTCCTGCAGATCCAGACCACCAGTAAAATTTTAGGGTTTGGCCAGCTGTTAACGATATTGTATCTGTTATGGATGCTAGCGTCTGGTCATTTTGGGCTGATGATGTGGTGAATGTAAATGCTGAGTTAGGAACAATTACATCGTCTACAGTATACCATACAGTTACATTAAGATTTGAGGATCCACCAGTAAATGAAAGTTGCATGTTGGCAATGAAACAATAGGTTCCAGCATTAGTAACCGTTATTGTATTGTTCGCTAGTGAGAAACCATTATTGGCCTGTGTTGAATTGATTGCCACTTGGTTTGCTGATCCCGTGCCACCGGTAGGCTGTGTGGTGGTATCGAAAAAAGTTCCAGCATAGAGGGTTGTATTCAACTCTAATAGGTAGTTGAAGTTCTCATCCATCTCGGCTGTGGTTAGCCTGCTGCCTTTAGCATAAGGACCAAATTCTCTTGTTGTTATTCCCATTTTATGTTTTTTGTTTTTAGTCTACGTAATTTGCTGCATCTATCATATAATCATATTCCATGTAGTCTTGAGTTAAGCCAGCGCCACCGGCTTGCTCCGCCTCCCTCGTGAACATCATTCGCTCCCTCTCCTCCTCCTCCCAGAGAAACTGCCTAAACATGCGGTCGGATTCCTCCTTGCTGGCCTTGATGTTGCCAAACCTAGACAAGAATTTGGCCTTTGGAAAATCTATGTTCATAAGCTATATATCACAGAGCATATGTGGAGTCATTTGGGATCGAATCCCCAGGGAGACCCGCCCACCAGAACCAATGATATATAGAGCATGAAACACATACAACCCTACCACATAGACGAGGCCAAAGGCCCATGCTGGTCTGGATACAAACAGATTGGCACCAAGATGAAGGGAGGCAGGAGAGTGCCTAGATGTGTGCCTGTTAAAGAAACGGAGATGCCAGTCCAAGCTCCTGCAGGATGGACAGAGAGAGACAACTCGCTCTATAAGAGATACGATTTCAAAGACTTCAACGTTGCTATGTCATTTATGAACGAAGTCGCAGAGGTGTGCAACCGAATGAATCACCACCCCAAGTGGACCAACATCTTCAAGACCGTCCAGTGCTGGCTCAGAACCCATGACGCAGGGGATGTGATCACAGAGAGAGACTATAAGCTCGCCCAAGCCATGGATCGGATAGCCTCCAAACACCACTAAGAGAACCCCCATCACATACAGCCTGGAGACCTCCAGGCTTTTTTGTGGTCCTAGTCACCTACGCGCCTGGACCAGGTTTCCAAAATGGCACCTGCATCCCTCTGGGGCCTTTTCGGGCCTTACTCCCCACGAGGGCCCGCCCACCAAATAGCTTATCCCAATATACATACTAGCTATAACCCTAGCCATACCCATCCTCATAGGCATGAAGATAGATAAGGCATACATAAAGCACATGAGCACACCATCACATAAAGACAAAGTGGCATTAAAGGCAAACCTACTGCCACACGCACATCACATAGGAGCACCACAGATCAAACCCACAGATCTCACACCATTTATCAGAGCAGCCTCACACAAGGTGAACAAAGCCCTACAGAGAAGAGCCCAGGAGATCATCCTTCAGATAGAGGAGCTGCAGCAGGAGTACGAGCTCAACCAGGAGGTCTACTCGGCCAAGTGCTCCTTTGAGCCCATAGTGGGAGAGTGCTACCATCTGTACCAGAGCGAGGATGGCTCAAGGTTTATGAGTCTCATCTCACCCTCCCAGTGGAGCAAGCCACACCTGTACTCCGTGATCCTGAATGCGGACTACACCTGGAGCAAGGTCTAGGCCCACCCAGGGTCCACCCTTACCCCCGTCCCCCAAACATAGTATGTTACTAAGGTAGTATGCCACAGGTTCCCCCGGCCAAGACTTAGAGGTCCCGGGGGATAGCCTCCACAGGTTCGCGTTTTAGAGGCCCTTATGGAAGCCCCTCTGTGGGCATGAGCTTCCACCCAGGGTGAAAATCCCTGATTTCTCGGATTCCCCGATTCGGGCCACCGCCTCGGTCCGGGCTTCTCCCCCAAGATCCCTCTGGGGTACCAGATCCCACGGTTCCCATGAAATCCCACAAATTCCCACAAATTTCCAGAAATTCCCCCAGATACCCCGGGATTCCCGATTCGCCCCGATCTGGTCTCGGAACCGTGGGTGGCTTTCGCCCCGTTCAGAGCCTCTTAGATCCGCCAGCAGTCCCGCCTCGCCTCGCTCTACTCTCTTCTCTATGATCTCTATGCCTATGCTTCTCTTCCTCTCTAGCTATAAGAGACAGAACAGTATGGGTATCATCTATTTGGTGGGCGGGTCCTCCTGGGAGATCCACCCCGAAACCTCCCCCTCTGGGATTCGATATATAGAGCATGAAGCCCTTACCCAAGTTGTTGATGCTTTTGACCCGCGGTGCCATTGGAGGTGTCATGGGAGTAGTCCTCTATGTGACGCTCAAGCTCATTTGCTTTTTGGTCTGGGTGTTTTTTTAATCGATAGCCTATGAGACGCATTAAAACCTTTAGAGAGATCAACGAGTATCACCGTGGTCCAAAGTACCCAGAGGACTATGAGCCAACGAAGGCCCGAGGGCTCGAGGAGAATGACAAGCTCTTCACCACCCTCGGGATGAACGGGTGGATGGCACTGCTCTTTAAGAATCCCAACGCCAGGGAGCTCTGGATGCTGAATCTAGAGGACGGAGCGGTGGAAGATCTCATCACGGACTACCTCTACGGTTACGACGGTGAATATGAAGACATAGACCCTGATGCCTGCGAGGACCTGGCCACTGAAATCTTTACGGGTCGTCACGACAAGATGGCTAAACCGGAGATGGGAGTAGGCATGGAGGACTGGGACGCCGGATGTAGCCTCATTAAGCTTGATCAGGCCTTAGGGGAGTTTATCCTAGAGGACCTAATCAGCCCTGCCTATAGGGCTAACCCCAAGATCAGCGCATCTGCGGCTAAGGCCAACAGGATGGAGAAGAAGGTCATGGTGGATGCTATCCTCAGGGCCTTCCCCGGGATAGATGTATAGTATGTTATTAAGATACTCACCCGTGCCCCCGATACAAACGTGCGGACTTGATCTATAATAGATATGAAAAAGACAACATTCCAAGTGCTAAAGAATCTAGGCCTATCTCTAGGGATTAGCGGCGGGATCTTAGCCCTGTTCACTCAGATTGCTAGTCCCTTCGGATGGCCCCACTTCTGTCGCCCACTGTTTTTCATCATAGCTCTGCTGCTCTTCAGCTTCATCCACGGTTCACGAGGCCAGTGGATCTCTGAAAAGTTAAAAGAGTTTGGGAAAAAAAAGTGAGAAATATTTTTTTATCTGACGGGGATTCATTACCTTTGTGGTGTAACTCCGTAAACTAGAGAACAATGAGCAAAGAAAGATCACTTAGACAATTAATCGAGGAGTTCGAGGCTAAGGCCGGGAACTTCGGATCATTCCACAGAGAAATGACCACCAAAGAGAAGAAAGCCTTTAAAGGCTGGCTTCAAGACATGAGAGCACCAAAACCAAAAACCCCTTAGAGATGGCAGCACTAAGATTCACATGCACAACTGACAGCAAGGCCTCACACGAGGAGATCAGACGCCGCACCTACATGGCTGGAGGAGCCATAGTGAGGGAGATGGTGAAAAGGGACACGTCAACGGTTTTCGAAGCCGAGTACGAGATCGTCTCGGAGGGAGGCACCCTTTATAGGGAGGTCAAGGAGCTTGGCCTCTGTACATCTATTAACATCATAACCCAATAATCTTATGTACGACGAAGAAGACTACGACGACAATTTCCCAGATCCTGATGAGTTGCAGCACATGATTAGGCTCAGAGCCCGCAAGGAGTTCATTGAGGGTTGTTATGAGGCCTACGATCTACTGGCCACCAGGGGTGAGCAAGCCCTAGAGGGTGCGGAGATTCCCGCGGTTCAAAGAGCCATCAACCGGATGACCGCTTTCTTCATCACGAAGGAGGAGTACGAACGCTGCGATTTCCTAAAGAGATACACAGAGAAACACATGCCCGGATTCGTGATTAATCCCGACTGGGAAGTGGAAAAAGAACTTAAAGCCACAGAGTAATGAAATTAGTTAAATCAAGAGATCCCAAATTTGCACGAAGCAATAAGATGCTTGCTTGCACCCACTGTCCCGAGAAGGTCAGCGTTGACATCAACACGGTGTCCGTTGTTTGCTGGAGGTGCGTCAACAAGAGAGTCGGCAATTTCGACAAGAGGGACAATAACAAGAAAAAAGAGTAATATATGGATCCAAGATCAGAAGCACTCCTTCAGAGCTACAAGAAGGAAGTGGAAAAACTAGCCCGAGCAATGTATATCCAGACGTTAGCCATCCGCAGAGAGGTGGACTCGTCAAGAATTAATCCCGAGGACAAGGCCAACATCCTGCTAAATGTTATCGGCTTGCTTACCAGACCAGCGGTTCCCGATTCTCCGCAGCAGAATCCGCAGCAGAATGTTTAAAGCCCTAAAGATGACATTGCGCAGATGGCTCAGAAGTAGATGGCTGGAGAAAGCCATCAAGGCCAGAGGTGGAAGAGAGCAAAGGGGTCTCGAGCGCAAAGCCCGGATGAAAGCCATTAGGGATCAGAAGGAAGCCATAGCCAGAGGTCTGATGCTCAGCTGGAACCTAAAGGAGATCAAACCCCCGAGAACGGAGGAGCTCTATAGAGACATCCGATTCTTTCACCATCACTTCACGCTGAAACAATTGGAGGAGATCGAAAAATGGCACTGGAGTTGAATATATAAACGCATAAGCCCAATTTTCAGAAGAGGAGTGAAATCATTTTGATTCGCTCCTTTTTTTATTTTATTCGTTAAAGAAATATTTTTTTTGGTAAATATTTTTTTATTCTAGGAAAAAGAATTACATTTGGATCTTGAAATATAAAAACATTTACAAACTATAAAAAAAGAATACATATGTACAAAATCATTGCAAAATCAAAATACGGAACTGAAGTTGTAGACGAGGCTAATACTTTATCAGCAGCAGAGAAATTAGCAGCAGAGTATAGAATGGCCTTCGGACCTGGCTTCACCATCAGTATAAAAAAATAAACCACAAACTATGAAATTTTACGGAATTGCAGACGCACACGGAATTGAATCATTCAGACCTGTCGAGTTCAACTTTGAGACCGACGGTTTACAGATCGATCCGAGAGAACTCAGCATCATGATTCTTAGGGCCAACGCCAACAGACAACGACACGCAGTTGTCTATCAAGTTGAACTCGCAGTAGATGATGCCAAAATTGTAGACGATCTTATAGATGCCGGGGAATACCCGGAGGCTCTGATAGAGATTAAGAATAGAGCCAAATCGGTTGCTCTAGCCAAAAATATTACCGGAGCGGAGAAGAGTTGGAAGATGATTCCCAATCCAGATTTAGATCCATTTAGTTAAACCCAAAATTCACAGACATGAGTCAATTAAAAGTACAAGACCAGTACAGAACAAATTCCCTTAGCTTAAAGCCAGGAGGACACACAGTAACAGTTACATATGCCGGCGGAGCAAGCTTCGTCTACGACAAGGTTAAAAAACCGGGCATGTATATTAAAGCCATTCACTCCAAAGGAGAACACGGAGCAATCAAAGAAATACTTATAGACGGTAAATCCGCTTGGAGCGATTCAATGAAAACAAATCCTTGGGAAATCTAAAAACTATCACATGAATATAAAAGACATCTTAAAACAAATCGCATCATCTCAGAACAAAGCTTTGCCCGTCTTAATCTTTTCGGTTGTGATTGGGTTAGCCCTCATTCTTTCTTTTCCACTTCTTCTAATCTACGGGTTAAAGTTTATCGGATTTAGTCAGATCGGGCTAAGTAGTAAATCTTACCTTGGAGCCATTATGTTGCTACTCTTTATCTCGTATGCAACAAGAATTGGGTCAGGTAAAGATAACGGATAGTATTTCTCACGTTTAATAGAACCGGTTATGAATCAAGGAAGAGCATTAAAATTAAGAATAATCAAGAGCGAGCTCACATCATTTGTGGAAGGCTCTGTAAACAATCCCTCCACCCTCTGTGGGTTAGGTCTAGTCATGTTAGAGAAAGAGTGGTCACCGGAGGATCTTGAAGCCGACATAGCCACATCCGCTATTGAAGCTCTACTTGATGAGATTGAAAATGGAGATTACGAAAAACTATCAGAGACATACGAGATTCTCAAATCTCAGGAGCTAGTTAAATAACAAGAACACCCTCGGAATATCCGGGGGTTTTTTGTGGGGTTTGGAAGAATGAGAGTTAAAAGAAGTTTTGGATGTAGACATCTTCGAAACCGCGGGTTCTAAAAATTCCAAAAAAGTTGGATTAAAATTTTTTTATCTCGAGATTTTACCTTATATTTGTACCTATTATTAACTTAAATAAGTATTAAAAGATGAGAAATCAAAATCGTCCGACCAATTACGCTAAGGTTAGCTATGGTCAAAAATTGAGCATCGCAAATGCAGGTCGCCGTCGTGGGGATGTTTCAGATGTTGCTCGTAAAACTGGGTTTGCAATCAGCACAGTGAGCTACGTGTTGTCTGGTCGTTTCAAAAACGAGCGTATTGTAAATGCAGCTTACAACATTAGCCGCGGTCGTAAGGCTGCAGTTAAAGCTTAAGATCTGCCTTCAGAAATTAAAAAGTCCAGCTATCAAAGATATAGCTGGGCTTTTTTCTGATCGAAACGTTTTCAACAATTCCAACTATAAATACATATACAAATGACCACCAAGATCCTCACATTATTCCCAGAGCTTGATGACTGGACTAAAAAAATCTTCAGTCGGTCTTTCGTTGATTCATGTGCTAAGCATGTCACCGGACTTGGATATTCTTCTAAATTTATTGGAGATCAAATTTGCATCATCGGTCCCGAGGGAGATAGCTCCTGTCAGCAGGGAACTCTTGTTGGATGGAGATTTGTAAACGATATAGAGAAATTCGTTTCCAGTAACGATATGCCATGGTTTGAATCGACGGGGAGAACTCCAGAGGAGTTGGCTAAAGGATTTGCCATCATTAGCCAGTTAGCTAGTATGGTTTCAAATTTAATAATTCAGGATGAATAAGGAAGAACACGTAAAGTTGCTAGAGATTCTTGGTTTCACTAATGTGCGTGCGATAGAAACTAAAACACTATTTGGTGAAGATGATTGGGAGGTTTCATTCAGTTACAAAAACAAAAGATATCTAGTATATGGTATCTCTTTGGAGAATCTGATTTCAAAGTATAGTAAATTAAATAGAGAATTAATTATAGGAATATCAAAATGATTAAAAAGATTCTACTTCCGCTATTAGTTTTGACATTGGTCTCATGTCAACAAACCCAGGTTAAAAAGGATTCAGATATTGAAGTTATCAACCATGTTGTTTACAAGGTTAAATTCGATACACTAATCGTTAACTCGTGTGAGAGACATAAACCTGTCAGTGTCATGGATCAGATTAATCCAAGTTTCGATATTACCCTTAGTAACGGAAGAACAATGAGATCCCAACGGTCTATGCCCATTGGTGACACCATCTATACAAAAACACTAATTAAACAATGGCAGCAGTAGACTATAGGCTAATCACGATTGAGGTCGAAACAGTATTAGGAGAAAGCGAGGCTATAGACAAAGGCTTCTTTGAGTATCTAGATGAGTACTCAATAATACCCAAGATACTAGAGAAGGAGGAGAATCAGGAATGGCCAATCGTTGAGTACACCAGCGGTCCCGTGTCGCTGAGCAATATGTTGAAAGAGAAGTTTGGAATGAGCAAAGAAGAAATAGAACAAAATTATCCACAACTTAAAAGAGATGAGTAACAATAGTATAAAAAAGTCTAAGGAGAAAGAGATTAAGCTAGAGGTTGGAGAGTATTACAGAATAGACGGAGAGGTCTATTTAGTAGATGCCCTAACATACCTTTACGCCTATGTCTATCGAATAGACGAAAACGGAGAACCTGTTGGCAGAGCCAGAATGATAGGTAGTCTCAAAAAAAGAAAAGTAGAAAAAGTTTAGTAAAAATTTTTTTATTTGAAGAAGTTGATTTACATTTGGGACATAAACCAAATAAAAGATGTACTATCAACTAGAACTCGCATGCACTACACCACATGACGAACCTTGCGCTCAAGTTGGATCTTTCAACTATTCCAGCAGTTCCCGCACAGAAGCCAGAGCACTTATCAATCAACTAATTAGAGAGAACGGGAATCCACCAGAAGGTGTTGATTTCAAAATCAAATCCAACCCTCACGACTTTGGGTCTTATCTGGATGTCGTTATCAGATTCGACGAGGACAACGAAGAACAATCAAATTACGCCTACCATATAGAAGGAGCTATTCCGGACAAATGGGACAGCGAGGCTAAGAGAGAATTGGCTGAAGCCGGCTATACGCTAAATTAATTTTTTAAAATCTTAAATTTTATATCATGAGTAACGGATCATTAAAAGGTTTCAAAGGAGACCAAAAAACAAGAGAACGCAGAACTAGAGTAATGGATCGTCTAGAGTCTCAGTTAAAGAGCGGAGTGAAAACAGTTAAAGGTGGCGGCACCGCAGAATTGGTTGACGGTGACGTGAAGCGCATTAACAAAGAATTATCAATTTTGAAAGAAAGAATCTAGTAAAAGATTTTTTTATCTGAACGAGAAGTCTTATCTTTGGGTTAAATCAAACTTAAAAATATGGGACGCTATTACACAGGTGACATTGAAGGTAAATTCTGGTTCGGAGTTCAATGCTCGGACGACGCTTCATTCTTCGGAGGATCGGAGGAAGAGGTTTATTTTGAAGACGAGGATGAAATTCCTTATGAGCTTCAGTACTTCTTTCAAACTGGAGACCTTGAAGAGATTAAGCATGGTATAGAAGAATGTATAATTCATCTTGGAGAGTATAAAATGAGATTGGATGATTTCTTTGCACAAAGAGATAGTTATAACGACCAGATGATTATAGAGGCTTTTGAAATACCAAAGGAAAAGGTTTGGGAACTTCTGGTTTGGTATGCCCGATTGGAACTAGGAGTAAAGATTAAAGGATGTGTGGAGGAGAAAGGAGAATGTTCATTTAGCGCAGAACTCTAAAACAATATGAAAAAAGAATTTATACCATACGAACAAGCACTTGCCTTAAAGAAACTAGGGTTTGATGAACCTTGTTTAGCACATCTTATTGGATTTGGAGATGGTACTATAGAAAATGATAAGTATTTCATTAAATATCAACAAGTGTTTTATCCTCATGACAATATAAAATCAGATGACAAAGCAGAAGAATTAGAATTATATTCTTTTGGTATTTGTGGAGTTCCACTTTACCAACAAGCATTTAGATGGTTTAGAGAGAAGTATAATGTGCACATGTATCCAACAAAGTATGATGAAACAAAGTGGTGGGTTAATTGGGCTACTTGGACAAGTAAGGTTTTTGATACTTACGAAGAAGCTGAACTTGAATGTCTTAAAAAACTTATTGAAATTGTAAAAAACAAATAACATGAATACCACTATTCATGAATTCAAAGCTATCCTCAAAAAGGATTACAAGGAGTATATGGATAGTATTAGACATGAGGACGATGCGATGCCGATGAGCGAATACCATTCAAACAACTCTGACTACTACGAGAAAGAGTACGGAATCTATTGGGACGACCGGAAAGAGGAATGGTGTTATAATGAAAACAATAGTAACTACACTGAGGACGAAGATGATGAAGATTATTAAAAAAAAACCTCTAAATATTTTTTTATTTCAAAAAGATTGATTACCTTTACAACCTAAAAACAAATACATATGGCAACACGTTCAAGAATCGCAATCGAAAACCAAGACGGAACAGTTAATTCAATTTACTGTCACTGGGATGGTTATCCATCTAACAATGGAGAAATTTTATTCAACAATTACAAAACCCAAGAGAAGGTGGAATCCTTAATAGAACTTGGGAGCATCTCGTCCCTTAGACCACAGGTTGAAATTCCTGAAGGAGTGCAACACACTTTTGAAAATCAGAATGATGACATCACAGTAGCTTATCACCGAGACCGAGGTGAAGATCTAAGCATCTCATCACATAAGAATGCTGAAGATTTCATGAGAAGCGATGTTGAGGAGTATGGCTATCTTTTCACAGCAGCAGGAGAATGGTTATTTGTTAACGGACACGTTAATGAATCAAAGAGGGAGTTTCAAACTCTAAGATCTGTGTTAAGTAAAGATGCGACTGTGAGTTATTAAGCATAGTTTGGTTTGGTTGATAGGACCAATTGGTCCAGAGCCCGGGATATCCCGGGCTTTTTTTATTTTTAAAATATCCGTCCAAATATTTTTATCTTTGAATAGTTTTATTTACATTTGGGTTAATTAAAACAAACTTATATGTGGAATCCATCATTTCAATCATTCGGTATAGTTAGAGTAGAAACTGACCGAGTTAGAGTTTTCAAAGATCAGTACAATTCAGTTACGGTCCATGTCGGTCAAAGGGTAACACAAGCCCACTGGGACGGCGGAGTACTCAACGTTTATTTAGCCAACGGTTCCGTGAGACGCTACATCGACTACATAAATTTCATTACGATCTATTAACAAAAAATTCTCAGATAGGATTTTTCTATTTAAAAAGTTTATCTTACATTTGCTTTATTAATCAAACTTAAATTTAAAAACTATGGCATTTAAAGAACCAACCGGGCAAAGAAAACCCATGACAGAGGAGGCTAAAGCCCGCATAGCAGAGGCTATGCGCCAAGCAGCAATACGTAAGCGTATTGAGCAAGGCTTACCACCAACCCCAGTTACACCAACCCCATCAGCACCAACCTTCGTGGAGAAACCACTAGAGCTTGTTAAGATGAAGGACCAGGAGTTTCCTGACGATCTATTTGTACCCATGAAGACCGGCAAACCGGTAGACCTACTCTTCACTACTGACGGAGGTATACCTAAGGCTTGCAACTTCATGCTTATCGGAGATCCGGGGGTAGGTAAATCAACGGTTTCGTTGGACATCCTTTCCGACTTGGCTATCGCAGGTCATAAAGTACTTTTCATTTCCGCTGAAATGACTCGCATCGATCTTCATGGATATGTTAAACGCTATCCAAAGTTTGGAGAGGTTGATATTCTATTTACCGGAGAGTATTGCGACAGCAATCCAAAGAACGTAATAGAGAAGGCACTTCAGCCAGGATACGATGTGGTTCTGATTGACTCTTTTGCAGAGGTTCAAGAGGACATAAAAGAGACCCTAAAGTTCTCGACCACCGGTTCCGAAAAATGGCTGATCGATCTGATGGTTTCTCACAACCTTGGAAACAACGACACTAAAACCAATACCACCTTCATTGCTATCCAACAGGTTACTAAGGGTGGTGTCTTCGTCGGTTCCAATAAACTCAAGCACAACACAACGGGTATGATGGAGCTTAGATTTGATCAAGAGTCTTCAACTCAGTATATCACGTTCACTAAAAACCGTAGAGGTACAGCGGGTAAGCGTATGTTCTATTCTCTATCTGAAACAGGAGATGTTAAATATGACTCTGTTAGGTTTAGCAACGATGAGAATGCAAGAGAAGCTTTAGCCCACGAACGATCACTGATTGAGAGCGAGGGAGAAGTCTTTGATGATCTGATATTCGGAGGACAACCCCAACTTCAACCTGATTTTATGAGTTAGTCTAAAAAAAGTCCGCTTAATATTTTTTTATTAAGCGGACTTGTATTATATTTGCATAACAAACAAAAATTTAAGTCATATGTCAAAGTATCAAACAATTTCACAAACAGTATTCGATCAAAGAGCTAAAGAAGCCGTAGATCGCACACCAATCCGTAAAGCATTTCCGCTTAAGAACATTGAGGTGGTTAACAACTCTACACTTAGCCTTGATGGCAAACAGGTCAGCATGACAGCCGACGCATTCAAAGGCATCTGTAAGATAGTAGGTCTTCCGGTTGGTTTTGATAAAACGTTTAGCTCAGCCTTCGGAGAAAAGGCTAGACAACAATTAGTTAACAGGTTAAAGACTGCAGCTCAGGCTAAGGGTAACACTGAGGTTTCATTGGTACTCAATCCTTCAAACCGTTCCATCGTTGGAGTTCAAAAAGATCCAAGAGACTTGGTTTCAAACCAAACATTCTTAGACACCTCTACATCTATTATAAATAAGTATGGTCTGGAGGTTAACGACTTCTCCATCGGTTTCGACGGAGGAGTAACGATCAACACTTCTTCTCCTAAAAACGTTTGGAGTTTAGAAGGTCTAAAAGATGAAGAGTTCTTTGGAGGAGTAACCTTTTCAAACTCACCAAACGCAGGCTTTGAAGTTAGTCCTTATCTATATCGATTGGTCTGCGCAAACGGTATGATCGGTAACGCATTCGAAGAAACATTACGTCTTGGTCAAATGGACGGGTTTACAATGGAGAAGTTTTGGACTAATCTAAATAGCTTAGCAGAGACAGGCTTCCGTCCGGCTAAATTCGAAGCTTCAGTTCGTAATGCTATGAACACTAGAGCATCTCTATCAGAACTTGAAATTGCCCACGATTACCTTAAGTCATATTCTGACGCAGAACATAAGGAGTTGGAAGCTTGGGTGCCTCTTCATAACACCCGTGCTCGTTTCCACACTGCTGGCATCGACACGATTACAATGTCACCAGCCCAGAAGAAGGGAGCTAAGACCGGAACAAATGTTTGGGACTTGGTTAATGGTATGACTCACTTTGCATCTCACGACAATGGCTTTAAAATCGAAGATAAAAATCGTCGTCTTCTGCAAGTTAAAGCAGCCGATATACTGACTAAGAAGTATGACATGGCTAACATTATTCCGAGTCCGTTTTAATCTTAAATAATCGCTAATATCGAAGGTCCCTTAATTGGGACCTTTTTTGTGGCCCCCGTAAAGATAGTATAGTACTAAGATACCACGCTCGCGAGAGTGCGCGTAAACCGTTGGATGACCCTCGCATGTAAGAGAATCAACAAGAATAATAATAGCTAAGCTGTAGTTCAGATAAGCTGAAACCGTTGGATGGCCCTCGCATGTAAGAGAATCAACAAGAATAATAATAGCTAAGCTGTAGTTCAGATAAGCGGAAACCGTTGGTTGAACATCATCAATCAAAGGTGTAAAGATGACATTTACAGGCTTTGGAGGAATGGTAACTTTAGATTAATTAAGTACATCCGCAATAATAGAAGAGTCCGTGAAAACGGACTTTTTTGTTTCCGATCGGAATCGGACGGAACTGTTGTCAACGGTTCCGCGCTGGGAAGATGTTGGGTTTTCGGTTTGACATCTTTGGATTTATAAGGCTATAGAAATTAATCAGTTAGATATTTTTTTATACTGATTCTTTTGATTACTTTTGCATCCAATAAAACAAACCACATATGTACGGATTAAATTGCTCTTATTACACCAAAACATTTCCCACTATTAACCAGCTTATTGATGATGTCATAGATTCAGGCATGGATCCAAACTATGAGATCACTTATAACGGTAAAGTAACCGGAGAACTAATTATTGACCTTATAACTTTTTAATCATGACCCCAGAAAAAATAAAAGAAGCAGCATCTAAACTCACGGTATCTAAATTCATACTTTGGTCTGAGGATATGAAACTAAACCCTGTTATAACCAACCGTGATGAAGTATTCAATGTTAACCTTGATGAAGTCCACTTAGATGTGGGAGGAATATCACTAATATTCATTAACGGAAAAATTTCCTAATAAATTTTTACATCTGGAAATAAATTCTTAATTTTGCACTATTATTAATCAAAAAAAAACACAACTATGGGCTTAGACATGTATGCAAACCACACCAAATTTAAACCTGAATCACAAGTTGATTTTCAAGTTCCCGAAGAATTAGAGAATGAAGAATTCCAGTACTGGCGTAAGCATCCAAACCTTCATGGATGGATGGAAGATCTTTATCGTAAAAAAGGCGGTTCTGATGAATTCTTCAACTGTGTAAACGTTCAGTTAACAGAAGAGGATTTAAACAATCTGGAAAAAACCATTAAAGATAATGAGCTACCCGGAACTATGGGTTTCTTTTTCGGGGAATCCTCAGGGGATGAGGAAGAGGTAAATGAAGATCTTGCTTTCATTGAAAATGCCAAAAGACTTATCCAAGAAGGCAATACGGTTTATTACAGTTCTTGGTGGTAAAAAGCTAACCATTAAAAACATCAAAGAAGACTTTTCGGGGTCTTCTTTTTTTTTGTGGGGTCTTTCTTCAACTCCGTCCTGATATCAGAGCCATCTTAGGGAACCGCTGCCAACGGTTTCGCGGATGATGCAGCTGATCTGCAGCTGAAATTTTTCCCTGATTATAAGATATAGTAATCATGGAAGAGAGAAGAAGAATACTTGATATTTCAAAAGAGGTAGAATATCCAAAAGAATTCTACAGCTTCGCCAACGGTGTCGACATCTCGAATCCAGAAATCAATAGATGGATCAGAGAATGTTTTGAGACCCTCCGACTTCAGATTCTTGAAGACCCTACAAAATCACATCATAGTTATATGGGTTCTGGTAACGCTATAATTATCATATGGGCATATCCTCAATCTGATGGTACGTTTGAAGTTGAGTTCACTGTTTCTAAAAACTATTCAACATACAGCATCTTCGGTTTCGACCCTCTTGTTGACGAAGGGTTCGAAGAAATTAAATAAAAAAAGTTCCCAAAATATTTTTTTATCTTGTATAGATTTATTATCTTTGGGATGTCGAAGCTTTTAAAAACAAATAAGATGAATCAAATAATATTAATTATAATTTTTTTTATTACAATAGCGTATCTAATTTATTTAGGAAATAAAAAAAATCCAATGTCAATATCAGCAGCAGAGGATATAAAGAAAATGAATGAAGATTTAAAAAACTTTGAATAAACCTTAATTTATAATCTAAACACACAAACTATGGGCTGGTGGTCAACAGATATTTTAGGAGGAGATACTCCCCTAGATTTCAAATCAGAATTTTACAGTAAATTAAAACTTGATCAATTCAAGGACAAAGGTGACAAGGTTAAAACCGCCTTTGAGAAATACCAAAAGAAGTTCGTGAGTGATGGGGAGATGGATAACATCCTAAACAAATGGGGGTGCGGAGAACCTGATGAATCATTCTATCGAGATCATAAGAGTATAGGATACCAGGTCCTAGCTGTTATCCTAATGGAGAATGGATGTCAGATATCTTACGATTTGAAGGACATTATGCTAAATTGGATTCCCACGGACAATTGGGCTTCAGAAGATGACGAGAGAAAGACAACCATTCAAAATCTCGTAAAGACTTTAACCGCCTATGACGGCAGTGTTCCGTTTAAAATTAAATCAAAAGGACTTTTCGAAGTTTGGGCAGAAAAAATACAAAACAAGAATATATGAAATTAAAAACAGCTTACTCCGAATACGACGTTATCCTTTCCTGGGGAAAGTATGGTAACGGACGCAAAGCATTAGAAATTATTGACTCTGAAGATGGATTCCCTGTTATGGTTGCCACAGTCAACATTCCCGAGGTTCCGTTGACCGAGAACGAAGTTATCATCAAGAACTATTCAGAGAACGAGGGAGTGCTGGAATTCCTACAGGAGAATGGAATTGTAGGACCGGTTAAGAGAGAGGTGGGAACAGGATTCGTTTCTTTTCCTGTTGTTGACGTTTACACGTCAAGCGATGTTTAATGAATAAAGATTTTAAATAGGATGAAAGATTATATAGCGTATAAAATAGAAACGTACATAAAATACAATAATTATAATTTCTACAAGATTAGAAAAAAATTAAAAAGTTTAGGTTTATTTTTAGATAAGCCTGCACTTATTAAAAGGCTAAGAGGTTTAAAATAACTTCATCCCAAAACATAGTATGGTGGTAAGATACTACGCCCGCGAGAGCGGACACGTTAAGATTTAAGAAAAATCATAAAGATTTAAAAAAGATTCATTACCTTTGTCCCAACCAAAAAACAAACACATGAAAAGTATCAAAGTTAGGTTCAATCTAGGAAGGGGCAAGAATTATCTAAAGTGGAAGATCGAGTATCCAGATAAGAGAGTGGAGTACTTAGACCCAAATGCGATCCAGCTAACCATGCATGGATGCAAGCTAAAGAACAATCCCAAAACAGCAGAGAGAATATATCAGGGCCAAAGCAAAACGGTTTGCGCTTGGGTTCTCTGCAACCGAATTGAGCTAACCCGCGGTTCCCTCCACTGCATCCAGAGTCCAGATTCCTGGGTTTACTACAATCCTAAGAATTTCCCCAACTGGGTTTACCAAGGTCATAACGCCGACGGTTTCGAGTTCGACCGAATCCAGAGTTTAGGTTCTAAACTTTATGTTATAAGCTAATAAATCTTTAACGAAAAAAATAGGAAAAAGATTTCTGTAATTGGAAAAGATGTATTATATTTGCATAACAAAAAACATTCTATATGGTACACACAACCCCTAAAAAAAGATGGAGCAAATTGGAAGACAGCTACATCATCCTTTCTCTTCAGAAAGGTTTAACAACTTCCGAAATCGCAAAAACCCTTAATCGCACATCCGGATCAGTTTCAACCCGAAAATGGGCATTGGGCTTAGAGGGTAGGTTCAAAAGTTCTGAAAGAGGAACCAAAATACAATCTACTAAAAGAATTGGTTTGGTTCAGGAGCCTAACCCGGAGTTTGTAGAAACATTCAAACTTGAAAGTGGAATTCCAATTCCTACTAGAAAAGAGAAAAACCCGGAGGCAAAAGAAAGAGCAAGATTTATCTTTAATCAAATGAAACCCGGTCAATCATTTGTAGTTCCAAAATCTGATTTGTACTTTGTAAAAGCAGTTTACAAAGCAGAGTTTGAAGCTTACAAAATCAAAATTACACCAACCTTACCAAATGGAAAATTTTTCAGGATTTTTAGAGTAGCATAATAGGTGTTTGTTTTGGTTAAGGGACTCTTAAAAAAGAGTCCCTTTTTTTGTGGGGTCAAATCTGGAAAAACCCAAAACCCTGTTACAGTCTCGGAACTGCTGTCAACGGTTCCGGCACTTTTGGTGTTTCAGTAGTTTCCAGTAGTTTTCAGTAGTAGATAAATATTGTCTGAAATATTTTTTTATTCAGAAACTATTTATTACTTTTGTCCCAACAAAAATAAACACACATGCAAAAGAAAATCACTTACACAGCAAAAGGTAACGTCCTTGGAAATTTTTGGGGAGGTGGAAGAGGAGCTTACCCAACCGTAGTTATCACTGGAGATTCAATTGAAGAGATTCAAGAAAAAGCAGAGAAGGCTTTAAAAGACGGAAGTCTAGATTCCGGTATGGGATACGAAAGCTTGATAGGAGCAGTTCTTGATGTTGAAGTAAAGACACAAATTACTGTTGACGATAAACCTTTCTTCAACAGGGAATGGGAACAAATCTTAGTTGGAGAACTGGATGAGATGGATTACGAGTTTTTAACAGGTTGCAATTTCGAATTAAACTAAACAATATGAAAAGAGGAGACCAATATTTAGGCAGAGAGATTCTTCACACTGAGGAGTTTCCGGCCGCGGGAACATTTCAAGCATTCTATAATGCTGAGGCCCGTTTAAAAGATTTAGGATACACAACAGGTTCTATGGCTCGAACGGAGCCAATAGGATTTGCTGATGCAGACAAATACGATTATGTGGCTAAGTGGTATAAGATAAGCCCGGAGGAGAAGGCTCTTTTAGATGGAGTTATGGTAAGTAAAGATTTCAGAGAAGGTGGAGTTACAATAGTATTCTTTACACCTCCAAAATATTAAATTTGGGTTTTGGGTTGGAAGCAGACTTCGGTCTGCTTTTTTTGTGGGTAAAACCAAAGCTTATTGCAGCTATGCTAGCAGGAGGAGAAACCGTTGTCAACGGTTCCGCGATTGCATTCTCGATCAGGGAAAAGAAGGTTGGAAATATTTTTTTGAAATCTCTCAAATTTATTTTTTTATCTGAAGAAGTTTAATTACATTTGCTCCAACAAAAACACACATCATGAAAGTTATTCTAAACGAGGGTATTAAACCTTCATCATCAAACGGAGGACGTTTTCAGGACATTATCATTGTCAATGAAAAGAAAGAGAAATTCAGAATTTATATTCTGTCAGAATCTCACGAATCCCAATCCTACGCCCGTCTATACAAATGGACCAACGAAAAAGGCTGGGAGGTAATAACGTCAAAGAACCCTAAGAGGGATTACAAGATTGATATCTCATATCAGTCAAGTTATCCTCAGAGCGCATTCAATCGTATTATTTCAGACCTAACCGCAATCGCTGAACATTTTTAAACTAAAAAAAATCTGTAATTTATTTTTTATTACAGATTTTTTTTCTTATCTTTGCACCAACAAAACCTATATAATTATGACAAACGAACAATCAGCAATCTTCAGAAAGGTACTAGATACCAATTGGGAAGTTAAAGAGTTAACAGAATCCAGCAGATGGATAGAAGCAATAGAAAAGGCAAAAGAGCTTGATAGGCTAAAATCCGAACTCAAAGAATCGATGGGTGAATATGAGTACAACAAGTTCATGGACACTGGACGTAAAATGTTTTCCCCTGCCGAAGACTAACACCTATAGTATTCTTTAATCAAAATTTCACACACTAAAATTGCAATCACCATGGCAAAGAAACAAAAAAAACTAAACAGAAAAATCCAAGAGATCTTTGGATCCGTCATCTCTTCAGAATCCTCAGTGTTCTCAAAGGAAGATGTGCTAAGACTTTTAGAAGAGGTAAACGAAGCTGCGGAAAAGAAAACTTCAATATCTCAGGATCAATTGGATGACCTATCGGAAAGGATATCAACTGCAATTTCATATGTGGATGGCTTAGATCTTGTTGATGATTACTGTCTTGAGATGGATGGAAATTGTGTTGAGATACGCAGTCTTGATCTTGACGGTGACCAGATTAAAGAAATTATAGATGAAGCTATCTCAGAATGGGAAGATGAAATTTAAGAGTTAGTGTGTTTGTTTGTTAAAGATCCCAACTTCGGTTGGGGTTTTTTTTGTGGGTTGAGTTCGTGACGTGCTCACTTGAAACGTCATATGACGTCTGCGGAACCGATGCCAACGGTTCCTCTCCAGCTGAGCAAACCAGCTGAGCGAAATTCGATTCTGAAAATATCCAGCTTGGAATTTTTTTTATTGAAAGGTAATCATTACTTTTGTCCCACAAAACACACAACATGAGCAACTTAAAATTATCGCCAAGCCTATTTATTAAAGAGAACGAAGTCATTAGCTACGACACAGTGGTAGCAGTGATTAAGGATGGAGCTATTTATGAGAAGGGAAAATTCTCAAGAACAACAACTAGACACGTGCGCATCGTGGCCAACCTATTTAAGCTAAATGTTATATCAGATGCCAAAGCAAAAATCCCATTCCACAAATACGAGATGGGAGAAGCAAACTGCAGAGTAGATAATTGCTTTAGCATCCGCACCTCTATTAAGATAGCTCAAGCTGTCTCCGAAGGCTCAAGCTTTTTATCCGCATTATCAACGATTCCCAAATATCCTCCTAAGGATGAAATTGTCCTACGCAGATATCTCAATAAAAAAGGAGTTGACTTGAACGAGTTTGAAAAGATTAGAAAATTCAACACCGTCCTAAAACACATCATGTAAACATAGTATGGTAGTAAGATACCACGCACGCGAGCGATTAAGGTCAGGTGGCGCAATTGGTTAGCGCAAGATGCTTATACCATCGAGGCTACGGGTTCGAGTCCCGTCCTGACTACAAAAACGAATTAAAATAAAATGGGAAAAGCAATCAGAAATGTATTTAAAACTGATACATTAACTTTAACAGAATGTACTGATGGATATTATCTTTGGGATAAAGTCGCTGGTTTTAATATAGCAATACACGCTAAAAGTGAACAACAGGCTCTTATTGATGGACTAGATTATTACCAAAGGTATCATTCTAAATTAAAAAAAGAATACAAAGAACTGAACGACAAAGTAGAAAGCTTCCTTTGTCAATTTAATAGAGAAGAAGATTAAAAAATAATTCACCCAAATAATTTTTTTATCCGGTGGAAAGGCTGTATATTTGTGTTCTAAACAAACACATCATGAGACGCAAAATCATCCGCAGCAACGTTAACCCTCTTCAGCTTCCACAATACTTTTTTGCTGGTCGCTCAGTTCTCACCTTCCGCAACACCCAGACCGGGACTCAC